AATATTGCTAAGGATTGGGATATTTCTGGTGAAAGTTATGAATTTACATCAGTTATGAATGAATATGACAAATACTTTACTTTTACAAAGGTAGAAACAGAAGAAGATAAGAAACGTGCTTACCAAATCATTGACCGTTTGTTCGTTTATCTTTACCCATATCTTGGTGGTTCTCGCTCAGATTATATGACTTCTGCTATTGCGAAAGCTGCTAAAGAAACTGGTGCATTACTATCTATTGCTGAAGAAGGTTACCCAGAAATCCGTAAAAAGATTAAAAAGAATGCTCTTAATTCTGAACGAGCTTTTAATGAATTAAAAGAAGTAGGAATTGACTTAGGAGCAATTTACTAAAAAGAAAAGAAAGAGATAATTACTATGGATATTAGGTGTGGAAAGCATGCTGAAATATAGTTGAATGTATCAAACAATACTTCTATATATAAGAAACTTTTATTATATTCACTTTCCTCGGGTGCGTATTCTAACACCAACTTTCCAGCAAGAATTATTCTCTCCTAAGAGAGCAATAACTCAAGCCACAGAGGCTGATTGTTCACCCATTCTTATTTAACGAGCAAGCGTCACCTAAGCTTCGCTCAATTGTAATATAAATTACTAAAATTTTTTAATTAACGTTATTTTCCATAGTGATTCAAATTCAAAATAGCATTTTCTGTTCTATCTTGAATTGTACCACAATTATAACAAACATAAGTATTATGGTCATTACCATATTTATCTCCCCATAAAAATAATTTTTCATCACCAGTTTTAACATGACCACATTCAGAACAAGTCTGAGTGCTAGGGAAATATCTATCAGCTAATATGAACTCTACATTATATTCTTCAGCCTTGTTAATCATCTTTTGTTTAAAACGACCGAAAGCGTTTCTATGTAATGATTTGCATAATCTTTTATTCATTTTCATAGAATTAACATCTAAATCTTCAATAACAATCCTATTGTAATTAGTAAAGAAATATTTAACCATATTATTTAAATTCGCTTGTTGAATATTATAAGCTTTAGTATAAGCATTATTTAGCTTGGTTATCGCTTCATGATAGCTTTTACTATGAATATAATATGGATTTTTATTTCTTTTCTTAGAAATTAACCTTGAATAAAATTTAATCTTATCATATTGTCTAAGTAAAGATTTTGGTAACAAATAAAATTTATCATACTCTTTAGTTGGACCATCTTTCTTTAAATAATCAATAGAACCAACATTCACATCAATTCCAGTGGACTGTTTAGATATTGCAACTTTTTCTTCAAGGGGCGTTTCAACAATTATAGTAACATACCACTTATTATTTTTAACAGAAACAGAAAAATCACTTGTTATCTTTCCATTAAATCTTAATTCTTGGGCCATTTTGATTTTAGTAAATCTATATTCGGGCTTCGCTTTTTGAGATTTTGGCAATAAAAGCCATTTGCCTTTTGTTCTTACACCTCTTAAAGAAATTTTCTTGTGAGATTCAATCTCTTTTTTCTTCTTATATTTGGGCTTTTTATGATTCGGCATATTTGGGTTGAAAAAATTATCCCAAGCTTTACATAAATTATCAAATTGAATTTCTCTTACTCTACAATGGAAATTATTTTCCCAATCAAATTTTTTCATCTTTTTTCTTAGATTATTAGTATGTGGAAAATAATTCTTATTCAATTCTTTTTGAGTATATAATCCAGTAGCTTTCATTTCTTTATAGATTTTATATTGAGTCTTTCTTTCATCTATTGCTCTATTCCATACTGACCGTTGATAATCATAGTATCGTTGAAAAACTTCTTGATTATGCTTATTTGGATAAATTCTAATTTTGTGAGCTCTTGTTATAGTTGGAATTGGATTTTCAGCCTCTTTCTTCTTTCTTCTCATTGAGTTCTTTCAATTCCTTATTGATTTCTGTTTTATATTTTTTAAAATCATTATTTCTTTCACTAAAAACATGAAGTATAGATAATAAATCTTCTGTCAATTCTTCTTCGGGACTTGTTTGCTTTTGATTCAAAACAATTATTTCTGTTCCGTGTGAAGAACAAAATTCTTCGAACCATTCATACCCAAATCGAACAAATCTATCTTTGTAAGTAACATATATTTTATCAATTTCGTTATTTGCAACTTCTTCTAATAGTTTATTCCAATTTTTTCTTTTATAATTTAAGCCACTTCCAATATCTGTATAGATTTCATCTAATATTACTCCGTGACTTAAACTATATACTGAAACAAATTCTTTTTGATTTTCTAAATTCTGTTTTTGTCTTTGAGTTGATACTCTACAATAACCGACATTTTTTCGTTTTGATTCTGTTTCTGATTCTAAATTCAGAACTTTATTCAAATCTTCATCAGTGTAGTATCTTTGATTAGTGGGAGTTCTTCTTGATTTCAAAACATTTGTCCTATCCCATCTTTGTAAAGTACTTATACTAATTCCAATTTTTTCAGCAAATTCTCCAATCTTATAATTAGTCATTATTAGCCATCCTTAGTTATTTTTACATATAATATCAGAAACTGTCTGTTGCACAAGATTTGAATATTTATTAAGTTTATCATTGAAAACAAAGTTTATTATACTCTGGGTTTAATTGAACTAACATTCAGTCATAAAATTATGAATCTCTATTTTTTATTGACAAAATAAAAAATAAATCATATAATAGATTTATCAATCTTAGAATTACTTTCACTTGACTCAATTGAGTACTTACGAGAGAATAATATTACCGTCAGATAATATTATATTAAATAGAAAGGATTACAAAATGAAAAAAATATTTAGTGCACTGATTGTTTTTCTAATGCTCTTGACGCCATCTACAGCTCTTGCTCGTGGAGGCCATAGCGGTGGACACTCATCTCATAGTTCAAGTAGAAGTTCCAGCCATAGCTCTTCACGAAGTTCTAGTTCATCAAAGAGCTCAAGTTCGTCAAAAAGTTCTAGCTCTTCAAAAAGCTCGAGCAAAAGTTCAAGCAGTAACTCTAATAAGAGTTCCAATAAATCAAACTCAAACAAGTCAAATAAATCAAGTAGTACTCCAAAATCAAGTACTAAACCAAAACAGCCTAATGCAATCTATGACACAGATGTAAATTCTCGTCCAGCTCAATCACAACCGAAGTCAAATGATTCACAATCAAACTCAAATACTCCTAAGGTTAAACAACCTAATGCTATTTATGACCCTAATAAGAATGCTAGAAAATCAAGCTCTTCTCAAAATAATTCGTATGTACAGAATCCGAGCTTGGTTCCTCCAACACTTCCTATTGAATCATGGAACTCTTACTCAAATAGAAGTTATTATCCACCTGTTGAGAATAACTTCGCTTATCCAACATTGACTCAACAACTATTGTTTATGAACTTGTTGAATAACCGTAACCATGACAATTATTATTACAATGATTACTACTATTATGATGATGATTATACTGCTTCAGAAAGTGAAGTAGAAGAAAATGACAACACTGAAGAACAAAAACCTTATATGATTTTTGTATTTATTTTACTCTTAGTTGTAGGTGTTGGTTTCTTTCTTATTCTATTGAGCTAAAAATCTGATTGAAAGGTGTTAACTATGAACAAACCAAAATTAGTAAATTCTCAAACAACAACTATTTATAGATATGGAGCAATCTATGAAGAAAATCATTTTATATTACTTAATCCTACAAGTAACTTCAAAATTGTTGCAATTAAAAAAGATAGATATTGTGAAGAGTGTTCTAAACTGATTAAAGCTAAATCAAGATGCTACACAATCAATCCTAAAGAAAAAGGTCGTTGTTGGGTTTGTTTTGACTGCATGCCAGAGCATGGAACAAAAGAAGAATATAAAATTGGCGAGCGAGTTGGTGATGAAAACATTTTATATTCTGATGAAAAAGACGCTTGGGGGCGCCATAAATCTTATAGCAAATGTACTGAAGATGAAAAAGAATTTTATGCAGATGAACTAGATGAAGCAATTCATTGGGATGCTTTAGCGGCTGCATATGATGATTTTTAATAAGAGCCGTAATGGCTCTTTTTTATTTTAAATTTTTTTGACAAAGTTGTTGACAAAAGATATTTCTTATTGTATAATGAATATAGAAATAAGGAACAAGGTGAAAACAATGACTATTATTAAGAATTTATTATTGATGATTTTAATAACTTTTGGATGGGTAATCTTTCCATTCTTAACACATTTTATTATTGAAGATTGGGTAATCGCAATCTTTTGGGGAGAACTTGCTTATCTTGTTTTCTTCCTAGTACAGACAGCACTTGTAGGAAATCAAGAATATAGAATTTATAAATAAAAGGAGAATTAAAATGAAATATATTTTAGCAATGAGTGATAAATGGATGGGTATTGCATTAGAAACTTTTAATACTAAAGAAGAATTACTTAAATATCTAAATGAAAATGAATGGGAATTTATCCAAACAGTAGATTGGAACAACTTAGAAAAATATACTGATACCGTAGCTGAATATATTGCTATGAAAAATGACCACATTGGTCGTACAACAGAAGCTTATTTACGAGTAGTGAAAGGATAATAAAAATGAAAAATATTGCAAAGGTAATTGAAACTTACAATGACGGAAATTATGTAACAATTTTGCTTTTTAACGAAGCTACTAAAAATGGATTCTATTATGAATTTGAAACATCAAATCTAGCATCAAAATGGAATGAAATTTTAAAAGATTTGAATGAGTTGGATAATTCTAGTTACCCTAAATCTGCTACTGTAATTACTAGAGCTTTTAATAATGAAGATGAATTGATTAGTTATTTTGAAGATAATATTTTGTAAGGTGGTTAATAACAATGAAATTTATTTTAGCTACGTTTGATAATCAAAGAAACTTCCGCTTAGAATTATTTGATTCCAAGAAAGAAGTTTTATCATTTCTAAAAAAAGAAAAATGGGAACTTTATAAATCTCCAAAACTTGAAGAATGGGGAGATTGTACTGATGTTACTCTCATTGGGTATAAAGGGATTTTATGTGAAGCATATTTAAGAGTAGTAAAAGGATAAAAACATTTTTATCCTTTTCTGTTGACAAATAATATTTCACGTTGTATAATAAATATAGAAATTAAGAAAAGGGGAATTAACAATGAATGAAAAACAAATGAAACGAGTATCAAAACTATTAGAAAATGTGGGCTTGGATAAAAAGATTGGAAAAACATTAACTACAATCTTTACAAAATCAGCACCTCTATATCGCCGTGATACTGACATTTTAATCGGTCACCAATATATTTATGAATTACCTGAATTTACTGTATCTCTTCAAGTTGATACAAAGAACGTAGTACAAGATATGCGTGTATATTAAAATTGAAGCCTTTCATAAGGCTTCTTTTTATTTGACTAAGATATAGCTTTTTGATAAAATAAAAAGAAAAAGGAGCTCATTAAATGAATCCAAGCTTTTATACAACCGTAGAAGATTTGATGAATGAAATAAACCAAATAAATAGAGAAATTTATCCAACCAATTTACACATTACAGAATTTTACAAAATTAAAAATGGCTTTAGCTACAAATGTGGAACTATTTATTTTGAAGTAGTTTATTCATATAAAGCTAACCAATTCAGATTAAACAAAAGAAATCCATTCAAAGAAAAAGAATATTACATTACTCTTAATGAAGCAAAGGATTTAAAAGAATCATTGCTAGCTATTGTTCTTAATTTAATTGAACAAAGTATTATAAAAGAAGCCAAACGAAATCTGATTTATTCTAAAGCTACTGAATATGAAGAAATCTTAACTATTCTTGATAAATTAACTGAAGAGAGTGCTATTCAAGAATATTGGAATTTGCTTATTACTCCATGGCTAATGAATAGTGATAAATCTATTCAAGAAAGAGTTAATATTGAGATTACAAAATTTGAAATTGTTACTGGTGCTAGTGAATTTCTTAAAAAGAAACTTATTCAAAAAGAGTTGCTACCAAGTTGTGGAAAAGTCAAAAAAGAAATAGAAGCTAAACTTAACATTCATGAGATTTTAGAAAATGCTTCAAGAGATATTCGTCCATTCTTGAAAGTTGGTTTAAATACTACTCTCTATTTTGAGACTAAGAAAGATTCTCTTGAGCCAGAATTTGCTGATTTCTTTTACAATATGCTTCTTAATAGCAAAGTAAATTCTATTCAAGAATTTATTGAATATATTGAAGCTAATCTTGAAAGCTTATATATTTCTGCTGTAAAAGAATATTTCTATCAATTGCTTATTCAGAATTATACTCTTACGACAAGTTGGGATTTTGATAGAACAGCTCAAAGATGCAAAGATGAATTTAAATTCAGCATTTCTGTTGTTAATAATGGAGAAACTTTCAAGCTAGGATTTTCAGACAAATTTGATAGATTCCTTGTTTCAGAAGAATTGAATTATGATGTTATGTTAGAGGGAAGTTACAAAGATAAAATCTATTTCAGTAAAGGCTCTATTAAACCAACATTCAGTCATAAAATCATGAATAGCTATTTTGGATTGGAAGATATAAACGAAATTAAAGAAGCTTATATTTATTTAGATAAAACACTTGCTAGATTAAAAAATGCTTTATAAATTGAAAATGAAGATAGTTAATATATATATTAACTATCTTTTCTATTTTATTGTTGACAAGCCGAATCTTTTATTGTATAATATAACTATGAAATAACTTATGAAAAGGAAGAAATCTATCATGGAAAACGAAGTTCAAAAAAATCTAAATGAAAATATTACACCATTTTGGGAATATTACATGCCTCATGCAAGAGAAGTAAGCGAACGAAGAAATTTAGAAAAAGAACTTATCATTAAATTCGTTGACCGCTATAATAAGCAATTCATTCCTATCAAGTTCCAATTTAAAGAAATTAAAGATTGTTATGTGTGGAGTTATGAAACAGACTCAATTGATTTAAAAGTAACAATTCTAAACGTTACTGAACTTGCTGTCACTTTAAAATGCGAACATAATGGAAAGAGTAAAGAAATTGAAATTGTAGAGTCTCCATACATGGATATTTACAATACTGTTTATCACTTCCTTGCTGAAGCAGTATTAAATGCTGAAGAATCAGAAGAATAAGCTAACATGGAAATTTAGAAAGGAATTAAAAGCAATGAAGAAGAAACAACCTAATTTGAATTTACGAAAAGAATTACTAAAGTCATATCTTCTTAAATTGACTAACAATAGAGTAGCGTTAATTGAAAATGATGTTATTCGAGCAGAGAATCTTACTTATTCTATTTGCCAAAATCGAACAGAAGTAGATTTAGGTGAAGTTAAATTAACAGTAAGCCCTTATAGCTATAACAAGAAAAAAGTTTATTCTTCAGTATTCTTGCAATTGTTCAAAAAGGGGGAAGAAGTTTGGAAATATAGAACTCGACTTTATGCTGACCAATATTATTTAAATTTTGTTTCCGAGCTTAATCGAGTGCAAATCGAAAAACTCATCAAAGCTTTGAAGCCAATTATTGGTAAAATTGATAAAGAAGTTGCTAAGATTGAAGCAGAAGAAAATCAAGCAGAACAAGATGAACGAAATTCTATTACTCGTAGATTGAAACGAAATATTACTACTAAGGTTGATTTTGACAAATTAAATCTTAGAGAACTAAAACAACTAGACAATCTAATTAAAAAGATGAAGAAATAACAAAATCCTAGTTATAAGAAATAAAAGAAAGAAGAAGTAACATGGAAAAAGAAAATCAAAAAATTCCAACAGCAGAAATTAAACCGTTTTTAGTCGATTATCTTGCTTATGCAAAAGCAGTAATTGAAACTAGAAATGGAAAAACAGAATTTATTACTAAATTTGTTGACCGTTATAACAATAACAATATTCTTCAAAAATATAAATTTCAAAATACTGAAAATGGTTATGTGTGGACTTACAAAATTGACTCTATTGAATTAAAAGTTAAAATTGTAAAAGTAACTGACCTTGTTGTTACTTTGAAATGTGAACGTAATGGAAAAGTTAAAGAAATTAAACTCATGGAGCCTCCGTACGCAGATATTTACAATACTGTTTATCAATTCCTTATTGATACAGTAGAAAATGCTATAACGTTAGCAGATGCAGAAGCTAAAATGAAATTTTAAAATAAAAGGAGAAAATAAAAATGAAGTACATTCAACTTATTCTAGCATTTCTAGGAACAATCTTTCTTATTGGACTGCCATATATGCTAGCATTTTGGGGATATAATTTCCTAGCTGGAATTTTTACAATTCTTCCAAAAGTAACTTTTTGGCAATTCTTTTTGGGTGTGATGGCTATTGAGTTTATCCGAAATCTGTTCAAACGCTCAAAGAATGAAAAATAAATTTTTATTCCAATCTGAAACTGATTTTGAATGTCGTTATATCGAAATATAAGCAACGCTAAAACAGTTAAAACTGTTTTTCGATAAAACCATCAAAGATTAAAAAAATAGCTTAGAAACGCTTAAACTGAAAGGAAAATAAATGCTTACAATTTATTCAGGTTATCATTTAGCCAACAAAAAAGAAAACATTACACTCGACATTCGTGAATTACAACCGCAACAAAAGATAATTGAGATTGTCACTGATTTCGTAACAACATCAGAGGCATTAGAAGATGATTTGCTTGATGTGGGCATAAACACAACAAACCCACTTGTGATTGCCACAATTGAAGCCATTGCAATGGAAATGGATAAAATTCAAAATCTAAAATATGTATATATTACAGAAGATGGTGAGGAACATCTCAGCCATTATATAGACGACCGTTGCGAAGGTTACTATTATCCAAATTCAGAATATATGGAATTAAAAACACGTTATTATCATGCGTTTTACAAACGCTTGCGTAAAGAATGATAATTACAGTAAACTCATATATATTTGTTAAAAAGAATAAGAGCAAGAAATTGCTCTTTTTATTTTAGTTTTATTATTGACAAGTTGAAAGGTGTGTAGTATTATATGATTAAAGATAAAGAAAAGGAGGTGTTAAGATGAAAGAAAAGAAACTATCATTAGGTAAAATTGTTGAAATTATTCTTAAAACATTGTTGGTTCTTCTAGTTATAGCACTTCCTTATGTACTTGGTTTTTGGGGATATACTTTCCTTACTGGATTTTTCACCTTTTTACCACAATTCACTTTTTGGCAATTTGTCCTTGTGTCTATTGCCATTGGATTTGTAATAAGTATTTTTAAATAAAATTTAAACTAGAATGAGAGCATATTTTTGCTCTTTTTCTTTTTGTTTTATTGTTGACAAGTTAGAAAGTTTATTGTATTATATAACTAAAGATAAAAGAAAGAAGGCTAAAACAATGACATACCCAAAACTAATCTCATGGAGTTATAGAACTGGAAGAGGTCTTTTCACATCAAAGAATGATAAAGACTTTGTACTTCTTTATTATGTGAAAAATGAAGAAACAGAAGCAAAGATTAAACAGCTAGGTTATATTCCAAGCACTCCATTTGGGCCAGATTATCCTTTTGTAACTGTTGATAAAGAATGGGGTAATACTCAACGAGCTCGTTCTTACGGAAAAATTGAAAAACAATACCAAAAACAATATCCCGACTTACAAGATAAATATTTGTGTAAAGCGCCAAGTGAAGGTGAAGATTTAATTGATTTTATCTATACTGAACTTTCAGATTATGCACCATCTTTACTTCGTAATTACCAAAAGTATTTTTGGTCTAAATACCATATTAAAAAAGAAGCTTTTGATGATAAGGAATTTATTTCAAAATTATTGACTCATAAACAAAAAACTTATGATGATGCTAGAATTGATGAATACCAAGAAAAAGCATTGCCAGAATTTCTAAATGCTGTAAAACATTATAACAAAAAATTGTTTTATAAACTATCTAAATTTGATGAAGTACAATCTTTAGATGAAAAACTTTCTCATGTGGGTCATACTGTAAAAGTTCATACTTTGAAACCATCTAAAGTTTCTTTACTTAAATATTTTATGCCATTTGGAATGAATGAATCTTATTATTGGAATGGTGAAAAAATTATCATTACTTTTGATGATAAAAGTTCTAAAGAATATAACTTAAACACTTTGTACTTTACTCCTAATGATGATTATATTGTAAGAGTTGTTGAAGAAGATTCAGTAACACCTATAACTGAATTTGTTAGTACTAAATAAAAAAGGGGCAAGAAATTGCTCTTTTTTATTTGAATATTTTTCTAAAAAATCTTAATTTTTTATTGACAACTCAACGTTTTTGTTGTATAATATAACTATAAAATAAGAAAAGGAAACAACGAAAAATGAAAGAATCTACTCTTAAAAAATATAACAAAACTCAATTGGAAAATTACGCTTCTAAAGCAAAAAGTCAAATTCAATTTTGGCAAGAACAATTAGAGCTTGCTAATAAAGTGCTTGCAACTAAAACAACTGATTTTCCTAACGGATTATATATAGCAGATTTCGAAACACCTGAATGGTCACTTGTTGCGGTAAAAGATGGTGAGGTAACTGAAGTTAATACTTGTAATCCATTACTTAATCTATATGGCAATCCTATTAAACGACCTTTAAAAATTAAATTAGTAAAAGGTCAATATAAATTCCAACTAAAAGGAAAACAACATACTCTAAAACCATTATTGGAAAATAATAACTTTGAAATGGAATGGATTACTAACTTCCTATTGTTGAATGACTATTGCTATACAGAAGTTACTAACAATATTAAAAATTATTTGTCTGATAAAGATAGTGTTCAAGTAAAATTTGTTGATGAATTTACTGAATGCTTAAATAAGATTTATAACTTTAACTTGCATGGCGATTACTACACAACAGGCATTTTCCAATTTACACAACTTGACTCACTTAAAAACTTTATTGAAGAACATAGAAACAACAAAAAATTAGAAAGTTTCTTACATGAAATTGCTTATTTCTACACTAACTTCTATCGAATTGTAAACCCTCAAACTTATGTCTTTAAAAAATCATTGGAAGATATAAACTACATTTTGGAAAATCTCAAACAAAAAGCAAATCAATAAAACAAAAAACGAGCTATTGATTATAGCTCGTTTTTATTTGCCAAAGAAAAAACTTTATTATATAATATAACTAACTAAAATAAAGAAAAGGATTTTTTAAAATGAAAAACAAAGGAAAATCAATTGGATATATTGTGCTAACAATTTTAGAACTCTTGCTTGTGTTTTGCTATATTTTGACTATTCAATTTGGTTGGAATCAAATTCTAACTACAATCGTTCCAGTTAATACTCTTTCTCTAGCACAAGCATTTGGCTTAGCTCTAGTTACAGAATTGCTCTTTAAAGGGGTTTCCAAGCCAAAAACAGATACTGAAAAAGAAGATTATTTGGAAGAAAAATTCAAGTATGTAATCACTCAATTCTTGAATTTAGGCTTTATTTACTTTATGATGTGGGCTGTTACATTCTTTATTTAACTGAAAGGATTTGATAAAATGAATACTGTTGATGTGGCAAATTTTTTTGATAATGTGAGTTATGGAAAGGGCCTTTTAGTCCAATTTCAAAAATCAATTACTCCATTAAGCGAATTAAATTTAAAAGACCAAAAAATTCTTGACGAAGCAAGAGCATGGCTTAATTTGCGAGCTATAAGTGCTTATCCAGGCCGTGATGAAGGCGTTTTGATTTCTATGACTAAAATTGGTCAAAGATTTTACGTTTACGAAAAGATTATCCAAGACAAAGACAGACCTGAAAAAGGCAACACTCTAGTAAAAGATGAAATAGTTTGCAAAACTTATGAAAATAGTGGCAGTGCTATGGCTCCCATCATTAAATCTATTAAAAAATATTGCCCGTCCAGAGCTCATGAATTTATTACATTCGCTTAATAAAAATAATAATAAGTTATTTGCTTTTTTATCCTTATTGTTGACAAATACACCTTTTTGGTGTATAATATAACTATCATAAAGAATAAGAGGAAATAAAAATGAAATTAACAAAAGAGCTATTTGGAAAATTGGATTTATACTCTGATGGGTACGATAACGTTGCAGATTTATCAGATGAATTGATGGCTTTAATGAAAGAGAACTATGATTGGCCTTCAAATGAATTGACTAATAAATTGGAAAAAGAATTAAATTCTGGTAAAATGATTTTGCCTAAATCTCGCATTAAATATTACGTTGAGAATCTTAGCGAGGCTTTTCTTGATTATTTTGATAATGAGCCTGCTATTGCCAAATTAAACAATGCTAATAAAGATTGGACTCGTCTTTTGAATGATGAAAATGTACAAGAAGAATTACAAAAGAAATTGGAAAAGAATTTTAAATCTAATTTCAAATTTGAAGATGAAGAATTTTCTATTGATGAAAGAAGCTACTTCAAGAATGAATATGATTTGATAGCTGAAGTTCTCTTGCCTAAATTAAATTAAGAAAGGGTTACTATATTATGCGTGGCTATTGTGATTATTGTGAAGAATTTAGCGAGAATATAGAAAACGTTTGGAGAGACGAAATTGAAAATTGGGTTGATTTATGCCCAGATTGCCAAGATGAAGAAGAGTTAGAAACTTGTTCTTGTGGAAATCTCGCTACTAGAGATGCTAATACTTACTGTTCAGATTGCTATTAACAACATAAAAATATGAAAAGAGGAAACAAATATGAGTTTTAAAGAGGAAGTAAACCAAAGAAAAGCACTTGCAGAAATGAATAACACTTTAATCAATCAGGTTAAAGATGAAATCCTAAAAGGAGCTTCACGTGGCTTGTCAAGTATTTTCATTCCATTACAAAGTAAGAATGGAGCTGATACTCAAAAGATTATTCAATTTTTAAAAGAAGAAGGCTTTAAATACTACTTGAAATATGATGAACACCAAGAAACAAAAGAAGATTATCTTGACCCTCATATGGGGTATTATCGTGAAGCTGTTGCTAGAAATAGTGGAAGTAGTATTGTTAAAAGCGTGGTAACTGTATCTGAATTTAAAGGCATTATCATTTATATTTAACAGCATTTATCTACACGAACTTGCTCTATAAAAGGCTAGATAAAAATGAAAGTAAAAGAATTAAAAAAACAATTTGACGATAAATTCAATAATATTGAAGTTTATTCTCCAACAGATAAAATCAATTGTACTTCTATCAAGGAAAACCATAGATACTATAAATATTCTACTAATTCAAATGATAAAGAAGTAGATTTTTACACTACTGAAATGGAAACAAATACTGTAATGATTTTTACAAAATAAATATTGCTTAAACTGATTTTGAATATCGTTATATCGTCACTAGCAGAACGCTAAAACAGTCAAACTGCAATTTCGATACATTTATCGACTTTGCAGTAAAACTGCTTAAAACAGCAGTGAGTAACTGTTGAACCTATATGAAAGGATTTGAAATGAATAATAAAGAATATAAAACTATCGTAAAGAAAGCTGTTAAACGTTTTGAACGATTGCAAGAATTAGAGCTCAAAGACAGTAACGGGATTAAGAATAGAGTTAATTGGTTTATTGCTGAATACATTAGTAAAAATCAATTAAAAGAATTTTTCCGAGAAGAATTGCTAAACAACTCTGAAACTCAAATTTATCTGCTTAGAGACCACAAGAAAATTCCAATCATGAGAGTTGGTAACAAAGTTATTAAACCTAACTTAATCAAACGTTTAGACAATTTGATGAATTTCCTTAATGAGTCTGAAAAAATGAAACATGCTTTCATTAAGAAATTTAGTACTTTGAATTGGAAGTATTCCTTTGACTTTGATAAAGAAGATAGAGTATATACTCTCACATTTAAAAATAGATTTGGTGACTCATTAACTATTCAAGGTTTTTATTTTGATAACAATAAAATTCGTTTTGGTTGCTATAAAACCACAAAAGTACATGATGAACAACGATTACCAGAAAATCAAAGAAAAGGAAGAGTCAAAGAAACAACTAGTAAAACTATTTTCTTTGATAAAACAGAATACTTTACTTTTGATGAATTGAAAGAGTTGCTTAATCAGGTTAGAAAGGTCGAAGATGAAATTTACCTTATTATCAAATGATAAAGTAAAATTTAAAATAAAACAGAAATGGGATTTTAATATACCTGAAACAATAGTTGATGGTTCTTATTGTTGTGATTGTGTCAAGCATCTTGTGAGCGCTCTAAATTATTACAACCCAACTCGTCCCGTTAAGTTTAACAACATTTTAAATTTGGAAATTCGCAAAAATAAAGAGATAATCAATTATGACATTGAAGCTTGGCAGCTATATTTGCTACCACAACAAGGACAAGGAGAATATTTTAAAGTTGCTAGTATTGATGTAGAAATTGATGAAGTTACTGATAAAGCAAAAATTCAAATAAATATAGAAAGAGTTTCTTTAGCTAAGAAAGCTTTATCACTTATTTTCCATAAAATTAACTCAATTTTAAAATAAAAAAATAAGAATAGAAAGTTATAACTATAATGAAATTTACTTTAACTCCAAATGATAAACTAAAGTTTAAAATTTTTGAAAAATCTAAATTGTTTTCAGATGTTACTTTAATTAAAAATTTCCGTTTCTATGATTCATTTAATTATTGGCTCCTTGAAAGCAAAGAATATAAAAGGAACAATTGTAGCTTTTATAACACTCAGCTAAAAATTTATAAGAATAAAGGTGAAATCTCTTATAGACTTGAAGATATTCAATTGATTTATCGTGGAAAAGGCAATAAAAGTGAAATTTATAAAATCGAAGTTAATGTAAAAGAAAGCACACAAATAGCAAAAATAAAAATTTTTGTAGAGAGAAGCTATTCATTTTATGGGAAAATTGAACAAGAAGTTAGTTCTGTTTTTACAGAGGTTAGAAAACGGATTAGCCAAAAGAAAGAGCAAATAGCTCAAAAGAAAAAGACAGACACTAAAGCTATTGAAAATATTATTAAAGAAAAATCAAATAAAACTATAACTGATGAATACTGATAAAATAGAAAGAATTAACAAGATGATGAAATTTACTTTATATTCAAATGATAATGAATTGAATTTTAAACTAAAACAAGGCTGGGATTATTCTACTCCAACAACAGTAATTAACAATTCCTACTGCTATAAGAATTTTATGGAGTTGATTGATTCCCGAAAACATTATGCTGGTGATAATTGGGCAAAAAACGTTTTTAGCTTAGAAATCTCCAAGAATAAGGGTTCAATTACTTATGAAATCGAAGATATGCAATTTGATTTTGAGGGTGAGGGTTCTAAAACAAAAATTATCAGTATTGAAGTTTCTGTTGATGAAGCTAGTAATAAAGCAAAGATTAAAATTAAAGCTAATCAAGAGCTATCTCTATCTGAAAAGATTTTAAGTGGAATTTCTAATATTTCTAACAAAATTGATAAAAAACGAGAAATTTATAAACAAAAGAAATTTGATGAAGCAAAAAGTGATAGAGAGCTTATTGAAAATATTATTGAACAAAAAGCAAAGGAAACTATAACTAATGAATATTGATGAAGTAAATGACTTCTTTAACAAGAAAGCATTAAAAATTAAATTTCAATTCTCTACTGAACCATTGTACTCTGCTATAAAAGAGGAAAATCTTGGAAGATATAAAGCAATTCCACTTGTTAATAGAAGTAAAATCTTGAATTTGAAAATTATTTCAAAGTCTGATGAGTTTAATGACTTTTATATTAGCGTCATGAATGACAAGAAAACTGATACATTTATCATTTTCTATCATATGTACCGAAAATATTTTACTAATTTTACTTCTTATAAAGAAATCTCAACAAAAGATGATTTGTATGGTACTATTCTTTCATTGTTGAAAGACAATGAAGCCGACCCAGAAGCTATTGAAGAAAAAATTATTTTTGAATAAAAGGATTGATGAAGATGAAACAAGAACATATAAAGAGCTATAAAAATCTCTTAGACAAGATACGAAAAAATACTTACAACATAAAAAAAGAAGATTATCAACACTTTCAAGAATTGACCAAAAACAATACAGTTTATAGTTTCTTCCATTTTTCAAATTTGCTATTCCAAGACAAAGAAAAAGTTGGAGTAGTTAAAGAACTTTGGCGAACTAATAAAATCTCTTATAAAAAATTCAAACAAATTAGACTAGCTAACTTCTATCATGATTTATATTTTGCACTAGCTCCATTCTATTCAACTTTTATGCAATATAGAGTAGAAGAAGCTTTACAAATTGCTTATCACACAAAAGGCTCTTACCAAGAAAAAGCTCGTGCAGCTTTTGACTACTTAGATAAATAAAGGAATTACTAATGCGCTCATTACTATTAAATAAAATTGCTAAAAAAGAAGAAGAACTTGATTGTCTTTATTCCGAACTTAGAGATTATGTTGAATCATTAACAATCACAAATCAAGCAGTAAAAGACTTTGTAAATTATTTATTGATTTATATTGAGCAACCATCTTGTAAAAGAATACTCAAACAATTTATGGAAAACTATTGGTTTTCTTTAAACGTAAACAGAAGATACCCCAATACACCAGATGGTTTTGCTTTTGCTGTTGATAAATCTGATAATATAATTAGAGTAAACAGTGATAAATCATCAGCACTTGTTTCATTCAATTCTTTAGATTTTGAAAAACAAGGGCCTTTCACAAACAAAAACAATGAAATAATTACTCCAGTTACTAGAATTGTTTATGAACTCATCATTACTAAAGATGAACATGGACTTATTACAGCTATTGACTTCAATTCTTATTAACTACTACAAGAACTTTAGAATAATCTAAAGTTTTTTATTTTTTGTAAAAAAGGTGTTGACAAACTAAAATCTTTATTATATAATTAAAATGTAAATACGAAATGAGGAAAACTAAAGGAGAAACAACAATGAAACTAACAGAAAAACAAAAAGCTAAAATCAGAAAAGAAATCGAACAAGAAAAACGCCCACGTATTCTTAATTTTGAAACAGAAATCAATAAGAAGAAGAATCAAGATAAAACCATTGAGGAAATCATGCAAATGGTAGAAGAATCAAAAGAAGTTGCTAAAACTTTCATCAATGACCCAGAAGAACGATTCCAAAAACGACTAGCAGAACTAAAAATTCAAGAACTTGATAAAGTTCGAAGAGCTTACAATAAATCACGTTTTACAGATTTTTCACTCAAAACTTTCAAACGCTTTAATGGAATTATTGCTGATTTTGATGAACTTACTTTTTTCCTAGATGAATTTATCTGCCTTGTTAATGTTAATGACCGTACAGTTAATGAAAACTGGCGAATTTGGGGTGAGCTAAAGGAAGCTATTAACACTACTGATTGGCGTAAAGCTTGTAAAGCAGTACGAAAAGAAATCCCGAACATTACTCTTAAACAATTCATTCTTCAAAACAAGCAACTTACTGTTGCTCAAGCTAAGAAACAATTTGAAGAACTCATGGCTTCTGTACCAGAACCAACATTCTACGAATTTACTATGGAGCAAATGGAAGCAATCTTCTCTAAAATCACAAATAATCCAAAACAATTTATTGAACTTATTACTCGAACTAAACTTAAACGGGATATTACTAAAGAAACTTACAAAATTGAGAAAGATATTGACCAAATCGTCAAATTTGGAAATCTCATTTTTAACGCTCTAATTAAAAACTAATAAATTACAAGCATTATCAATAAAAAGATAATGCTTTTTTATTTAAATTTTTTAATTTTATTGTTGACAATTTAAAATTTTTGTTATATAATTAAATTGTAAATAAGAAATGAGGAAATATAAATGAAAATTGCTTATACAACTGAAACTTACTTGATTAAAGAAATTACACAACAAACCCCTGCCACTCGCGCTATCAAAATCAATGACCTTGTGCAATTTGTTGCTTATAAAGACCGTAGGGATTATGGTGGTAATTTTGTTCAAATGTTCCGCTTAGTTGTTAACGGCAAAAAAACAAAGCATATCCTTACTGAAACTAAAATGATTGACTTCTTGAGTTACCATACTGAATCAATCAATATGGATTCAATCGACCTTGAAACTTTTGAAACAAAAGATAAGATTGAAGTTCCTTTGAAAGATGAATTTATTAAGGTCGAAACTTTTGCTAAAAAATTAAAATGGTATAAAGATGTTAAAACACTGTTAGAAATTACTACTGATGAAGCAGTCATTGATTTTAACTATAAAGTTTCTGAAAATCGAAAAACAAATGAATATGATAAGGTCTATAAAATTGAAGTTCTTTACTTAATTGAAAACGAACTTTATAAAGTAGAATATTCAATGTACAAGAATTATAGTGGAACGCCTTTCAATCTTACTGCTATTGCTTACAAAGCTATTTAATGTAAATTCAAAAAGGAGAAATAACAATGAATTTTAAAGAGAGAAAACAATTAGAAGAAAATTTGTTAAAAAATATTTACAAGAACTTAAAACCTGATTTAGAAAAGATTGGTGAAACAAGCTTCAACTATGAAGATTTTGGACCAGAAATAAAAGTTGAGGATACTAAAAACTATAGAACTATTTATATTCTCTTTGATGAAAACAAGTTATCAATTATGCTTTGTTATAACTATGGTAGCTATTCATTTACTCTTCATGGAGCTAAAAAATTATTAGAAAACAAATACATCTTTTCTAATAACTATCAAGACGAGCTTGTTATTGAACGACATTTGAATGATTCTAGTGAAATCCTGCCAGAACTAAAAGAGAATATGGTACAACCATCAAGATAAAAACAAACAAAAAGAGAAATAACAATAAAACTAACTAATAAACATAATCTGATAAAAAAGATAAAATTTTTTAATTTTATTGTTGACAAACTGAAATCTTTGTTGTATAATATAACTATAATAAAAGAAAAAGAGGAAATAAAACAATGATTAAACTAAACGAAAATTTTAAACAAGCTTATGATACTATTACTGACAATCTTAAACGAGAACTTGCTGAATGGGTATGCTATGAAAAAGATGCTAATGTTGTCGAAAATGTAGTTGCTTCTATTTTGACTGGTAATCCGATTTTCGATGTAGAGCAAGATGGGGTTGATTATTCTAACAAATATAAGAAAGCAACAATCAAAGAATCTTTGCAAAATTATGTTTTGACTCAACTTAATAATGGAGTTAATGATGTTCCACTATTCTTTATTTTTGAATTAAAAGAATTTGGTAAATTTGATTATTCTGATTTTGTTGATTCACTTGACAAAGATGTTTTGAAAATTATTCCTACCAATCTTAAAAAATTCTTTGAAGAATACCTTGAATTTGACCAAACTTCCTATACACTAAACACAATTGTTGAAGCAATCAATGACCCAATGGAATACGGTGAATTGATTAAAGTTACTGCTACTATCTCAATCAAAATAGTCTAAAAAAGGCAATATAAAATTGCCTTTTTATTTTATAAAAAATGTTGACAAAATAAAAACTTTATTATATAATATAACTATAAAGGAAATATGAAAAGAGGTAACAACAATGATTATCATTAACAAAGACACAAATAAAACCTACGTATTTGAGGAACCAAATAAAATCGCCTATGATGGCTGCCATAAAATCTATATCTGCGAAGATGATGAAGATTTAAAAGAAGCTAAAGAAATTGGTTATCAAATCCATAATATTGATGAGTTGGAAACTCTCTTTAACCAATCTTGCTCACTTGTATTTATCCATAATTGGAAACTTACTACAACACCTGTTGGACAATTCGAAGGTGCTAAATTTATCCATTAAAAACTTAATCTCATAAGACAGCTTAAAACTGATTTTAAGCTGTTTTTTCATTTAGTCGATACATTTATCGAAATCCAGTTTAAACTGTTTTGCCGTTCCACTAGTGACGATATAACGACATTCAAAATCAGTTTGAGCTATATAAACAAATTCAAAAATAGTAAGACTTCAATTCCTTACTATTATTTTATAAAAATCTTATAAGTTATTGACAAATCAAAAAATAAATTATACAATAGTAATATAAAAAAGAAAAGGTGAAAAACAATGAAATTAGAAAATATTAACTTTAAGGGTGAAACTTATAACTTTTCATTCTCTCGCTATTCATCAAGCAATTTTATTGCTATCTTAATGGGTTTACCAAATGATGAATACCCAGACATTATTACAACTAATAACTCAGTTATGGCAAAAGATGAAAATGACCCTACTGAATATGTACAAATTCGTACTGATAATCCTGAGTATGTGCGATTGCTCGTAAACAATGGATTGATTGAGGAAGAGCCAAACTTCATTATGTCTCAAGGCTATATTGGTATTATGTTTTTCGCTCCTACTGAAGAATTTGCTCAATATATTAAAGAAAATGTAAAATAGAAAGAATAATATTATGAATCTACAAACAGCTGAAAAAATTATTGATGAATTAACAAAAGGAAAAGAAAAACTACGTGTAAAGAAAGTTAATGATGATTCTATTTTTATTAAATATGGCTCATTAACATTTTTGTGCGATTTTGAGCTGAAGAAATTAGAATTTATCTTTAAGACTGATGTTCCTATAACTTCTCCAACACCAGCTAAAGCCAATTCTTTGCTTAGTTCTTTAAATAAATTTAAAGAGCCTTATGTTAAATTGGGGTATCAAGTAGCTCATATTGAATTTATTTATATTCCAAACAATGAAGAAGAAATGAAATCAGTACTTGAAGAAATTATTGATAACTATGGCTAAATAGAAAGAATTACTGTCATGAATAAAGAAACAATTGAAACAATTATTGCTAATCTTGCTGAAAAAGGCTACAACATTGAAAGAAAAGAAATTGAAGCAAGTCCTATCTATGTTGATTATGGCGATTGTATGTTTTATTTTGAGTTTGGAAATGCTGAATTAAATGTTAGAGCAGTACTAAAACTTGATTATAAACTAACATTTGACCAAGAAAATGTTGATTATTTGAACTCAATCACTTCTTATTGGTCAATTTACAAACATTGGATTGAATTTTACTATAAGCCAAAAAATGTAGAAGAATTAGAAGCTACGCTTTATCAACTTCTTAAAAGCTATAACTAATAATTTAGTTATACCATTCTGAAATATAGAAAGAGAAACTACAATGACTAAAAGATTTACTCTTGCTGATTATATAAGTACATTACGCTTAGGAAAACGAAATCGACAAATCTATTTTTCACTATATGATTGTGGGGATGGCAAGGCTCAAAAAGCTAAACAACTTTTTGCTTGGCAAAGATTTCCTTTTGACCAAGAAACTAACAAAATTATTGCTCAAAACCATGATAGATTTATTGCCACGATTGATAATACCAATCATACTAATAAAAGATGGTATGAAGCAGAATATTCAGATACTTGTGTAAAAATTTATCTATCACATAAACGAAGAAACTTCAAGAATAACTTAACCATTTATGAAGTATTTATCAATGATAAAAAATGCTTTATCTCAACTGACAAACTTGAAACAGAACTTTGGCTACAAAATCATAAAGAACTCTGGCTAAATCCAAAGCAAAGACATAAAGCATTTGGTGTTATACATAGAGCTCAAAATAATGAGTTTGAAAATATGAGAATCGAAACTATTGTACTAGATGCTTATGACCAAGTTATCCAAAAGGAAGAGTGAAAGGTAAAATTATGAATAAAGAATTATTTGAAAAATTTATTACACTAGCTAAAGAAAAAGGATTTGCTCCTAACTTAGATGAAGTTAATTACGAAACCGCTAAGCAATTAACTGAACTAAATAAGAAAAACTAATAAAGGAATGATTATATCTATGACAACAGAAAAAGATTTATATAAAGAAATTAAAGAACTTTCTAAATATGTTGCTCATCATGTAAACCAAAGAGGTAAATTTTATGGTAAATTTCCAGTTTCAAATGGATATATTTTTACAGCCTCAGACATTTCAAGCTCCCATATTTATTTTCACTTAGAAAAAGATGCCCATCACCAAAGAATTTATGTAAAGCTTATTCAAACTCCATTTAGGACTTATGAATGGATTGTAACAAGATATGAAGATATACCAATTGATGAAGAACCAATTGTAAACTTTGAAACAACCCCATCATCTTTTAAAGAGGCAATGTTCACAATTGAAGATGCTACTAAACTAATCAAAGGTTTGCCTGAAAATGACATTGAAGCTTATACTCAAGGATTCAAAATCTTGTACCCAAATCTATAATAAAACTAAAAGAGCTATAGCTATAGCTCTTTTTCTTAGCATAACTACACTCAATTATTGACAAGCAATACAAGTTATTATATAATTTAACTATAAAGGAATATGAAAAGAGGAAAACTAATCATGAATAAACCACTACCTGTTGAAATTAAAATCTTTACTGATGAAATGGAAAAACATATGCTAAAATACTTCGATAACCTTTCTAAAAATAAAATCGAAGAAGCTAAAGAAAGTGAAAAAGCTTACCGAGATAGTGTTATTGAATTGATTAAATGGCATTGCTCTCAAAATCCCAACCCAGAACGACTAAATGAAGTTAAAGAAGTTTTAGCTGTTAACATTTACCGATTGGAAGAATTAAGAAAATTAGTTGAAAATGAAAAATCAATCCAAGAAACTAAACTTAAATTCGTAGAACTTGGAATTATCTAAAACTATAAATGAAATGAGGAATAACTATGACTATGTCAGCAGAAATTCAAACTTATTTTGATAAAATGGAATCACTTATGAATGAATGCCAAAAACACATTGAAGCTATGGAACTTGACAAAGCTAAAGAAAAGAATCAAGAAATCTCTAATGTTCTTTCTGAAATGATTGAATGGTGCTCAAATAACGGCCACAAAGATAAAGTACTAGAACTTGAAAAAATGAAAAATGAAACATTTTCCTTTTTTGATACTATTATCAAATTGCTAGAAAACAATGTTACTGTTGATGAAGCAAGAGCAACGCTTAAAGAAGCAGGCATTATTTAATCTATAAAAGAGCCATATAATAAATGAAAGAGCTATAAAATTATGGAAATTATTTATTACTACCCAACTTATACTCAAACTAATATTTATGATGATAATTATAAGCTAATTACTAAAGAATTTACCTTTAAACCTAGTCCTCATAATAATTATAAAACTCAAACTAAAAGAATTACTAATTTATCACCAGTAGGTCTTTCTATTATTGAAGATTTGCTATAAAAATAAAAAATTCAAAAATAAATAAAGGAAAATAACTATGAATGAAACAGAAGTAGAAGAAAAAATAACACAATTTCAAAATGAAGCACAGAAACATTATCAAGAGTTTTTGGAAAACATATCTAATCTAAGAATTGAAAATGCTAAGAAAAATGAACAAGGCTATTATGAGAACAGTATTTCTGCACTTAGCTTAACTCGTAAGTATTTGTCAAGTGCAAAAGGTTTACCATATTTAGTGAAATACCATATTGGCATAGACAATACTTATCAAAAAATGCAAAACGTAAGAAAACTAATCTCAACTAAAAATACAGTTAATGAAGCTAAACAAACTCTAAAAGAATTAAACCTTATTAAATAAATTAAAGAAAGATAAAACTATAAACGAGCTATATAATTATAGCTCTTTTCTTTTTTTAAAAAAATAAAAACTTTTTACATAAAACCGTTGACAAAACAATAGCCTTGTTATATAATATAACTATAATAAAACAAAAGGAAATCTACTACAATGAAAATCACAAAACAATACCACACTAAAATCAATACTACTAATGTCAAATCTGCTTATAACGTATCTACTGTAACTCGCTCTCTTAGTGATTCTGTTAAAGAAGCAAAATTGGTACTTCACTCAATCGAAGTTAAATCTGATATACCTGAATCAAATAATCTTAAAGCAGAAGTACTAGATGCACATACTTACCGAGTTACTTGGCAAGGAAAACTAGATACAGAACTTATTTTGCTAGTAAATCTAACTAATGCTAACCAAGTCCTAACTGCTGAAGATGATTTTGAAAACATGGAACTTACTAATTCTATCACTCTTGAACCTCGTGACCTTGTCCGTATGGTTGAAAATGGAGAACTCTTCCTTGAAGCTGAATACCAACGTGGTTTTGTTTGGAGCCACGAACATAAAGAAGAATTTTTGCTAGATTGGATTAAAGGTAAAGTTATTGTTACACCTTATCTTGTAAGTTACTACCAAGATGATAAACACATTTACGAAGTACTAGACGGAAAACAACGACTTCAAACTGTTTACGAATTTCTTGCTAATAAAATCACTGTAAATGGATTGCTTTTTGAAGAATTGCTAAACTATGACAAACGCAAAATCCTACACCGCAATATTTTCGGCCTTGTCCTTACTCAAAAATATGGTGATAATGCTTATGAACGCCCAGACATGAAAACTCTTGTAAATGCTTTCGTAAACTTCAACAAAGGAATTACTGTTGATGAAGAAGTTATTAAAAATGCTAAAAAATTGATTGAAGAATAAAAGAGCTATATAACTATAGCTCTTTTTTGCTTTTTTAACACAAAATCGTTGACAAATTATATAACTTGTTGTATAATATAACTATAATTAAACGAAATGAGGATAAAAACAATGCAACTAGAAAATATTACTTACGAAGATTCAAAATTTAACTTACTTCCTAACCGCTACCAAGATACAAACGCAATCGCTATCATGATTCAAGAAGTTGGTGAAGATTACTGCGAACCAATTACTGTTGATTGTGTTCTTGACCCAGAAATTAAAGAAGAAGATGAAATCGAAGGCGACCTTGTTGCTATCCTTGCAGATGAAACTGAACTTGTTGAAACTCTCTTTGAATATGGACTAATTAAAGCTGCTGAATGGATGCAAGTTGATTTCTTTGAAGGTGTCTATTTCTATGAACCAACTCAAGAATTACTTGACTATATGAAAGAACTTGATGAAAAATATAACAACTAAAACTAGAAAGGAATTACTTACCATGACTAAAACTTTCCAATTGATTTTCTCACAAATTACTACAAATAATAAAAATATTTACCACGTTATCTATGATAATTTACATAAAGCTGATGCTACTGTATTTGTCTTTGTTGATACTGATAAATCTACACTTGACTCCTATTGTGAAGCTTTTAAATACTTCTATGATGAACCTAATATTTTCTTCATTGGAATTGAAAAAGACCCAAGTAACATTACACCTGAACTTATTGATGTAGCTATTGATGCTCTAAATAAATCTGACTTGCCATTAAATGATTATAAATTAAAAACTTTCTACATGCCTAAAAAAGATGAAAAAGCTTTGTCAGAATTGAAAAACTCTATTGATTCACTTAATTGCTCAGATGAAGATAAATTTCAACTTATGAAAGTAATGACTGGACAATTATAAAATTATTTTAATATAATAAGTTAAATAAGAGGAAATAAACATGACAATTAAAACTTTTTATAAAGTAAATAATTTGGAATTTGATAACTTAAAAGATGCTGAAACTTTTGATAGTTGTTTAAAATCTTTTGATAAAAAACAAATGAAAGAACTTTATATGGGCTATAAAGCAAAAATCAATTATAAAGTATATCTTGACCCCAAATTAGATTATACACAAATGGAACAAATCCGCATAGGCTTGTCAAATAATTTAGATGTTTCTATTTATTCTAAGCCATATTTTAATTGGCAACAAATGCGAGCGATTCGCTTAGGACTAGAAAGAAACTTCGATGTTTCTATTTATTCTAAGCCAGAATTTGACCATTTCCAAATGTCTTGTATTCTTATGGGATTAGAAAAAGGATTTGATGTTAGCAATTATGCTAAACCTGAATTTGATAACAAACAAATGTACGAAATTTATATGGGATTGCTCAACGATGTTAATATTTTATTATATGCTACATCAAAGCTTGACTGGAACGAAATGAGAACAATTCGATGGGAACTACAAGATAAAAACAAAAACAAAAAGGCTTAACTATGAATATTCCAAAAGAAATTATACTAGCTACTCTACAAGAAATCCACACTGCTTTTAATATTAAACCTCATCAACTCAAAATTACTAACTATGATGATTACATGATTGTTATTTGGCGAGATGAATATGGCTACAAAGAAAAACTTAAAATTGTATATGATGAAGATTTTAGACGACCTGACCTGGTTATTTCTAACCAACAATTCTCCTATAACAATAAACTCTATCAATTGTTAGTAATCGAACAACCTCTATTCTAAAAGAAAGACTAATTGCTATGACTTCAATCTATGACTTTGTTACTAAAAATGAAAACTATAATAACCTCAAAAATTTCCAACTTGACTCACACTTTGATGATGAGCTATTCCTAAACCATTTCCTTAACACAAATGATAAACGACTTGATATAGCTACAATTCTCTTTGATAAATACACAAAAAACTTCCCTCAAGAAGTTCATAATATTTTTATGTGGCTGTGGAAAGACTATTCTATCTCCATCAAATCATTTAATGACTTACTTGACTTGAAATCGTCATTTAAACATTACTATAAATATATTTATATTGTCTATATCCAATTGCTACTACATGACTTGTATTTAAACAAAGATGCTGAAATCAAACCTCACCTTATCAAAGGCGGGTATAACTCATATTACAACTACAATGCAATTGAATTTGTTCCTAATACCTATTATGATGTTCTGAAAACCGAACTTCTATATAAATACTCAACTATCTAATTTGAGCTATATAACTATAGCTCTTTTTCTTTTTGTAAAAAATATTAAACTTTTTCATTTCATTTAATCACTAATAACTAATTTATTGTAAATTATATAACTTTCTGACTATTTCCAATTGATAATGAATTAAAGATTTGTTATAATAGTAACAATAATTACTAAGAAATGTATAGCTAAAAAGACTTAGATATTTGTTAAGAATATAAAAAATAGAATAAAAGGTAATAAAAATGAAAACAAAAATTATATTAACAGTGGGCTGTGTTGGTAAAACTTATGTAGATTCAAATTACATTAACATATATGACTTTGATAAACATACTTTAGACTATAAATATGATAAAACAGGATTCGAGCATCTCTCTAATGAAGAATTTAAAAGTATTCCCGGAAGAAAAATTAAAGAGAATTGGTTTGAATTGTATATGGCTGACTGGTGCAAAATTATAGATTCCAATAAATATGATGTAGTTACTGGATGGCTACAAGATGATGCTATTGAATACTTATTAAACAAAGGCTATGAATTGGAACTCATTCTTGTTGATGTTAAAGATTATGAAAGTGTTTACAAAGAGAGGTCTGTTCAAAGAGGAAATAATGAAAACTACTGGAACAATTTAAAATCTTATTTTAACTCAACACTAGAGAAATATAAAGATAGAAAAGATATGAAAATTACAATATTTACTAAACCTTTTTATTTGAGTGAATATTTACTATTCTCTGGAACAATCTTAAAAAGAACTAACAGATTTGGCCATTCATATATAACTAAAACAAAAGAATTAGTAGAAAAAGAATTTAATACTCAAAATGAGTATTTACTTCCTATATTCACTTCTTTTTACTCTCAATTAGTTTTAACTTCACTTGCTTCTAATCAAGAAATAACTAAAGAAATGGTTCATGAAGCATGGTCAATTGCTATAGATAATGATAACCCAGATAAAATCCATTCTTCTTTAATTCCTTTTGAATACTTATCTGACTACATACAAGACTTAGACCAGTATTATGTTGAAAAACTAACAAATGTTTTAGAATATTTGAAAGAATTGAAATTAGTAATAAATCAACCAAGGAAATAAAAACATATGAAAACAAAAACAAGAATAATTTCAGCATTTCCCTGCTTAGGGAAAACATCTTTAACTCAAAAATATAAGAATATATATTTTGATTTTGAAATATATGAAAGTAGAGCAATTAAAGGAATGAACCAACTTCAAGAATTTGAATTTTTCAAAAACTGCGCTAGAAATATTCAAATTATTTATGAGACTGGATTTTATGAAGTAATCTTTATTACTGATGATAAAAGACTATTACAAGAATTAAGAAAATTGAACTTAGAAATAATCCATGTCTTGCCAAACATAAACAATAAAGATGATTTGCTTGAATATAAAGAAAGAGTTATTAAACGCTCAGGAATAGAATGGCTCAATAATATTTTACTACAAGATATAAATGACTTACCTAATAAATTATTAGACATAGAAAGACTTAAAGAACAAATATATTTTGTTAAACAAGGGAAATATATTGAAGATTTAGTGCCAAATATAAGGAGACTTCATGATGAAGAATAAATCATGGTCTAGGAAAAAACTAACTCAAATGCTTTATCATGGCTTTATTGGTACAATAGCAGACAATTCTGTTGAAATCGGATGGATTTTATGTTTTAGCCTATTGGCTGATAAATCTTTAGTGGAAAGAATAACAATACTATTTGGAGTAAATGATGCTTTTTGGGTTATATTATCTTCCACTTACTATACTGCAAGAACTTCTTTGACTGCTATATTACCAAAACTAATTGAAGAAAAAGGAGAAGCTATTGAAAGTAAAATTGTTAAGAACCATATATACTTATTTTACTTAATGCTATTGCCTTCTGCCATTGCTTCTTTTATATTTTTACCTAAATTACTAATGCTATTAGGAGTATCTTCCACTGATTTCCCTCTTTACATCCCTTATTTTCAATTGTCTATTTTATCAATACTAATTGCCGCTCCATGGTCAATCTTTATACCTGCATACCTCAGAACAAGAGGTAGAAGTAAAGAAGCTGTAATTTTAGACCATTCAATTGCTTGGAGCATGATTGCTGGAATATTTATTACAACTCACATTTTTCATCTAGGAGTTAATACAGCACTAATAGTAAATATTATAACAAATTCTATCCCTTTATATTGGTTCTTATTTAATAAACCTATTCCAAACTTCTTCAAGAAAGGCTTTGAATTTGACTTCAAAGAAATTAAACGCTCTTGGACAATTGTAAAATGGGAATTAGTAAGAAGAATGGCTCCAAGAGTATCAGCTATTATTGGAGTTGCTTTAATGATTACTATTAACCCAATTTATGCTGGAGTTAAATATTGGATTAGTAACTTATTTACTTTTGTTGAGGGCTGGATTGATGCCATGGCTGGATTATTAAATAGCCATGTTTCTCGAAATGTTGGATTAAAAGTAAAAGTTCCACAAAAAGACAATGAATATATTTTTATAAAATCAGCATTTGGAACTGTCTTAACTATTATATTTATATATTTTTTCTCTAAATATTTACTATGGTTCCTACCAGAATCCATTTATAATGAAGTATTAAATCCTTTAATCTACATATTTGCTTTGTTTGAATACTTAACAAAATTAAGATACTATATGTGGCTATCTATTAGTAGGTCTTATAAAATAGAATTAAATGGTAAAGCTCAATTATTCTATGCTCTACCAACAGCATTTTTAACACCACTATTGTTATGGCTGTTCTTACATAAATTAAGCTTTGGAATAGAATATATATTTTTAACAAGTGCTATTGTTGGAATAGTTCAATGGTTGCTAACTGAAATATATTTTAGAAAAAATTTAAATGAAACAACTTATAAAAAAGATATATAACTAAAAAGGAGAAACGACTAATGTCTTATCATATTGCTAAAAATGGTGCTCCTGCTATCTGTACAGCTCAACCAGGTAAATGCCCATTGGGTAACCAAGATAAACACTTCGATACTGTAGAAGAAGCTCAAGTATATGCTGACCAATTAAACCAAAAATACAGAGATGCTTATAATGGCTTTAAGGAGAAATTAAAAAAAGATAGATTAGAAGCTATTGAAAATAACAAAGATAAAATAAATGAACTAAAAGAGAAACTAAACTTAAATGAATTGCCAGAGTTTTTAATTGATGAAATTATAACAGGTGGTTTTGAATACTCTCACCAAAAACAAAAAGACAGAGCTGCTAAACTTCGAAGCAATGAACTCCAACAAGCTATTAAAGATAGAAAACAAAAACAAAATAGATTATTTAAAAATCCATTCAAAAATTAGCTTTAGAGAGAATAAAATTTTGAACTTATTCTAGCTAAAATTAGATAAATAAAATTAAGAAAAATCATCTACTAACACTAGATGATTTTTTATTTGCACTACTATAACTCACTCTTTGTGAAATACTTAAATCAAAAATACTAAACTCAAAATCAATTGCTATATATTATCCTTAATTACCTATAATACATATGTTAATATATAAATTATTATCTATATATACAAACATAGAACCTACTAACTATGCCAAATCCATTAAATGTAAATATTCCAAATATGCTAAAACAAAATACTAAACTTAAAAATAAAAACCAAAACCTAGAGAAAAATGCTGTAACATGAAGCAGAAATACACTTCATAAAATTACTCTATTAGTATTTCCTAACACGAAACTAAAAAGTAAAATGCTATAACTCAAAGTTAAAATCTATCCTCTAATATTACTATATATACTCATTATATAAATAATTATTGTATATACATTACTCATTATAATTGCTCCATTAGCACTAATACTTATTCATGGATTAAATAATGTATTGCTTGCTTTTATTGCTCTATTAGTTTTGCTTAAAATCAAAATATTACTACTTAACTCCAAAATCAAAAAAAGAAAATCACTAGCTATAGCTAACTCGCTAAATTTATCCATCTAATCAATGTACACAAACTTAAAAACAAAATGCTAAACTCATAAGTTATAACACTATTACCAAAATCATACTCACTATAATTACTCTATTAGTATTAACTATTCTGAAAATGCTATTACTAGAATAAGCAATCCATATTTGTCAATACTATTTATTCTTGCTCCCTCATAATTACTTTATGAACATTGCTTAATCTAATACTTGAAAGTTAAATGCTACCTCTCAAGTAAATCAAAAAAGAAAATTACTAGCTATAGCTAACTCGCTCCAAAAAAAGAAAAAACTACTATATATGGCTAAGCAAAAAAAACAAAAAAAGAAAGAACCACCACTCTCGCTACCGACGACCACCCACTACCACTCACTCCCCCACCACTGCTACCGACACCGCTACCGCTCACCCACTCAGCTGCACCGACCACTGCGCCACCATGGATATACTAGTAATCTCTAAGTCATTCATCACTATTACTATTACTAAGCCACATTCATTCCATTTTATATTTATCCAGTTGCACATATTTTATCTGCGTATCCTATTGAAGTCAATACATCTAATTTTTATACGGCTGGCTATTCGTTTATCACATCGCTAATTTTCTATTACACACTAATTTAAGTTACATTTACTCATTACTATTTTATAGCCATTACTATTATTATTTACTATTATTTATTATAGCTATTACTCACTAACGTAACACATTACTCATCATTCTTTTAGTTAGCGATACCAACCGAGTTGCTATCGCTTCAGTACACCGTGATAGTCATTCTTCCTAGTTATGCTTGTCTAGTTACACGGTGTACCAGCTCTCTCATATACATAATTTGCATTTCATCATTAAGTGTAACGTTACATTCGTAGTTATTACTTAATGTGATTTGTTCGCCTATGTATATGCGTGATAGTAACACGGTGTTGCCGTGTTGCTAGCACTGAGAGAGCTAGAGCGTTGAGTGAATTAGTTAATGATAGCGGTAGCTATGATTAACTAATGTCTAAATTATTAGTAACAGGAGTTACTAATAAATTAGTGCTCACTCAACGCTCGGCTAGCATAGTAATTAGTAACGGTGTTACTAATTAGTTCCACTTATAACTTATTCAAGTGAATAAGTTTATAGTGGCTATGCTAGCAAGCTGCACTGCAAGATTATTATAGCGATGGCTATAATAACTTACGGAGTAAGGCGAGGTTACTTATGACTAGGCCGAGGTGAGGGCACCGAAACGAGTTGGTTAGAAGTTAAGCTTGGCTTATGTAGTGCCCTTTAGGGAGCAGTGCAGGGTGTAAAATACACATTAGTGGTATTTTCTCAAGTGCTCTGGCAGTTGATTTTGCGTAAAATGGAAATATATTAAACGATATAATACATATAATATATATAACGAAAAATACTGCAATAAGTTAAATGATATTACTAAATCAAAGACATAAAATTTTCATATATTTCGTGATAACGGGATATAACGATTTTACTGAATTGTCAAAATATAATATAACATACGAGTTAGAGTGTTTTCAAAAAATTTTCAAAGGAGAGTAAAATGGCAAACAAAGCAATCAAGTGGGCCTGGGACGATGATGAAGATGAAGTTGATTTATTGTCAACAGGTGAAGTTCCAAAAGGGTTACAGAAGATAGCACCCGAAGAAAAAGTTGAAGGCTTAAGTAATAATGAGATTAAAGAGCAATTATTAAGTGGTGATTTAAAGTTACCTAAGGAGTTTCGTTCTACATTAGATTTGGATTTAAATGAATCCGAAGAAGGCGAAATAAGAGCTAAGCATAGGAAGTATGAAGATTGGGCTTATGAGAGTGAGCGAGATTATATAGATACAAATGATAGCAATAAGTCAATCCATAGTATAGTTGAGAATGACTCAGAAGTTAGTGAAAGTGACATAGAAGAAGCTAATAATCTATTACAGAAGCGAATAGACAGATTAAAATTAAAGCAAGTTACTAATGAAGTTACAGATGAAGTTATTATTAGTAGTAGCGGAATGAGTTTAAGTGATTATTTAAATAAGACTTATTTAAGAGGGAACAAAGGAAGAAAAAGGAAAAGGGAGTTCAATCGTAGGGAAGAAGATATAGCTCGGTTAGAGAGTCGGAAGAATGACCCATTATATGCTAAGGGAGTAGTTAAACATTTAGAACAAGTAGAAAGACGAAAATTAGCTAAGGTAAAACAAACTCAGGCAATAAGGAAAGCATATAATAAGGATAGATATACGAAGATGAGTCCGAATGAGAAGCAATTGTTGAAGTCATTAGGAATGACGGAGCAAGAGTTAATAAGTAGAGTAGGATATAACAGTATATTAGATGAAAAAGAGAAAGCGAAGTTATTAAGTGAAGGTTATTTTGGAACAAAGACTATTGATGGTATAGGAGTCAAACAACGTTATACAACATTAGGTGACATACAGATTTTAGAGTTCTTATATAGATTTCAAGTAGCTACGATTAACATATTATCAATTGCTTTAGACAAAGGACGTAGTGCTATAACTGGGCAATTAAACAAGATGTATAATATGGGATTAGTTGAGAAGCTACCATTAGAGGGTAATTTATATATTTGGGGATTAACTAAGTTAGGACAAAGTATTATTACAGATGATGATAGAGCACCGAAGCGACCAAAGGTTAAGGGTGTAAGTCAATTATTGACTATCAATTATGTAGTAGCATGTTTATATAGTAATAAGGTAAATGCTTTAAATTTAGAAGATTATCCGTATTATGGTAGAGAATTTCAAGGTAAGGTTGTTAAGGGTGAGGACATTATTCCAGAGCGGTTTTTCAGAAGTGCTCTATATAAAGAATCATTTAATTTAACAGGCAAGTATCATATGAAGTCAAGTGTAAATACACAAGTATTAGACAAGGGTGAAGTATTGTGGCGAGAATGGGAGATAAATGGAAAGAAAGGAATTTCACCGGAGTTAGTACCTGGGCAAGAATTTCTTTATCTATTATATAGCTCAGAAGCATTTGACAATAGTTATGTAATACCCGACTTAGTAGTACGTAGACCAAGATTGAATGATGGCACACCTCAAAACATTGCTATTGAAGTAGAGAGAGCAAGCAAAAGTGTAAATGAATATAGAAAGAAATTGATTGCATATAAGCAAGATAAGAGAGTATATAGTAAAGTTGTATATATAACAAGTAATAAGAGTACAGTAGAGAAGATAGTAAAAGCTGCTGAGTCTATTGGATTTGAAGATTACGATATAGTTCCATTCTTAGATGTGAATGGCAAGAAGATAAGAGTAGATGACCCATGGGCATTATAAAAGGAGATAGAAAATGGCATTACCAAAATTAGATAGTATATATAATTCTAATTCTAATAAGAGATTGTTACCGAATACTATAGAGACTGATTTCCCACCTAGTCCAAGTGCTAATGAATTTGGAAATCAGATAAACGACTGGGCCAATACCGGTTGGATAGGAATGTTCCATTTAGACATGGTATTAAGTTATGCTATTGAAGCGGGTGCTTCGGATATTCATTTGAATGCTGATAAACCTGTTGCATTTACGGTATTAGGTAATATAGTTAAACAGCATGAATTTCCAATACCAGATAGTATTTTAATGGAAGATTTAGTTAAGGGAATTTTAAGTCACCAAGCAATGGGTGTATTTGTTCGTGACTTGGATTATGATGCTTCATATGTTATCAAGAGAGGTCGTTATAAAGGTCGTAGGTTCCGTGTTTCAGTATATAAGAATTACGGTTCTGATGGTATCGTATTCCGTACAATCACAGATGAAATTCCAACACCTGACCAATTAAACATTGAAGAAGAAGTTAAGAGTTGGTTTTATCAATCATCTGGTGCAATCTTAGTATGTGGCCCAACAGGTAGTGGGAAAGCATTACATATAGATACATTGATTCCAACACCAACAGGTATGAAAAGAGTTGGTGAAATCAAGATTGGGGATAAGATTTACGATAAGGACAAAAACTTAACAGAAGTATTAGACATTCATCAAGCTTCTAAGAAAGATAAATTATATAAGATAACTTTAGAGAATGGTGAAGTGTTTAAAGCAAGCGGCCCTCATGAATGGGTAGTACATAACAATAAAGGTTTATTATCATCAGTAACAACAGATGAAATATTTAATAAATTTGAATATGAGTATTTCATTCCTAAGTTAAATTTCCCAGTTAGATTATATAATGGATATACAGTAGAAGAAAGAAAAGAATTATTATATAGCATGACTGGAAATTCAGAATTAGAAATCATCAAGTTAGATGAATATACTGATGAAATTATAGAATTGGCAAATAGTTTGGGTTATTACACATATTATGAGAATGAGAAGTTAGTAATCAATAAAACTAAGAAGAAACGATTAACAAGAATAGTTAAGATAGAGAAGATAAAAGATAATTATAAGGATTATTTCTGTTTTGAAGTAGATAGTGAAAGTCATACTTATTTAATAGGGAATACATTTACAATTACTCATAATAGTACAACAATGGCTTCAATTTTAAGAGAAATTCAATTAACTCAAGAAAAGAAAATAATCACGATTGAAAAGCCAATTGAAGCAATTTTCCCCGATGATGGTAAAGCATTAGTAGTACAGAGAGCAATACCAGAGGATTGTGTAGATTTTGAGTTTGGGTTAACTGGAGCTATGCGTCAAAATCCCGATTATATATTGATTGGAGAAGTTCGTAATCAAACAGAAGTAAGTGAGTTTCTAAGAGCTGCTGAAACTGGACATTTAGCAATGAGTACAATCCATACGGTGAACAATGTAACAACATTAAACCGTATTCGTTCGTTATTTAGTGGAGAGGAACAACGTAGAATCCTAGCAACATTAGGAGATGTATTGCGTGGAATAGTAAATCAGCAATTAGTAATGAGAAAAGATGGTACTGGACGATTTGCAGTCAGAGAAGCATTAACAATTGATTACAAGATTAGACGATTGATAGCTGAGGATAATTTCCAAGCGATTAGAGATTTTCAAGAAGCGAATGGAAAGACAATGGAGCAACAATTAGCAAAAGCTGTATTAGCAGATAAGTGCACTCTTGAAGAAGCAAGAAGTAAAGCCCCCGACCAAATTTATTTTGACCATGTTTTTGAAGAATATAGCAAATAAAGGAATGAAATTTCATTCCTTTTTTAAGCAGTTCTAAGCTGTTTTTAGTTTAATGTGTACATTTTATCGAAAGTTAGGTTTTACAGCGTTAGTGTCAGCTTAGTGACGATATAACATGGTTCAAAATGGTTACTAATAAACGGTTTTTTAGCAAAAAATATTTTAAAAATAAATATTAAGATTTAATGATATATAAAGAATAAATAAGAATAATATAAATATAGGTAAAATAATATTTTGTTAGCGAAAAGAGCTTTAGGGCTCTTTTTATATATTAAAAGAAAAAGGAGTACAAAAAGTGTCATTAAAAGATTTAGGTAATGTAACATATTACAATTTGAATAATGAAATCAACAGACCTGTTAATGGTTCTATTATGTTAAATAAAGATAAAGAAGCATTAAAAGCATTTTTCAAAGAGAATGTAAAGCCAAATTATTTACGATTTGAAAGTTTGAAAGATAAATTAGATTATTTATTAGAGAATAACTACATTGAAAAAGGATTTTTAAATAAATATTCTTTTGAATTTGTAATAAAGCTTTTTAAATTTGTGTATAGTAAAGATTTTAGATTCAAGTCATTCATGGCTGCATATAAATTTTACAGTCAATATGCAATGAAAACAAATGATAATACAAAGTATTTAGAAAGTTTTGAAGATAGAGTTGCGTTTAATGCTTTATATTTTGCTAATGGAGATGAAGAGTTAGCATGGAATTTAGCAGATGAATTGATTAACCAACGTTATCAACCAGCAACACCATCATTTTTAAATGCTGGAAGAGCAAGACGAGGCGAATTTATTTCATGTTTCTTATTAGATGTAACTGACGACATGAATAGTATTGGTAGAAGTATTAACTCTGCATTACAATTAAGTAAATTAGGTGGCGGAGTAGGAATTAACTTATCAAATATTCGTGAAGCCGGTGCAAGTATTAAAGGATATGAAGGTGCAGCCTCAGGTGTTGTTCCTATTATGAAAATGTTAGAAGATAGTTTTTCTTATGCTAATCAATTAGGACAACGACAAGGTGCTGGCGCAGTTTATTTGAATGTGTTCCACCCAGATATTATTGCTTTCTTATCAACAAAGAAAGAAAATGCTGATGAAAAGATTAGAGTAAAAACATTATCATTAGGATTAACAGTACCAGACAAGTTTTATGAATTAGCAAGAAATGATGAAGATATGTACTTATTTAGTCCATTTGATGTGGAGCGAGTATATGGAGTTCCATTTGGGTACATTGACATTACTAAAGAATATGATAATTTAATCAATAATGATAGCATTAAGAAATATAAAATTAAAGCTAGAGATTTAGAAATGGAAATCTCTAAATTACAACAAGAGTCTGGTTATCCATATGTAGTAAATATTGATACAGCTAATAGAGCAAATGCTATTGATGGTAAAATCATTATGAGTAATTTATGTTCAGAGATTTTACAAGTTCATAAACCAAGTAAGATTTTGAATAATCAAGAGTATGAAGTAATGGGTTCTGACATTAGTTGTAATTTAGGTTCAACTAACGTATTAAATCTAATGGTATCGCCAGATTTTGGTAAATCTGTAAGAACAATGACAAGAGCATTAACATTTATTACAGATACTTCAGACATTGATGTAGTACCAACTGTAGCAAAAGGAAATAGAGAAAAACATTCTATCGGATTAGGAGCTATGGGGTTACATACATTCTTTGCAACTCACCATATGAAATATGGTTCACCTGAGTCAGTAGAATTTACAAATCTATACTTTATGTTATTAAATTACTGGACATTAGTAGAATCTAATAATATTGCTATTGAACGTAATGAAACATTCTATGGTTTTGAGAAATCTAAATATGCAGATGGTTCATACTTTGATAAATACATTACTGGAAAATATGTTCCACAATCTGAAAAAATGAAAGATATGTTTGATGGTATTTACATTCCAAGTGTTGAAGATTGGGAATATTTGAAAGAGTCAGTTATGAAATACGGTTTATATAACGAAACACGTTTAGCAGTTGCTCCAAATGGAAGTATTAGTTATATAAATGATGTATCAGCTTCAATCCACCCAATTATTCAAAGAATCGAAGAACGACAAGAGAAAAAGACAGGTAAGATTTATTATCCAGCTAGAGATTTAAGTAGTGATACAATTCCATATTATGCCTCAGCATATGACATTGATATGAGAAAAGTTATTGATGTTTATGCAGCTGCAACAGAGCACGTTGACCAAGGATTATCATTAACACTATTCATGAGAAGTGAATTGCCTGAAGGTATGTATGAGTGGAAAACTGAAACTAATAAAATGACTACAAGAGATTTAAGCATTTTGCGTAATTACGCTTTCAAAAAAGGTATTAAATCAATTTATTATGTAAGAACTTACACTTCTGATAATTCAGAAGTTGGTGCTAATGAATGTGAATCTTGTGTTATTTAAAGCACTGAAATAATAGAAACAGAAACTTTTTATAGCTATTTCTTGTAATTTATTATAACTTTATGATTAACTTTGATTGAAAATAAGTTGATGATTTGTTATAATAATAACAATAAATAACATAAAAGGAGTAAAATGAAAAAGAAAAAAGTTCATTGGAAAAGTTTTAATATAAATATGCCATCAGAACTTATACCCATTTATGATTTCTTACAAAATGAGTTAAATTTTATTCTTTCTAATAATGAAACAAGAGCTCTATTAGACAAAATTGATTTATCTAAACTCAGCGGTGATGTTTGGAGAGATATGAGAGATAGCCTTAAATTCCGAATTAAAGATTGGCCATTACATAACAAGACATGGCACTCATATATCTTGTTTGAAAATATTAGACGAGAAATAAAATCAAAGCAAGAAGCAATCATCATTTGGAATGAATTGGTTAAAAACGATTTCAACATAAATGAAGAATTATTTAATTCATTGCACAAATTAAATCTTTATCCAACAAGAAGTAGAATTGCTAATATTAAACGAAGCAATAAAATACCCGAATTAGCAAGAAGTGCTATATTCAGCCTTGATTACACTATTTCATCAAAACAATTCTTTAGAATGAAAACTAACAATATTTGCGAAATAAAAGTTGGTAAAAAAGATTGGATAGAATATGAAATAGTGTTTCCAAACAGTATTGATTCCCGATTTACTGGGAGAATTGCAAAGCCAAGATTTATTAAACGTAAAAGAGATGGTCAATATATAGGTATTTGTTCTTATGAGTATAAAATTGAAAATTATGATTTAGAAGATAAGATTTTGGGTATAGACATTGGTAAAATCAAATTATTCAGTTCTGTTGTTATGGATAAAAATGGAGAATTTAGTAATGAGTTCATCAACACTAAACGAAGTCAAGAAACAGAATATAAAATAAATAGACTCTATGAAAATAAACAAATTCTATACGATAAAATAAAAGCCTATGAAGATTTAAAATTAACAAATCAACTCAAATATGAAACTTGGAAAAATCTTTATTTTAATATTACAAATAAAATAACTAATACTAAAGATTATCAAGCAAAACTTCTCTCGAGTGAAATTGTGAAACTAGCATTAGAGCAAAAATGTAAAACAATTCATATTGAGGATTTATCTTGGTTAAATTCACAAGGTGGGAAGTGGAATCACTCACAAATTCATTCTAAAATTATTGAAAAAGCTTCTATGTATGGAATTGAGGTGAAGAAAGTTTCTGCTATCAATACAAGTAAAGAAAATCCAATCACAAAAGAAGTTGGTGTAATACAAGATAGAATTGTTAAGTTTACAACTGGAAAAATTGATAGAGATTTATTAGCTGCTATCAATATTGCCATACGCTCTACTAATATTAAACTTAAAAAATCTCTACCTAAAAAGGTAAAGACTAAAAGAATTAAACCAAAATCAAATAAAAAAGAAATAAAAGAGAAAGTAAATAAGTTAAAAGGAAATGGTCAAATTGTGTCATTTCTAATGAATGTACTTGATTCAACAATTCAAGTTGAATTAGGAGTTCGTCCTCTTTCTGAGGTATTACCTTGCAACTCACTTATTGATTATTACAATAAATTACAGGAGTAAATAACAATGGATAAAAATTTTAAATATTACAAAGCGATTGACTGGAACTCAATTGAAGATGAAATTGATAAATCAACATGGGAGAAATTAACTGAACAATTTTGGTTAGATACTCGTGTTCCATTATCAAATGACTTAGACGATTGGAGAAAATTAAGTCCAGCAGAAAAAGATTTGATTGGAAAAGTATTTGGTGGATTAACTCTCCTTGATACAATGCAATCAGAAAGTGGGGTAGAAGCAATTAGAAATGATTGTAGAACTCAACATGAAGAAGCAGTATTAAACAATATACAATTTATGGAAGCTGTTCATGCTAAGTCATATTCTTCTATTTTTTCAACATTAAATACTAAGAAAGAGATTGAAGATATTTTCAATTGGACTAACAATAACGAATACTTACAAAAGAAAGCTAAGATTATTAACGAAGTTTATGAAAGAGGTTCAGCATTAGAAAAGAAAGTTGCTAGTGTATTCTTAGAATCATTCTTATTCTATTCAGGCTTCTTCACACCATTATATTATTTAGGTAATAATAAAATGGCGAACGTTGCTGAAATTATTAAGTTAATCATTCGTGATGAGTCAGTTCACGGAACTTATATTGGATATAAATTCCAATTAGGATTTAATGAATTACCAGAAGAAGAACAAGAAAAACTTAGAGATTGGTTATATGAATTATTATTTGAGTTATATGAGAATGAAGAACAATATACAGAACTCTTATATGACGAACTTGGGTGGACTGAGGAAGTAAAAACTTTCTTGCGTTATAATGCAAATAAAGCATTGATGAATTTAGGTCAAGACCCATTATTCCCTGATAGTTCAGAAGATGTAAATCCAATTGTTATGAATGGAATTTCAACAGGTACTTCAAATCATGATTTCTTCTCTCAAGTTGGAAATGGATATTTATTAGGTCAAGCTGAAGCTATGAAAGATAGCGATTATGACATTTAATAGTAAAAGATGAGCATTGATTTGCTCATCTTTTTTAGTAAAAATTTAATTTTTTATTTTTTATGAACCAAAGGTTAAAAATATTTATATTTTTAAAGTATTTTTCTTTACATTATCCTTGAATATTGATACAATAACGTAATAAAAATTAACTAATAAAAGGCACAATTTTACTGTGCCTTTTTCTTTTTTATAATTGCTTAAATCGCTCTGAGAGCAACAAAAAACAGCTCTTGTACAATTTATCAAGAACTGTTTTTTATGTTATTTTCTATTCTTATATGACGATATAACGCATATCAAAATCAGTTATAGAAGTGTGAAATCAATAGCAAAATAGATACAATAAAGAATAATGAAAAAGTAATAATTCTAAGTTTAATAGTTATTTTAGGAGTGTGAGTTTCTCCATTAAAAGCATTTCCTAAAGTTTCTTGTTTTGGTGCTTGCAAGAAGATTAGTAAGGAAATTAGCAACATAATAATTAAAGTTAATATAGTCATATTATCTTACTCCTTTAAATATAGGTTGATAATTATTTTTTGCAGTTAATCCAGCAATTTGGTGGCAAATATCTTGGATAACTCCAACCAAAATAAGAATGTTAATACCTGTTAAAGACAATCCTAATTTTATAGGTGAAACAATTTCTAAAATTAAAGAAGTAATAGCAATAATTGTTAGAACGGGAGCACCGATGTTTGTGATACCGATAACTTTGTTATTGATGTATTGTTCAACATTATCATTAGTAACACCTTTTATATACATAGAGCTTTCTCTCAAATTCTTAGTAAGCTCTTCCCCGTCAATTTGAACAAGATTATAAAGATAAGAAAATACAAAGATGAGGATAGAATAGAATAGTATTCCAGTCCAAGTTGAATAATCAGTAAAAGTCCAAACATTACCAGTTAATTGTCCGATAGAACCAATTATTGCTAATAAACTTGAAGCAAAGATGATTGGCATAACAGAACTTGCAAGCAATTTGACTGGAAGATAATGTGCTTTTATATTCACACTGTAATTTTTAGATTGTAATGGGAATGTATATTCTTTCTTGTTAGCGAAATATGAAATTACAATAATAATTAAATACCCAACGATTGCTAGAGCAACAGATTGAATATATGGATTAAAATTGTTAATATAATATTTTTTCATTTCATATATATTATAAAATTGTCCCGGCAATGCAGTTAATATACCAAATGCAATAATATTAGATTGACCGTTTCCAATACCCATTTCATCAATTAAACTTCCTAGATAAGAAACGAATAAGCCACCGCTTGCAAGTATAATTGTAAGTAATATTTTGGTATTATTGTCTGCTGTTATAGAAACTCCTAATGTATGACTAATTGTTGGGGAGAAAAGGATTCCACAAGCAGTTAAGATACCAAAGATAAAAGTGAATAATCTAGTGTGTTGTGCTAGTTTCATTTGCCCAGCAACACCTTGTAAAGATAATTTCTTATAATAAGGAACTAATCCTTTTGAAAATAATTGAATAAGTATAGATGCTGTTACATATGGAGAAGCACCGAGTGCTAATAATCCTAATCTACTTAGAGAGCCACCAGATGATAAATTCATCAAGTTAGCGATTGCTGATTGATTATTTGAATAATCTACCTTAATTCCGGGCAATGTAACAAAAGTACCGAACTCAAATATTGCAAGCATTAAGAGAGTAAATAATACTCTATCTCTTACTTGTTTAGTTTTTATCCATTTCACTTAATTTTCCCCCTTTTTTGAAAGTTTGATTCAGTTTTGTTTGCATATACATTTCTAGTTTTTAGTGCTGTATAATCTTTTAAATCAAGAATTGCTTCAATAGCAAGGTCGTAAACTTGTTGTTTGAATTTCTCATACAATTCATTAGCTTCATTTTGATAAGTAATGATAGGGTTTTTACCATTCTGGCCACGCCAACCAATACCTGATTTAAGTGCTTCTAATTTATCAATATGGTCTACCCATGCCTTGTCTAAAGAATATAACAACACTTCCTTAGCAAGAGCTCTCTTTGCTTTATCATCAACGGTTAAGAAGTTAAAGTTGTTTAAAGCTTCTTCATTCCCACTCAATGCTTCATACATTAGTTCTACAATAAAGTTATTTTCATTATGAAATGATTGAAGAATTTTGTTCCTAGTGTTATAAAATATATTTCTTTGTTCTCTTATAACATCATCAAATTTCAAAGCACTTCTACGAGCAGAATAGCTATTACTTTCTAATTCTTCTTGAATAGATTTAAAAGCTTTGATGAACTGCTTAGGCAAAGGATTTGTTAGATTGAAGCGTTTCATAAAATCAACATTAACACGTTTGAAAATTGAATCTTCAAGGGATATAATTGTTTCAGTACGACCTGGTGCACCTTGTCTTGAAGTTCTTCCTTTTAATTGATTGTCTATTCTACTGCTTTCGTTTAATTCTGTAAGGATAACAACTAATTCAGTATCATCATCTACTTTAATGTCAGTACCTCTACCTGCCATATTTGTAGCAATTGTGATAGCATTTTTTGCTCCAGCTTGAGCAATAATTTTTGCTTCTTCCTCATTTTGTTTAGCATTTAGTACTTTGTGTTTCAATCTTGCTTTACTTAATCTCTTAGATAATAATTCACTATCTTCAACAGATACTGTACCAACAAGGACAGGTCTATGTTCTTTGTTATGATAGATAATTCTTTCTACAACATAATCCCATTTCATTTTTGCAGTAGTAAAAGCAATGATTTCTTCATCTTTTCTAATTAAAGGTTTATTTGGTTGAATAGGAATTACTTTCAAGCCGTAAACTTCTTGAAATTCATTTTGTTCCTCAATAGCAGTACCAGACATACCAGAAATTTTATTATATAATCTAAAGTAATTTTGTAATGTTATTGTAGCAATAGTTTTATTTTCTTCTTTAATCTCCACACCGTTTCTCAAGTGTTTAGCTTCTAATGCTTGGTGTAATCCATTTGAGAATCTTCTACCCGGTTGCATACGACCTGTAAATGAATCAATGATACATACTTCTTTGTTTTTACCTTTTGTGATGGCATAATCAACATTTTCTTTATAGATGAAATTAGCGAGCAAAGCTTCGTTAATCAAGTGCATATATCCTATATTATCTTCATCATAAATATTAACAAGATTATAAGCATTTGCAACTTTTTCAGCTCCAGCATTAGTCAAACTGACTGAACGGCTTTTGTAATCAATTTTCAAATCAGTTTCAGGTGAAATCGTAGATACAATATTCTGAGCTTCCATAATAGGCCCAGCAGGACTTTTTGAGTCTTGCCCAATAATTAGAGGAGTTCGTGCTTCATCAATAAGAACAAGGTCTACTTCGTCAATCAAAGTAGAATTGTAGACATGTTGATTTACTCTATAAGAAAGATTTGGAACCATATTATCTTTCAGATAATCAAATCCAAGTTCATTTGCAGTTGAATACATAATGTCACAATCATAAGCTGTTCTCTTTTGTGTAATATTCATTTCATTCAGATTGAGACCAACTGTAAATCCTAAACTTTTATACAAGGGCTCCAATTCTTCCTTATCACGTTTAGCTAAATATTCATTAACTGTAACAACATGAGTAGGTGCTATTGTTGCATTTAATATTGTAGGAAGAGCACTTGTGTATGTTTTACCCTCACCAGTTCTCATTTCAGCAATATTACCCTCATATAGAGCGATTGCACCGTGTAACTGGACATCATGCAGAGTAATATTGTAAAGTTTTTTGAAAAGCACATATACAATAGCATATACATTCTTTAAGTTTTCATTTGCTTGCTCTATTGATTGATTTTTATATTTTTGAAATTCTTTTGATAACTCTTCAGTAGACAAATTTTCCAAATCTTTAGAGATAGATTTAATTTCATCAGTAATTTTATTTAATTTTTTAGTATAATGTTCTGTTTCTTTATGGTTAATCCATTTAGTAAATCTGTTCAAAATCTTACTCCTTTTCTTTAGTTTTCATTTAATTCGGATATTTATATTATTCTAAAATATTTTTTAAATATCAAGTAAAAAGTAGAATAATATAAAAGAATACACCGAAAAAAGGAAAGGATTTAATATGTCTATTTATAAAGAATTACAAAAGAAACACCCAGAAGTAACAGGTAAGTTGATTGTTACAAAGAACAAAGATAATAAAGTTATCGTGTCAGGGCACCTTAATGCAAATAATGTAGAAGAGTTAAAGAATGATTTAATCAGTATTCTATTGAAACAATATAAACAAATTGTATCAATTGCTGGAGTAAAATTTAACGAAGGTTTTACAGTTATTGAAGATGAAGTAGTAACAACAAATCATCAAGATAAAAACAGAGCTGGAGCAGTAAAAATTCTATATAATGGAATGTTACCTGTATCAGCAATTAAAAAAGATGAAAAATTTAAGTTATTTACACAAATCAACTTTGACAAAATGGATAATGCAGTAATTGAATTGAAATTTATTGCTCCTATCATTTTAGATTCAAATTTAAATATTATTGATGGTAATATGCGTTATGATTTAGCTGTTAATAACAACATTCAAGAAGTTCCAGTAATTATTATTGATGATAATGGTATTAAAGCAGATATGCTAAGACTCATCTTAAATCGCTCATCAGAATTTCAACGTTGGAATTATGATGCTATTTCACCATTTGTTGACTCAATTCCAGTTGCTCAACCAATTTTAGAACCATTAGGTTTCTTTGGTGAAAAATTATTACCAGAAAGTTATTTCTCTAATACTATGTTTGAGTACAAGATTGATGTATTCAATAATCAACAAGGTAAATACACTCAAGATACAACAATTGCAGATTGGGCAGAATTTAGAAGAGCAGAAATTTTAGCTAATCAAGAAGCAATTAAGAAACAAAGAGAAAAGAAAAAGAAACAAAAAATGAAAACACGTGGAGCAAAATCATTGTTTGATTTATTCCAACCGACTGAAGATGATTTTGTAGAAACTTATAATATGGACGAAGAAGTCCAAAAACAAGTAGACGAAGTTAGAGAAGTTGCAAGTAAAGTCACTGAATCATATGATAAAGAAAGAAAAGCAATCATTGAGGAAAAAGGACTGAAATGGCAAAATAAAACTACGCAATCAAAAACTAAAGCTGCTAATAAACGTGAAGAATTTATTAACTATATAAATTCATTAAATATTGAACAAGAATTGAAAGACGAAATCTTTAGTAATATGGATACGTTTGAAACTGAAAAAGAATTGAAAGCTTATGTGAAAGGATTATTAGAAAGTGATGAGTAAAAAATATTTAATTACTGGTATTAACGGTTATATAGCTACATTTATGGCGCAATACATTAAGTCTGTAAACCCAAAATCAGAGATTTGCGGATTGCTTCGTAAAAATAGTAAATTAAAAGAAGAGTTATCTGGTATTGTATCTGACTTAGCATATTATGACAAAGAAAAATATTTATATTTAGATAGCAATGGAAAAGAAATAGACTTTTCACAATTCGATTATGTCATTCATTTAGCAACTAATTTCAAAGGTGATAATTCAACAGAATCAATTGTACAATTATTAGAAGATAATTTACTTTCTACAATTGCTTTATATAAACAGATTGAAAAATCAAGTAATCAACCACATCTATTAGTAGCATCTAGTTGGTCAGCGTATAAGAATTTTGGCGAATTTGCTCCAGCAAATCCATATTCTGCTACAAAATATTATGCTGAAGATAGTTCTAAAATGTTTAATTTAGACAAGCTTACTTTCTTACGAATTTCTGATACTTATGGATTGAATGATACTAGACCAAAATTACACAATTTATTAACAAGAAAAGAAAATCCAATTAAAAATCTAAATTCTCCAGCAGAACAAAAAATCAATATGACTCATATTGAAGATGTGACTAGAGCATTTTTATATTGTATTGAAAACAATTATTTTGGAGTAGCAGATTTATATTACAAAGAAAATGAAGTGACTCTAGGAAAATTGATTGAATTGTTAAAATTGAAAGATGTAACATTTGGTGACAAAGAAATTTCAGAATTACCGTTACAAACAAAAGCAATTCCAAATTTCAAACTAAAATACAATATAAACAATATTTATCAAGATTTAAAGAGAGGGGAATAAATGGAAAAAGGTTATAAAAAGATTTCAGATGATTTGATTTTAACTCCACAAAATAAAATCCTATATAATGATGGCATTGAAGAGTTTACTGAAGAGCAAATCAATGAATTAAATCAGAAAGAAATTGATGATAACAATAAAGCTTTAGAAAAAGTTTTAGAAGCAGGTTATATTAAATTCCCCGTATTTTTTAGGGATGCTTTTGATAACTTAGTTGAATCTTCTTATTATTTGCCGCCAACTTTTGAGCCGTCATGTAAAGAAGGCTTTGTGGATAAGCATAAAATGAATTTTAATATTTATATACCATCATATGGTAGAGCTGGAACAGCTTATACTGCAAAAATGCTTGAAGATTTTAATGTTGAAAATTATTATTTAGCAATTGATGCTACACAATTTGAAACATATACTCAACATTATGACATGAAACATATTATCATTAGAGATACTTCATTTAGAGGTGTAGATAAATTAGATATGTTGACTTCTAAAAAATCACCTAATACTTATCATGGAACAGCTGGATTGTATAATTCATTATTATATTTCAGTAGAAGTTTGGGTGAAACACATTACTGGACTATTGATGATGATATGATTGGTTTAGCAATGAAAGCTTACAAGGGAAATTCAGAATTTAAAGATGGTATGGCATATAACAAAGATGATTTCTACCGTTGTAGCCACATTCTTGAAAGATATGGGTTCTCATTCACAAAATTTATGAAATGTTTAGAAGATTTAATGTTAAAAGCTCGTAACCCTGGTTTCCTCGGATTAGAAAAATTTGGTTTAGTATTCAATCTACCTGTTTCATGGCGTATGGGAACTCGTTTGTATTCATTCTATTTAACAAACAATAAAAATCAAATCAATCATTACGGGCAACATAATAATGATGTTATAACAAGTTTAGGAATGAGCAAAGCAGGTTATGTGAATATGTTGTTTGAAGGTATTTATTACAATTCAGGCCCAACTCAAGCAGGGGGAGGATTGACAGAAACATATAAGAAGTTTGGAACATTAGATAAGGGTAAAGTATTAGTAAATGCTATGCCTGATTGCTCTAAGATTTCTTACAAATATAATCGTATTCATCACACTGTAAATTATAACAAGTACAATCAACAAAGACTTGTTGGAGCTGCTAAAAAAGAATAAAATAAATAAAAAATAACCATGAATTTCTCATGGTTATTTTTCTTTATAAACTGCAGTTTTTCAGCAGTAAGTTAATTCATGATAAATATATCCAAATCCAAATAAAACTGTAGTGAGCTGTTAGTTTCAGCGTGTAGTGTTATTTAGAAGTCACCTAACGGTTGTTCTGGTAATAATTGAGAAACAATCATCTTAAATGAGTTTTTAATGCCCTCATTGTAGATAATTTCATTCAATGAATGATGATTTGCTTTTGTAGTAATAAATTTAGGCATGTTAGGAATGAAACCTAAGATTTTAATACCGTGAGAAGCTCTTTCAATTTCTTTAAGTTCGATACCAGTATCGGGGATAAATTTGTTTATGATAATACCGACTTTGTTTTCGTCAATTGTGTTTTCTCTTAATGGAGAGTAAACAAATTCTTTAATCCAACGGCCCATACCTTGAAGTGATGAAATACCCATATCACTCACAAGTACAATCTTGTCTGACATTGGATAAGCCACTTCTGAAAATAGTGGGTCTAAATAGTTAACTGATGTATCTAAGATAACATAGTCATACATAGTTTTAAGAACTTTTATTACTTCTAAATAGAATGCTGGACTAATTGCTTCAGCATTTTTTGGTGTTTTAGGAGCAAATAAAAAGTCAGTATTTGATTTAGGGTTGTGATAAATACCCTCTTTAATGTGTTCTTCTGTTAATTTTTCTGAGTTATCTTTTCTTGCAATATATACATTAACAATGTTAGGACTTGTTGCATTGTTAAGATAACCTAATTGTCCGTCTTTAACATCAAGGTCAACAGTAATGATTTTTGGAGCATGGTCAACCAATCCTTGTTCAAAGGCTTTTTGTCCAGCTTCACTTAGGAAAGCACCAATACCTGTACTATCTGTTGATTTACCAGAACCACCTTTAGATGAAGTTACAGTAATAACTTTACCTTTTCCAGTTGATTCATAGTTTAGAATTTCTTCATCAGTATCTTCTTCAAATCCCTCAATCTCGCCCATACCATTGTCTGTATCAAGAAGTTTGCTAACAACTTCTTGTGTATCTTTTGGAACAAGTGGTGAATCTACATATTTTTCAATTGACTCATATAATTCATCAAGTATCGTATCTCCATAATTTACAAAGTAGAATGGAGTATTAGCATTATATGAATCATCATCTTTAGCTAATTCAAATTGTTTGTTTTTAATTGCTGTTCTGATTTTATTTTCTTCAGTAGCTCTATCTTGTGGTGGAATTAAGATGTTAATTACAGAGTATGGAGCTAAGAAAGCTGCAAGTTCTGCAAATAAATCTGGGTCATTATTGAATAGACGAGAAAAAAGAATAACAACAGAAGTGTCTTTTGAAATAGCTCCATTATCGTTATCTAATTCTCTTTCTAAAGCCCCAACATTTTCAAGTGGAATTTGAAAGTCCCAATTTGGTTCCATATCCACAAAAGCTCTATAAACGACTTCTGGTCCTACAAAAGCTATTTTATGTTGCATAATTTTCTCCTTTAAAAATCTTTTATTTTTCAATTGAAATATCGTATTTATATATATTATTCCACTATTTAAAACAAAAAAGAAAAGCTATCGAGCTTTTCTATTTTTGTGTTTCTAATACCGCATTTGGGTTAGTATCAAATATTTCAGCCCAACCATCAGGGGCCATAATCTGTACAATACCAGCATTTCCTTGACAGTCTTTCATTAGACAAGTACCAGGTTGTAATTCTGGTAATATAGAAGCCCAACCTGGGTCTTCTAAACGCATAGCAGTTACAGTCATTTCATTATCTCTTTCATCATTATTACGGAAGGCAAAACGAGTTGTAATAGTATTATCTAATGAAGCGTTATCTCCAAAGTTCAAGTGTTTTGGTGATTGTGAAATCAATAATACACTCATGTTAAGTGAGCGACCTAATAGAGCAACTTCACTCATCATAGCTTTTCCTTTAGGAGTACTTGCAACAGACCAAGCTTCGTCAATTACAAGAGTTTTTCTAATTTTTTTGTCAGAACGCATAGCGTTAATAACTTTCTGAGTTAATAAACTCATAATAGCAACAGAAATACGCTCACTATTACTATAATCATTAAATGATTTTTCTGAAGTTGGTAATGTTAATCCCATTAAGTTAGCAACGATTGTCCCGTTAGAAACATCTAATTGTGTTTTCTTTGCTGAACGCATATCTCTACTTAGAAGTTTCCCTAATCCAACTTGTAGATAGGTTTGTAATGTCATACCAATACTTCTTACTCTTTCGTCACCTCTGTAACGATTCATGGCAGTGGCAACTGACATGAATGAAGGTCTATCATCTTCAACCACATCTTTGATAATTGGAATAATTGTACTTTGTAGTTCATCATCAATTCGACCAACTAAAGCAACAAGAATATCCATAGTCAAAGCTGTGTTTTCAGCTATATTATTTGTAAATGATGTTGGGTCTAGCATACCAATATTTTCATCACTAATTTTTCCATTAGCTTCTGCTACATTCCAAATGTCTACTTTGTTAATATACCCTAACTCATAAAGTTTGCGTAATGCAATAAAGTCACCTTTGGGGTCAAGTATAACTTGAGCTTTGTTCATGAGATTACCATGACAAGCCAAAAGTAATCCAAGGAAAGTTTTACCAGACCCTGGTGAACCCGAAATAAATGATACTGGTGCATAGTTTTGTGAAATAGCATAATGAGAATCCCAAAATACAGGTGTTGGAGTTCCTACAATAGAAACTCCAATCATAGTACTTGTTGAATATTTACTCTTACTTACCATTTTTTATAATCCTTATTTTAAATTTCTTAAATATTCAATATCTGACCTACGAGAAACAACAATAGAATTATCAATTTTATAAGTGTATTCTTTCTTTGCTGGTTTGTGGTCACAATAATATTTTGGAGAGCTTAAATAAAGTATTTGAGTCTTAGTCCAATCATAGAATGATTTACCACCCCAAATAGGTTTACTCATAATCGCAGCTAGACCAACTGGAGGGCCAAATATTAAGAATGCCGTCCATATATTCAAAGTATGTAATTTAACAATGAATAGGTATCCAACTGGTATTCCCCAAATAGCAAATGTGATAAATAAATAAACCCAAAAAATCAGTCTTACTGGTTTTTTAAATTTAATGTCAAATAATGAATAAATAAGGAGTTCTTTTGAGAATAGATTGGTCATATCCAAAACTCTTATTGGATAGTTGTTTTTTTCAGCCATATTCGACTCCTTTTTATTTTTGAATATCAACCAAAATCTTATTTAGCAACAGGCATTCTAAGGAATTTGTGTGATTTATAGTTATTTAAAACAACTTGGTCTGATGTAAAATTAAACACTCCATTCCAATCTTTAATTTCAACAGTTGGTGCTGGATAAGGTAATCTTGTTAATTGTTCCTTTACAGCATCCAATTGATTTACATAAATATGAGTATCTCCAGTTGTATGAATGAACTCGCCTGGTGTTAAATTACATTCTTTAGCTATAATATAAACTAATAAAGCGTAACTTGCAATATTAAATGGAACACCAATAGGGTAGTCAGCTGAGCGTTGATACAATTGACAATCTAATTTTCCATTTGTAACTTTGAATTGGAACATAGTGTGGCAAGGTGGTAATGCCATGTTATCAATTTCTTTTGGATTCCATGCAGAAATAATCAATCGTCTTGAGTTGGGATTTACTTTGATTTCTTCAATAATGTTAGATAATTGGTCTACATAGTCAAATTGTCGCCAGTTGTAACCATAGATTGGTCCCATATCATCATCTTTGATTAGATTATAACGATACACAAAACCATCTGTTGCTTCATAATCTTTAATGTTACTTAGTTCAAATTTTTCATAAATATTTCTTTCTCTAGGAGTTAAATCTTCATATTCCTTTAGAAGTAATTCATTTAAATCTAATCCTAATCGTTTGTTAAGTTCTTCTCTATTAAAGTATAATTCCACTTCACCGTTATAATGACTTACTTTAATAATCATGTTATTTTCAATGTAAAGTTCTTCTTCATCTTTGCTTAACCAAACACTTGTATCTTTAGAGAATACAGAACTTGCGTAGTAAGAATTAGATAATACAAAGTTATTCCAATCTTCTGTTTTGTAATACCAATGAGGTAAAGTTTTAACTTCTTTAATAAAAGTATTATAATCTTGCCATTCTTTTGAGATTGAAAAATCAGCAGAACCGAGATAAGCTCTTGTCATTAAATTAGCCCAAATCTTATATAATTTTACATCTAGTTCATCTTCAAATAATCTTTCAGCATTTTTATTGATTACTTCTATCAATTCGCCTTTTTCATAGATACATTCAACATATTCATTTTCTTTTCTAGTTTTTACTTTTGTCAAACCTCTATTAGTATTGTATGGTCTGCGCCATTGATTCCAAATAGGATTATTGACATCTTTCAAGTATTTTAAGTTAGTATCGCCTTGAATGAACCAAATAAGTTCAGTGATAATATTTCTTAAAACAGTCTTTTTAGTAGTTAATAGTGGAAATGAATTGCTCAAATCATATCTATTTTGTGTTCCAAAGATAGAGATGGTATCTGTATCTGTTCTATTTTCAGTTTTCACACCATTTTTTATAATAGTTTCTAATTGTTCTAAATAAGTCCAATCAGCTTGTGATAATGTCTGAACATAATTAGAAACTGTTTCAAACTCTAAATCAGAAGCAAGTGTTTTTTCGTCATTAAAAATTTTATTTAATGTTTTTAATTCATGTTTCTTATTTAGAATAAGCTCATAATAATAAGTATCTTTTTGTAATTCTGATTTACTAAGATGCTCATTCAAATCTAATGAAGTATAATATTTCATGCGGTCATTCCTTTTAGTTTCGTTTTATTTATATCTAGCTTGCTGTGTAGTGCAGTTTTGGGTGTTGTTAATATAAATTATCATGAATTGCTTAAAACAGCTTAGACTGCGACTAACAAACAAAAAAGAAGAATAAATAAGCTATTCTTCTTCATTATTCTTTTTGCAAAAAGTATTAACAAAGTAATTACCAAGAAGTATAGCGTCTGATTCGTTATCGTCAACATCTTTGCCAAATTTTTCTAATACTAAACGCATTGAAAATTCTTTGTATTCTTTACTTGTCATTTTGCCAAATTTGTAAAATTTTCTCCAAGTAGAAACATTGACAAAGTTTATCATATCATGAGTAAAATTACTTAACATAATTCCGTCAGCCATTGCTAAATTCTTAGCACCTTTTTGACTTACCACAACGTTAATATCTTCTATTGCAACAATAGTAATATTATATGTTTCTTTTAGCTTTGCAATTTCATCTTTCATGCAAATAGCTCTTGCTAAGAAATTTTTTCTGTATTCTCCCCCTTTAGGGGTGATACTCCCACTTTCGAGCAATTCATAATTTTGTAAATCATAAATTGCCCAACCTGTTGAAGTAGTGGAAGCATCAAGAGCTAGAAGGTGCTCTTTAATCATTTATTACCCTCTAAGAATTTTCCAAACTGTTTCATCAATTCAGAAAGAGAAGTAATTTGTTTTGTCATAGTTTCTTTAAGATTTGTAGTTAAATCTTCTTTAGTTAATGCTGAAGCACTTAATGAGTTAAAGATAATTTTCTTAGCATCCTCAAAAGTTTTAGAGCCGTAAGAAATTTCATTTTGTTGTGTATTGATTAGTTGAACTTTTGCAATCAATTTAAGCAATTGAGTAGAAGCGATTAAACGTTCTTTCATAGAAAGTTCAAATCCTAATTCATTTTCTTTTCCTTGTAAGAATGAGAAGATTTCTAGCAAGTGTTGTTTTGCTTTGTAGTTATCGTCAGTAACGATTTCTTTTGGTGCTTCAAAGAATGAGGCAGTATCTTTTGCTACACAAGATTCAATGAAAGCTTTTAATTGTTGTGGGTCATTATCTGGGTGTGCAGTAATGTCATTAGACAACAACCACTCTCCAGTATTGAAATTGTAAATACCCGCCAACACTTTAAGAGTATTTTCTTTACCACTTTGTAAATCTGGTTTTAATTCTGCCATTGGAATATTGACATCAAGGTGGTCTTTTCTTCTTTGTTCAAAACGATAAAGTAATTTAACACCTTTTTCTACAGCTTCAGTAGCAACTTTTGCTAAATCATAAGATTTACCAACATAACCACTCAATCCATATTTTGCATTTTCTGGTTTTACTTTAACGTTGATAGCTTTACCATTTGGTGATTCTTCAATTGTAGTTTCACCAACTGCAAGGTTTACTGCGACCTCACCAGCTTGCCCTTTAGAAGTATCTCTACCTGTATCAACTATAGTTCCAATCCAACCATCTTTTAATTCTAAAGCCATTTCTAACTCCTTTATTGAATATTTATTTTTATATCATTTTAAAACAGTTTTTATTAAATTGTTTTATAGTTATATTATTCCACTTTTGAACCTAAAAAAGGTGATAAACTTAATAATTTATCACCTTTTTTCAATTATTGAAACATTTTTTGAAAGATTTCTAAGTCTTTAAGTTTCATTGCGAGCTGGACGATAAAACTCCATGTTTTTTCTAATGCCCAACCGATTGCTCCAATAATATCCATATTAAACTGCAAACAGATTGCGTACACAATAGCTGCAGTTATTACAAAATAAATATATCCTTTAATATGATTTGCTCCTTTTTGCATTTCAACCCCCGTTCTAATTATAATTTAAAATAATTTTTACAATAGCAAAAATTATAATCATTGTAAATATTGGAACAACAACTTTGTATTCAAAACTACTTCCAGCATGGATTCCACCCAATCTATATGTCCACCACCTCTTTCCTTTATGGGCAATTGGCCACAAAGCTGGAGTCCCCGAAACGGTTAGTGTGTCGCCTAATATATGGAATAAATATCCTAATGAAGTTAGAATAGCTATCCACGAATAAGCAATATCAGATGGCGAAAAAGCTAGAATAATGATTACAAAGACAATACTTGAACCAAATATAAAAACATATCCAAATAAATCTCTTTTGAGCTTTTTAAATGAATCTGCAAATAACGAAGCCATAGCTAATTGATAACAAATAATTAACCATGCTATAGCAAAGGGATAGATTGTAACTACACCTTCACCTAAAAAACTATCTTTCACATCAGTCTTAATAGAACTCAAGAAGTATACAATAACACCTACAACAATACTCGCAACAATAGTATGCCAAAATCCTCTGTGAGCATCTGGTTTGTCATTATCTCTATTTGTTTTTGTTAAAGTGTATATACCAACTGCACTTGCTCTAGTAAGTTTAGAAATGATTTTCCCGAAAGGCCCTAATGTAGAAATAGCTGTACTTTTTACGTTGTCAAAATCTGGCAATAAAGCAGCTCCAGCTATAACAATTGTTGCTCCTATTAACACGATAATATTATTTGATTTTAATATTGTATTAAAAACAAAGTTAGGAAAGAACGCAACAAGCAGTAGGAAAAAAGCGATAGCAGATAGAGAGTGTGTTAAACCCATGAACCCTTTTTCATCTTTTAGTTTTAGTAATAATTTTTTGTTCATGCTACACCTTTTTTATTTTTTATATCACTAAAAAAAGCCTCCTAGAGGCTCTTTTTAGGATAAGATTTTAATATCCGAAGAATAAATCTTCATCATAAGGAATACCTTTCTTAGCACGACCTGTATATTCCTCTGCAATTGTTTCAGCGTCTTGGTCAACAACTTTAACAAATTCAGCAACAACTAAATCAGTAATTTCATCATCTTTTACTAAGTCATGGAATTTACTTCCTTTAACCCCTCTATTAGTAGAAGGTACTTCTTCACCTTGAGTAAATTTGTAAGATGAGTTTGATTTAGAGAATAGGATAGCATCATTTGCTCCAACTCCAGCAGCTACCGATTTTTTATCATATTTAAATCCAGCAACAGTACCTGAACCTGGGTTACTTTCTCTAATTGTGGAGATAGGGAATTTAGCTAATTGACCGTCTTCAGCAATAATGTATAAGTATTTTTCATAATCTTCTTCAGTTAATGGTTTAGCATAAATAATTTTCTCATTAAGAATCATTTTTGCAAGAGGTGATTTAATATTGTTTTTAACAATGTTTACATTACCAGCATCAGTAACGATTAAGACACCTTTGTAAGTTCCATTCAGATTACTTGGTAAAATAGTAACAAATTTATTTTCGTCTACCCCTAAAAGACTTGTTGAAGATGGTATATCTAAAGGAATTGCTTTAACATTAAGAGATTCAACTGTACCATCATTTTTAAGAACGTTAATCACTTCTTGAGTAGTAGCTTTCAATTCTGATTTGATAGGAACGTGAGTATTGAACGTTTCATCTAGTGATTGTAAGATTGTTCCATTAGATAAAATATAAATAGTTGTATCTACATTCTTTTCTAATAATTTCATCTTATTTCTGCTTTCTTTATCAGCAAGTTTCATATCTTCTAGTGTAACGTTATCAATGAAAGTTCTACGCTCATCAGCAATTACTTTCTTAGTAGCTTTTAATTCTTCAATGATTGCTTCATCAATAGCAGCCTCATCATTTAGAAGATTTTCTAATTCTTCTGTTTCTTTGCGAAGTGCCTCAATTTCTAATAGGATTTTATCCTTATCAGCTTTAGTTAATACAGAAAGTGATAGTTTTAGAACATAATCAGCTTGAGCTTCGTTGATTCCAAAATGTTGCATAATGTTATTTCTAGCTTCTTCTGAACTTTCTGATTTTCTGATAATATTGATTGTTTTATCCAAATCACTTAATACAGAAGCAACACCAGAACGTTGTTCTAATTTTCTTGAATTATTATCTAATTTGTATTCAAGTTTATTGATGAAAGCTTCTTTACGTTGGTCAATGAATGTATCAATCAAATCAAACATATTAGAAACTACTGGGCGGCCTTCATCTAGAGTTGTCATATTAACAGAGAAATTTGTTTCTAATGAAGTTAGTTTAAATAAATCTTCTAAAACAAGATAAGGATTTGCCCCAGCTTTTACATCAATACTAAGAACGTTACCACGTTTCTTATCTGAAAGGTTTTTAGCTTCAACGATTTCAGTTAATTTGTTTTTTGTTTCTTTAATTTTTGAAATTTCTTCTTTGATTTTTTCAATTGAGATTTGGTAAGGGAATTCAGTAAATACAATCTCATGTTTACCTCTTGGTAGTGCATTGATAGTATATTTACTTCTTACTAGGAAACTTCCTTTACCAGTTTCATAATATTCTTTAATACCATCTACTCCAAAGATTTGACCATATGTAGGGAAGTCTGGCCCAGGCATTACACGAATCAATTGGTCAACAGTATTAAGTTTTCCTTGCATACGTTTGATTACGGCATTCATTACTTCATCTGGGTTATGTGGAAGCATGTTAGTAGCATAACCCACGGCAATCCCTTGTCCACCATTGATAATGCTGAAAGGCCATTTTACAGGTAATGATTTTGGTAGTTTTTCTGCCCCAGTAAAGTTTGGTACCATTTCAACAGCATGATAGTCAACATCTTCTACCAATTGTTCACCAGCAGGAGTAAATTTAACTTCATAATAACGGTCAGATGGTGGAGTATCACCAGTTTGTAAACCAAATCCACCTTGTACTTCAACAACTGGAACTCTTGAATGGAAATCTTGAGCAAGTTTAACCATTGCTTCAGTAACAGAAGATGGTCCGTGTGGGTGATAATGTCCTACAACGTGGTTATAAACAGTTGCAGCTTTCATAGTTGGTTTGTTATTTTTTAATCCTAATACCCACATAGTCCAAATACCACGTTTTAAAACGGGTTTTAACCCGTCTTTACCAACTAAGGCACGTGATTGAATAACATAATGGGCATAAGGTAAGTAATTTTCATATAAGAATGGTTTGATTGGTTGAACAATAATTTTACCAGCAAACTTATCTAATGCAAATTTTTCTTTATTCTTAGCCATTTGTACCTCTCTTAATCTTTTGTTGTTTTGCAATCAATGTCAATTTCAAAGCTGGAATTTCAAATAATAATTTAGAGTCAATTTGTCTATGATTAAATGTTAATACAGCATCTCCTAACATAGTTAATGCTTTTAGAACCATAGCTCCAGTCCAATTTTTAGCAATTTGAGTAGCAATTTCATTATTTGTAGTTACTCCACTTACTTCTTGTAAAGCAAGTGTGAAATGTTCATACAATGAAGCAATAGCGTCATTAAAGTTTTCTCCATCTGAGCCCATTTCATTGATAATAGCTATTGTTTCAATAGTTTCCCCATAAATAATATGTTCAATACATTTATCAATCTTACTTGTTTCCAATTCACCAGAGTTAATGAATTTTTCAAATAAAGAGATTGAAGTACGAACTGACCCTTTTGCTTTTTTAGCACAATATAAGATTGCTTCTTTATTGATTGGAATACCTTCTTTTTTAGCAATTTCAATCAAGTTTTTAGCAAGGTCTTTTTGTTTTACAGGTTTCAGTGAAATGTTTTGAGTACGAGATAATACAGCAGGTCTGATTTTATCTAATTCAGTTGTACAGAAAATAAATAAAGCATTCATATTTTCTTTTTCCAAAGGAATAAGCAAAGCGTCAAATCCTTTAGGACTTAAATTATGGTACTCGTCAATGATAATAACTTTCTTATTGATTGCTACTTTTGTTTGAGCATCTTGTACAATTCTTCTAACAGTATCAACTTCTCCATTGTTTGCCATAGAGAAGTATTGAACTCCAATTAGAGTATCAGAGTCAATAGCTCGACAAGTAGGACATTCATTACATGGTTCTAAATCTTCACCTACATTGGGGCAGTTCAATGTTTTAGCAATAACTTTAGCAATAGTCGTTTTTCCAGTCCCAGCGGGGCCAGAGAATGAATAAGCTGTTGGAACTCTATTGTTCTTAATTGCTTCTTTGATTTGTTTTACAGCAGAGTCTTGCCCGATAATACCAGCCCAACCTTTTGGTCTATATTTTTTGTATAATTCAATATATGCCATTAAGCTCTACCTCCAACTTCAGACAAATCAGCAAGCATTGCAAATTTATCTTCTCTAATATTTGGTTTAGGTGCTCTACCTAATCCAACTAAATAACTTGCCCAAGAATTGTACGGGCCTTTCTTGAATGGGAAGAAGTAACCATTATTGATTGCTTCATCTAATTCACGGTCAACTTGTTCTACATCTTTAATCACTTGTTCTCTTACTTTTGGATTGTGATGGTCAACATGGATAATTGTTGGTGTTTCAGCACAAGGGAAAAGTAATGAAGTTTCTTCAACAGTAGCACCTAATTGTTCTAACAACATTGCATAAAAAGTTTGTTGTCGCCAGTAATCAAATGGATTAGATGTGCTGATTTTAGCATTTGGATTAAAGTTTGAAATTTTCTTACCAGTTTTCCAGTCTTGTACTTTCAAACCATTTTCGCCCTCAACGATTTTATCAATAAATCCTAAGCATTGTCGGTTAGCATTTCCTAAAGTTCCATTTACAAATAATTCTAGGCCGGGTTTGCTTTGCCCCATAATATACATTGTAGCAATTTTTTCTTTTTTCGCATCATCAAGCCATGCTCCAATATAAGCTTTCAAAGCTCGTTTGTACCATTCTTGATTTTCCTTATCCTTAGCGAAATCTTTATAATCATCTGTCAGAGTTACTTCTTTTGATACTTTTAAAAGATTTTCTCTAGTTCGTTCTTCCTGTGGAAGCGCAAAGAATACTTCCATAGTAGAGTGGAACCAATTCCCTCGTTTAAGATGAGTGACATCGGCGATTTCAACTTCAGGTTTAATAAATTTATCCAAGATATAATCAGCAGGCGAATTTAACCAATTTCCAATCATACTTGGTGATAATTTAATTTTATCAATTTTCTTTTGTAAATCAGCGTCTAAAATATAAACACCATTTGGAGTTACTTTTATTTTTTTAAATAGCATTTTATCTCCTAACTTCTATATTTAATCTATTGTATAGTTATATTATTCCTTTTTTTAACCGAAAAGGATTATCAAAAATATAGCAATTCCATTTGATGTAGCATGAGCAATAATATTTGTTCCAATCCATTGAGTTTTTCTGTAAATAAAAGCAAATAAGAAACCAGACATAAATACAACTGATAAGTTATATATAGCGTATAATGGCGATTCTAAATTTTGCAAATGTAACAAAGAGAACCAAAAAGCAGAATTGATACAATAAACAGAAGTCTTAATATTGTCATTTATTTCATAGAAAAAGCCTCTAAAGAATAATTCTTCTACAATTGGTGCTATAATGACTGCAATTAGAATCATAAATATAGCTGGCATATTTTGAAGCAACTGAACATTTGACCCTACAGTTGTATTAGTTGGTATAAAGATACGATAAGTTACTTGTTGAAGTATAAAAATACCCATTCCAGTAGCAAGTCCAATCATAACATTTGAAACACTTGGTTTACCAAATAATTTTTTATAATTGATTTCTCTTTTCTCTTTCTTGTAATAAATAAATGCTACTACAAAATAAGAAATAAAAATGCTAAAAATATTATACATGGTTGAAGGTATTCCCTTTGGGATAATATTTATACCCATAACTTGAAGTAATGTTGAAATGAATATAAATAAAAATGTCAAAATAAGTGTTTTGTTTATATAATTAAAATTCTTTTCCAATTTATATTGCTCCTACTCGTTTTTATATGTGTTATATCGCAACTAAGCTGACTCTAAAACAGTCAAAACTGATTTTCGATAAATGTATCGGCTTTACAGTAAAACAGCTTAAAACAGCTTAAAAACGAATAAGCACTACCTATAAAAGGAGTGCTTACTAATTTTAATTCAATGTGTTGCTCAATACTAATTCTTCAATTTCTGAAATGAATGAGTCGTCAACATCAATTACTGCTTCAATGTTAATGTACTTGTCATTTGGATTTTCAGTTCCCTCATAATCATGTAAAGAATTTTTAAGGAAGTAATTACGGATTAAATCCTTTTGACTAGAAAATAGTTTATCTTTAATCCAATACTCTTTTAATTCAATTGTACCATCTTCTTGTGGGTATTCTAACATAAGGTACCCCGGTTTTTCCTCTAAGAAGATAAGTTTAGTATTGTTAGCATAATTTTCTTCAAGAAGTTGGATTGAAACTCGTTTTAGAGTAGAAATCAACTTCCAATTTTCTAATAATAAAATAGTATTATCAAATGAAACTTCTGAGCTTGAGCGAATTACAAATTTTCTATTGATTAAACGTACATTTTTATAAGTGTTATCAATTAGAGAAGCAATATCTTTTACAATCTCAAAATCTGGTCTTAGCATTCCTACATTGTACATATTGATAAAATGGTCAACGTTTGGAAAATGATTATTTGCTAAGATTTCATTTAATTTGGCTACAGCTTCATCATTTACTGGAATCAATGTGGTCATTTAAATCTCCTTATTCTTTAATTTCAATTAGATTATCTTTGATTAGATTTTTTTCAGTGTCTTTAACATCTGCATTTCCTCTGTTGTTCACACATTCAGCAAACACATCTTGAGACCCTTTGATGATTTCAATATCACCAGATTCACAAACAACAATATTTCCTTTAGCATCATAAAATGCTCTTTGTAAGTTAATCTTTGCTGATTTATCAGAAGTTACTTCAAAGATGATACCACCGGAAGTTTCTTTCTTGAATGTGAATTTTATATCAGATTTATTTTCTGTTTGTTCAACTTTAGCAGTTGTTTCAACATTATTATTAGTTTCATTCTTAGGTTTTGTTAAAAGAGTGAATGCTACAAAGATAATTAAAAACAGTGCAAACACTCCACCAATGATAAAATAATGCTTTTTATTTAACTTCTTATAATCAAAGTTAAATTTTTTCTTTTTCGGTTTTATTCGTCCTTTTTTCTCTTTTTTAGGTTTGGACTCTATTTCTTCTGTATCTTCATGAGTTGGTTCAGTTTGAATTGGCTTATCTTGAATATAAGGTGATGATTGTTCTAATTCAACTTGTTCAAAGTCTGAATTATCATCTAAAAAATCACTATCTGTAAGTTCTTGGATTTCATCAAGCTCTTCAACTTCTTCATGAGGATTGAATGAATTAAAATCTTTTTCTAAGGACGGGAGTTTACGCTTTGGTAATGGCATATTAACTTCCTCTCTCTATATTTATTAAATCATTTTGGGTTGTACCCGGCATGAATTTTACATTACTTATATCGTCATAAGTTTTGTCTGGGTATACTAATCTAATTGTATCTTTTCCTTTATTTTCTTTCAATCTCTCAATATATTCTTCTCTTAATTTTTTGTATTTAACTTTAACTTGATGTACCAATTCACCATCATGAGATAATGCTACACGTTTAAGAGCTGTTATTTTTGGATTTCCATACACTTCAACACCGTTACGTTTGAATTTAGGTGTTACAATATCTACTTGATAAACAATGTTTTCAATAGGCATAGGAATAGCTTTAATTTGATTATATTTTTCCAATTTTTCTGGGTCGTTAGTTACTCCTAATTTTTCAGGTGCTAATTCACCAAACTTTTGGATTGCTGTATATTTTTCAATACCTGCTAACAAATCTCTATCCATACGAAGTACTGCCCGAGATAATTTATTATCTGTTGTTACTTGCATATATTTACTTTTCTGTTTAGTAGTTTTGATTTCTACTTTAGGGAAAGTTACATAATGACCAACAACATTAACTTCTTGAGCATCTAAATGAACAGGTTCTTGTTCAATCTTATCTAATGGGTGGCGAGATAAGAATAATTCTGTTAAATCGGCTTCATATTTTGCTTGTACAGCATATGAATATTCATCAGTATCTAATTTAATTTCATCTGAAGCTTCTACTCCACCAACTGAGAATAAATTCTTTCTTTTGTTTAATTTTTCTTGTTTTTCTGCTGTCTTGATTAACTTATCAGCATTATCAACAATAGATTTACGAGTTACACCTAAACAATCAAAAGCACCTGTAAGAGCAAGAGCTTTTAGAGCACCTGTTGTTAATCCTTTATATTTAATCATTCGTGAAATAAAATCAGTAATTGATTTAAATTCACCTTTTTTATTGCGTTCTTTAATAATAGACTCTGCTAATGATTTAGGGAATCTCTTAATTCCAGACAACCCATAAATAATTGTATTTTTATCAGTCATACTTGGTGTGATTAGAATGTCTGACTCATTTACTGATGCTGGTTGAATTTTCAAGTTCATTCTCTTAACTTCAGCAATATATTCTCGAATTTTATCTGGCGTATCATTAAGTTTTAATGCAGCTGCCATAAATTCTACTGGGTAATGTGCTTTTAAATATCCAGCTATATAAGCATTTAGAGCGTATGATACAGAGTGAGATTTATTGAAGGCGTATTCACCGAATGCTACAATACCTTCCCAAAGAAGATTTACTGCTGTTTCGTCATAACCGTTATCTACCATACCTTTAATGAATTTTCCACCAAGTGATTTCATTAAGGCCATTTTCTTTTTACCAATCGCTTTACGCAAATCATCGGCTTCTTTAGGAGTAAATCCAGCACATTCCTTTGCGATTCTCATACAGTCCTCTTGATAAACTACTAGTCCATAAGTATCTTTTAAGAGTTCTTCAACTTTTGTTCCATAAAAAGCTTCATGAACTGGAACTCTAACATTAGGATTGTTTTTTCTTTGAGCAAATTGCAAGTGACTGTTAAGACCCATTGGCCCCGGACGATAAAGAGCCGTTACGGCAGCTAAATCCATAAATTCTGTTGGTTGTAATTCTCTTAGCATTTCTTTAACACCAGAACTTGAGAATTGGAAAATTGCAGATGTTTCAGCGTTAGAAAATAATTTATAAGTTAATTCATCATCTAAATCACTTTGAACCAACTCATTAACATCAATCGTAATACCTCTTGTTTTCTGAACATTTTTAATGGCTTCGTCAATCAAGTCAACCGTTACAAGGCCTAAGAAGTCCATTTTGATAAGGCCAAGAGCTTCACAGTTATAATAATTCCATTGTGTTACAGACAAACCATCACTTTGTCTAATTTGAACGGGTACTACTTCTTTAATCGGTTTAGAAGAAATAAGCATACCACAAGGGTGGACGCCAGTCTCTCTCATTCTACCATCAAGAGCTGCAGCTGCATGAGCAATTTCTTCTAATTGTGGTGTATTCAATTGAATACGCAAATCAGCTCCAGCTTCATAATATTCTGAATTTGGGTCAAGCATGCTTTTAATTGTCATTTTCTTCTCAATAGCATCTGGTAAAGTATTACTAATTGCTTGTGATTGAGCAAAACTTAAACCATAAATTGTACCCATTGATTTAAAAGCATTTTTAGCTTTAAACGGGCCTGGTGTTATAATCCCAGCAACATTATCTGAGCCGTACAAATCCATAACATGCTCAATGGTCTTTCCACGGCCTACTGTATGAAAGTCACTATCAACGTCTGGGTTAGTACCTGGGTCAATAATTTTAATAGATTTAATCTTTCTACTCATCGTCTATTACATCTCCAACTTCTAATTGATAAATATATTTTTCTTGACCATTTACTTTTTTCTTTTCAGAAACAATAATCTGTTCTTTTTCGCCATCTTCATACTCAATTTCAAAGATAGCTCCACGTCCGTCTGAAATAAATCTTTCAAAAAGTAAATTAAATCTAATTGGGTCAGTATTTGAAATGTTTAATAAATAAGCGATTTCACTTCCCCCAACACTTCCACGACCAGGCCCAATAGGATAGCCATTGTTTATTGACCATTGTAAGTATTCTTGTACTACTAAGAAATATGAGATAAAGTCATTACTTAGGATAACTTCTCGTTCAAAAGCAATTTTTTCTCTTGATTCTTTTTGAATAGCTTCTGATTGATGAGCTCTTTTCTTTTTGAAACCTTCTTCTACTAAGTAATCAAAATATTCTAAATCTGTATTAAAACCTTCAGGCAATTTTGGTTTTGGTCTTAAATGCACATCATATTCTAAGTTTACAATTTCAATTTTTTCAGCAATTTTGATTGTATTGTTAATTGCTGGCAAATATGGCAAAGTTTTATACATTTGGTCATAATCAGCAAAGTTTCGACTATTTCCACCTAATGCTGGTCTTATTCCACCTCTATAAGTAGGAGTTTCTGACAATTTCATATTTGCTCCAACAGCCATAAAATGTTCTTGGTGGACAGCATCTTCTTTATCTAAGTAATGAACATCATTGGTCAATACTGTTTCAATGTTTAATTCTTTTGCTAATTTTGCAAGAGTTTTAGCAGAGTAATCGGGAATTGTTTGGTATTCCATTAGTTCAATGTAAAAATCTTCCCCAAAAATAGATTTCATTCTTGAAGCGTATTCTTTTGCTTTTTCTACTTGATTATAACGTAATCTAATATTCAATTCTGAATCTGGGTCCCCTGATAAAACAATAAGTCCCTCTTTATATTTAATTAGTAAATCTAAATCAATTCTTGGTACAATATAAAAATGGTCTTGATGAAATGATTCATTCAGTAATAAAAAAAGATTATGTAATCCAGTATCATTTTTTGCAAGAACTGTTAAATGAGTATTAGCACCTCTATTAGGAATAATTTGTTTAACATTTTCTTGATAAATTACTTCACGCATAGGAAAACGTTCATTTGTAATTGGAGCCATGTTAAATTCTACACCGACAATTGGCTTAATATTTTCTTTCTTACATTCAGCAATAAATTGATAAATGCCTGTCATAGTATTAGCATCTGTCAAAGCTAGAGCTTCCATTCCTAATTCTTTTGCTCTAGTAACATATTCTGTTATTGTTCCATAACCTTTTAATAAACTGTTATCAGAGTGGACATGAAGATGAACAAATTTTGATTTTTCCATTTTGACTCCTTTAAAATTTTTATAGTTATAATTATTATTCCAAAAATGCTAGAAAAAAGCAATATTTTTATATTGCTTTAGCTCGTCAGTAGCTGCAGTTTTGAGTAATCATGATAAATCATTCCAACCTTGTGCTAAACTGTCTTAGCAAGCAACTACAGCTGTTTAGTGTGTATTTAAGTTAATTGTTTAGCATTCTTTCTGCTTAAAAGATAAAATGAGAAAGAAGTTACAAACAAAAGTAAAATTGCAACAAATAAACTCATGTAAACAGATAAGTTTTTTGTATAAGCAAACAATAGAAAAACAATTGATACATCAATAGCTGGAATAGTAAAGCTTAACAATGCTTTGTGTTTATATTCTTTTTGTATCATTTCTATCATAGCAAGTATTCCAAAATAAAGGAAGAATACAGACGGTAGGAAAACTCCAGTTAAGCCTATATAATTTGGTTCTAACATAGTAGCAGAAATAGAAGAAATAACAAGCAATCCAATGAAAGCAAATAAATTAAATATAAATTTTCTTACAGTTCCAGCAAGGAACCATGCTACTACATTTGAATAAATCAACATTGCTATAATTGATGGGATTGAGAATAAAGGTAAAGCAAAGATAACACTCAAAAAGAAGAATGAAGCAATTAGAAATGTTACCCATTGTTTAGTGGATTTGCTTAATAGATTTTTAAAATAATTCATTCAATCTCTCCTTAGTGTCCAGTTGAGCCGAATCCCCCAACACGTTTTCCATTAGCTGTATCACCGTCTGCAACAAGAAATGGTGCAAAGACAGCTTGTACCATACGAGTACCTTTTTCAATTGTTACTTCTTTATCAGTAATGTTAATAAATTGACCGAACATATGGCCCTCATTACCTGGGTTGTTATAATAATCACCGTCAATAACTCCAACTGAGTTAACAAGTACAATTCCTAATTTTCTTGCACCTGAAGAGCGGTCATATAGATAAAGAACTTCACCATCTTGCATATATGCTTTCAATCCAGTTGGAATAAGTTTGATTTCGCCTGGTTTGATTGTAACTGTTTCAGCAGCTTTCAAATCATATCCAGCTGCGTGTGCAGTTTCTCTAACTGGTAACAAATCTGATTCATCTTTATATTTTTCTACTAATTCAAATCCTCTAATTTTCATTATTTTTAAACTCCTTTACTTTTAATTTATATTCGTCAAAGATAATCCATTTATTTCTTTCAAGTGATTTCTGCAATAAAACGTTTGTCTTATTATACAATTCTTCTTCAAGTACTTTTAAGTCATAACGTTGATTTTCTTCATTTGAGAAACAATCCAATAAATATTGGCATAATTCACCATATGATAACTCAGAGGCAACTTCCTCTGTTGAGTTATCATCTTTATATTTACAAATAATATTATAGTACATTTAGTCACCTTTATTTAATGATTTTTTCTTGGCCTTTATTTAGCAATGAAACACTTTCTTTATTGATTGGTTCTTGTACATCTTCTGTATAGTTTTCCTTATCAATTTCCCAAAATGCTCTATAAGCACTATGTAAATCATAACTAAATGAAGAGCGTTGAGCTTCAGTAGCTTCTACTTCTTCTGTCATTTTATATTTCATTCCAAAAGTCAAGCATTTTTGAATATCTTCTCTGAATTTACTCATATCTAATGCAGTTTTATTTTGTTTAGAAATATTGACCAAAGTGACTCTTAAAATTGGAGTTTGTGAAAAATCAATTTTTTCAAATTCACTTGCAATTTTGTTTTCAATTTCTAAAGTACTTCTATTTTTGCATTGGATAATAATATCTTTTTGTAGGCGCTCTTCGATAATATGAAATTCGGGAGTCATTTCCTTTTGGTCTTTAATCGTCCACATAGTCCAACCACGACCTAATTTACATTCTTTATCTGAAAATCCTCTACGGATTAGACTTCCGCCATAAAATTGCTTTCTGTTTGAAGTGTCAGTTAATCCATCTGTTGAAGATACCCAACCCCTTTCGTGAATGTGGCCCATCAAGGTGTAATCCCAATCCATATTCATAATTTCTTCGGGAATAACAATCTCACGTGGTTCGCTTTCTGAATGAAGTATCATATTCATATTAGTATCATATACTGAACCGTGTGTTACTAAAATATTAAATTTACCTTTTATAGTCTTTAATCTTTTCATAGTTTCTTGTTGAGCAATAAAGCCATGGTGAGATACAAAATGACAAACAATCCCCGGTGAGATTTCTACTACAACATAAGGTTCTGTATAAGAATATAAACCTAAAAGAGGTTCATCAATTACTGCATTTGCTGGAATTTCTCGGATAGAATCTTCAGCGTCATGATTTCCAGCTATGTTATAAAATGGAATACCTGCTTTTACTAATTTTTGTAATATTTTTTTACATTGAATGATTGTATAAATACTTGGTTTAGGAGAGTGGAACATATCTCCACTACAAATTACCACATCTGGTTTAGCTTCAATGATTTCATCAATCGCTTTATCTAAAGCATCATAACCATCTTGTTCTCTTAAATTTATACCTGTTTCATTATCTCTAAATTGCCCAGACCTATATCCTAAGTGGCAATCACTAATTTGTGCTATTTTAAATTCTTTGGTCATTTTACTCCTTTCAGCTTTGTAACGGTGCATTACATTTTAATGCTATGTTAATCTTAGTTAATACATTTCTAAAATGATTATCTTTATCAATACATCTAAGTTCGCCTTTGTAATATAAATTTAATTCTGTTGTTTGTTTTAATATATATTCTAAAGTTTCAGATTTAGGATAAGTGCCATTGCTTTCTAAATCTCTTATAGTATTGTTGATTGCATAAGCATTTTGTTTTGGTAAATGTTTAGTTATATCTCGTCTTGGAACTCCCGATTCCAATAGAGCAGCTACTTCATAAGCCAATTGATAATGTCTATTCAACCAACTAATCAAGCCAAACATAGGAACTTTATTATTTACCATTCTGTTATAACAATCCAAAGCTTGTGCTATATTATGTTTATCTAAAGCACCTGTAACATCCCATGGGAGTTTTACGCCACTCTTTGCTGGCAAATAAACAGCTACATCTTGAATTGAAAATTTTTGTATTTCTTCTTTTGGAATATTCTTTAATGCTTTTTCTAGCATAGCAAGAGCTTCAAAATTTTCTCCCACATATTCTCTAAGTTGATTTTTAATAGAAGTGTTAAGTGGTATATTTTTAAGTACATCTGTTTTTAATGTATCCACTCTCTTTGAAGAATTATCCTCAATTGTACCATTAGAATATTCTACTAATGTTTTGATTGCAGCTAATCCAGCAGAAGATTCCTTACCGTTGATAGCTTTGTCTGGGTATAAGAAAGTTATAACAACTCCATTGCCCCACCATTTTCCATTGAATAAATGTTTATCTTCATTAAGTTTTTTCTTAGTAGGGATTAGTTTACTGAAATTGACTGCAGCTTGTGCTTCAGACAAATCTAACCAAACTGCCTGTACTCCACCGAACAAGTTTTTACTTTGTACTAAACCCTTTCTCCAAGTTGTAGATTTGATTACATCATCTTTGTTAATTTTCCATTTTTGGAATATTTCTTCTTGCCTTTTAAGCAGATTTGTGGAGCTTTTATCTATAATTAAAATTAAATTATTTTTCATATGGATAATCCTCTGTACTGTACATTATAGTATCTCTTTTAATTAGAAAATCATTATTACCTAATGAGTATTCATATAATGAGTCATTGCTTCTTCCTACGTTATCACCCATAACAAAATATTCATTTTCTTTCAATTTAATTTCTAATTCTTGTTCTATTTTTACTTTACCTTTAATTCTAACTCTTTCTTTCCCATTAACATAAACATAGTCAGAGTCTATTTTTACTTCATCATTTGGTTCAGCAATAACACGTTTGATTAAGCTTTTATCTTCTTGATTAGACCATGATTTTGGAGCAATGAATGAAACAATGCTTTCTTTTTTTATGTCTTTCTCTTTGCGTAAAATAATAAAAGTGTTGTTATGTAAGGTTGGTTCCATAGATTGACCAGAAATAAGAACCAATCTAAATTGAGAGAAGTAATAAAGAAGCGTAAAAATAACAATTAAAAGTGGTATGAAATAATAACGCTTTTTCATTATAGTTTCATTTCCTGTCTAATATTGAACCCGATTGTTTTCAGCGTGTCAAGTTCTAATCTAAGTTGATTAGATTTTTGAGTTAATTCTCTAATCATTTCTGAAAGGTAAGCTAATCTTGCTTCTAATTTTTCACAAGCTAATTCTGCTAATATTTTCTTTTCAGTAGCATTTGCAGCCTCAACAGTTAAAATATGATAACGTAGTTTATGTTTGTATTCTAATTCAGTTTTAACTTTCTTTTGTGTGTATATATTTATTTGTTTGTTAATGTCATTCATTTGTAAGACAGTTGCTATCAAAGTTTCATTAAATTTTTCAACTTTTAGGGAATCCCAAAAACTATCAAAGTAATTACTAGCATCAACAACTTCTAAGCCCTTAAAATCTGGTAATTTAATGTCACTTTTCAAAGCGGTAATGTCTAATTTTTCTTGATTATCCATTATTGCTCCTTTCGCAAAGATTATAGTATAGTTATATTATTCCTTTTTTGAAAGAAAAAGGAATAACTTTTTGAGTTATTCCTTACTTTCCTTTTCTTTGATTAAATCCCGTTCATCAATTAAGTTATTTTCAAATTTTTTCGTTTCATCATAAGTAGGTCTTATGAATGTAATCAACCCTAGTGAAATTGCACAAACAATACTTCCACTCATTGTGTATGTTAAATTACCAGGTTTAACTAATATTAAGTCTAATACAATAACAATAAACCAAATAAGAAGGCTTAAGTTTAATCTTTGTTTAAACGATAGCATTTCTCTTAATTTTAGAATTTTGTAATCTTTATTCTCTGGTAAATACACATAAATAATAGAAAACATTGCTAAGCCAATAACGAGTAAGAAAATACATCTAACTGTATTGATGAAGTAATTCCATGGTAAATAAATATCTGTTAATATTCCAATACCAATAAAGGCTATTAAAATACCTATAATTGATAGAGTAAACATTTTTAAATTTGTATTTTTTTGTTGTCTTAAAAAAATCAAAAATTTTCTAAAATTATTCATTCCTAGTCCTCATTTTGTTTTAAGAATATGTAAGCATCTCTTAGAGCTTCTTCTCTATATTCAGAATCATAAATTTGTTTAGCTTCTCTTTTTGCTAATTCAATCAATGATAATGTTTCAATGTTAGTCAAATCACAAAATCTAAAAGTAGATTCGCCTGATTGTTTTACCCCAAAAATATCGCCTTCTTTTCGAGTTCCTAAGTCTACCATTGCTATGTCAAATCCGTCATTACTATCAACTAATGATTGTAAACGTCTAGTAGCACTTTCAGAGTCAGCATCTGAAATTAAGTAACAATATCCTTGGTCTTTTCCACGACCAACACGGCCACGAATTTGGTGCAATGAACTAGCACCAAATCTATTTGCATCAAGAACAAGCATTACAGTAGCATTAGGAATATCTATACCAACTTCAATAATTGAACTTGCAATCAATACATCACACTTCTTATCTCTAAATTCTTCAATCTTTTTGTTTTGTTGGTTTTTATCTAAACCTCCATGAACATACTCAATTTTCAAACTAGGGAATTTACGAGTTAATATTTTTGTTGTCTTTTCAACAGAAGCAGATTTTGCTTTTTCTTGTACAGCTGGAGTAACAATAAAGACTTGATGTCCTTTTTCAATTTCGTTATAAATGTGAGACCATTCAGCACTTACAAGTTCTTTTAAGAAGTTATCTGAACTTTTCTTAATCCATTGTGTAATGTTTTCTTTTCTTCCAGCAGGTTTTTGAGTAATTGTAATCAATTCAACATCACCATATAAAGCAAGAGCTGTAGTTCTTGGAATAGGTGTAGCTGTTTGACTTAACATATCAATCTTTCTACCATCTTTTCTACTATCTAATAATGCTTCACGTTGATTTGCTCCAAATTTTTGTTGTTCATCAATTACTACTAAACCAAGATTGTTATATTCAACATTCAAGATAGAATGAGTACCAATTAGCACATCAACTGTACCATTCTTAACAGCATTTAAGATTTCTTTTTTCTCTTTTGCTTTTGTAGCACCAGATAAATATGCAACAACAGGTTTATCTTTGAGTGGAGCTATCATTTTGACAAAAGTATCATACAATTGTTTTGCTAAAATTTCGGTTGGCCCTAACAAGCATGCTTGATAACCGCAATCAACTGTATATAAACAAGCGGCTGAAGCAATAGTTGATTTACCTGAACCAGTATCAGCACTAATCAATAGATTTTCCGCTGTAGGTTCTTTTAATTTCTTGATAATCTTTTCAATAGCTTCTTCTTGCGAGCCTTCACCCTTAGTCAATTCATAAGGGAGATTTTTGATTGCTTCAATCATAGTTTTAGGATTATCTGTTACTTTTGCTATTCCTAAAGCTTTTTCTGTATTTCTCTTTTTGTGTTCAAAAATTAGTTGCATATAGAACAGTTCAATATATGATAAATTATTTAATGTTTCATCATATTCAGTTACGTTTTCGGGGAAATGTAACTTTTTAAGAGAAGTCCATAATCTTTCTTTACTATGTTTTATATAATGTCCTATATTAGTGCCATCAAATCGTAATAACAATTCTTGAACTGCACTTGTTAATACTTTTGTTGTAATTTTTGCTCTAGGAGATTGTCTATAAACAGGCACAATAGGAAGTGATTTAACTTCTTCTTCTGGTAGGATTTGTGTACCATTAAACTTATCTCTACCTATTCTAGTTAATGATACATAAACTTTATCCCCTGGGCGATAAATTTTTGTTAGATAACTTGCACCCCAAAAATCAATAGAAATACTTCTTTCTCCGTCATTGAGAATCATTCTAGCGTTTCTATTAAGATTTGCTGAGAAAGATTCAATTACACCACAAATAAATACTCTTCTACCAAAAGGTGCATTATAAGAGTTAAATATTTCAGTTCTATCAATATAATAACTTGGTCTTGATAGAAGTAAATCAACAGCATTATAATATTTTAGCTTCTTGAAGCCTTCTGGTTTAATTTGATAACCGTCTTTGATTGATACTAAATCATATAATTCTATATTAAATAAATCTTCAATATTAGAATCATTGCTTAACGGTTCTGTTAATTTTGCTTCTAATTCCTCTGACATTTTGAATCTTGGTAAAAATGGGTGAGAGAATGAAGTAATCAGCCTAATAGTCTCATACATACGGGAGAAAGGAATAGAATAGATAGTCAACATATGATGAGTAGCACCAACTATTCCTAATAATTTTGTGTATGAAATCAGAGCTGGAGCTTTGATTCCAACATGAGTTTTATCTTTTAAGTATAATTCAGGTTCATCAACATTACTTGCCAATGCTTCAATGTATTCTTTTTCAGATTGGTCTAAATAGCCAATCATATTTTCACTTAGTAGACTCAGCCTATAAATAACATAACAATTAAACATAAGTAGGGGCATTTCATAAAAATACCCCTTTTCTGTTTTTTGTTCTGTTACTGAGGCTAATTCTTTTAAAATTGCATTAGGTAAAACCTTTTTACTTTTTAAGTGTAAAGTATCTTTTTCTAAATTTGCTCTTACTAATATATTAGCCATTTTATTCCTTTTTTAATAATTTAAAATTTCTTTTAGACTCTTCAAGTGTTCCAATGCAGTTGATGGCAATTTTCTTAAGTTATCATTTAAATTTTCAGCATAATGAATTTTCTCATTTTCTGAATAAGTAATTTGCTTGTAATCTGAAATGAATTGAGAAGCAATTTCATCTAAACTCTCTAATTCGTCTTGATTGAAACTCATTAAGAGAAAAGCTCTCTTAACTTCATCTTTCTCTAATACAGTAACAAATCTTACAAAGCCTGCTTTCTTTTGAGAATTTACATTGATAATCTTTTCAATTACACTTGGTACATCTGCATTTTTGTCTGCATTAACAAATTGTACAACAACACTCTTTTGACTGTCTGTTAATTTGTTGAATTTTTCATAAATTCTTAAAGCATTGATAATGATTTCTTTTGTATTGAAATTATTATTAACTGCTTTTTCAGACAATTCAATTTTTTGTGGTGTTTCCACATTTACATTTATTTTTGGTTCTTCTTTTTGCTCAACAGTTGCTGGTGTAACATATTCTGTTGTTACAGTAGTTTGTGTTACTGGAGTTGGTTTAACTTCTTCTTTTACAGGTTCAGGTTCTCCACCCTCTCTTTCAGAATATCCAGCAGCCATTCTCATTTGTTCTTCTAATGATAAAGTCATTTAAATCTCCTAATTTATTTTATGGATTTTTAACTTTGCTTTATACCTTTATATAATTATTATTCCTTTTTTAATGGTTAACTATTATATAATATAAGCAAGTTGTAAATATTGATGGTAACAATATGAATCCACTTATTGCTTCAATTTTACATTTACGTTTTACCACATCTAAAACTAACAATATTAAAGCTAAAGAAAGAATACTATGATAAATATTTACGAGTGAAAAAAGTAAATATCCAACATACATAGCTCGCCAATCAGACATTCCCACATCATCTATTTTAAGAGATAATGCAAATATAACACAACCTGTTATGAGTAACAAAATCAATTCTTTATCAAGGTGAACTATTATATTAAATAACAATAACAGTAATGTGTTATACCTAAGGAGCCATCGATTTGCTTTATATGTTCTTAAATCAGTAAATAAGATTTCAATTGCTGAATATAATGTTACAGATATTCCAGCATTTAAAATACTTACATAAGTTACTCTTTCTTCAATACAAAAATAAAGTAGTAATTTTAGTAATAAACATGAAATAACTAAAGTTACAATAAATGTAATCAATATATGTTTAATAATATCTTTTTTCTCTGAAAAAATCTCTTTATATATCTTTTTACTTGTTGAAGCATTTATTAGAAATGCTACAAGAAGTGTAAGGCAAGTAGGGCCCCACACTTCTATATAGTTAATTATATTCATTATTCTTCATCATATAGAGTAACACCGATGAAAACATTTTCATCAACAGTGCCATCTTCTTTCAGAACGTTAAATTTAACAATTTCTGGTGAATCTTCTGCCCAAGTTAATTGTACATTTTCCTCTAGGACATTGAAAACAGGCAATAATGAGATTTTTGAGAAAGTCAATGTTACATCATCAGCAGCTTTATCAATGACTGTTAATTTCATATCATCTTCATTATCATTTACTGCCATTGTATCATCATTGATAACATAATGAATTAAATCAGAAGTAGGGCAAAGTTTAAACATTGAATTTGTAGCAAATCTTAAAGAGTTAGTATCGAAAGTTATTTTTTGCTCATCAGATACACGAGTTTTTAAGATTTCATAAGCAAGAGGTCTAATATCTGCCTTAGCTACAAGAGCAATAATATTGTTACTGTCTTTATATCCAAATAAGTTGTCAGATTCAATCAAAGTAAGAGTTGTATTAGCTTCAAATGTGTTAGCTAATAGATTTAATTGATTTGAACGTAACAACACAATTGGAGTTTCATCTGCTTCTACTTTTAAATCATGGTCAACTGCAATTTCAACTAATGAGAAACTGTTTGTACCAACCATTTTAATCTTTTCATCAAAGATTAAGTGCAAGCAAGATGTTGCTGAAGAAGTAGCCAATGGTTCAGAATCAAGGAATTTACTTGCTCTTGAAAAGTTTTTAATAAATTCTGTTGAGTCAATTTCAGAAAGAACTGTTACATCTTCCATATTATATTCAATAACATGGTCATTAACTGGTAATTTAAATTTACCATTTCTTGTAGTAATGTTAAATTGACGATTGCTTGAGGACATTGTGAATTTGGCGTCCATAGGGAAACTTGGTAAGATAGAAAGGATTGTTGTTAATTGTTTCCCGTCAACAGCCCATTCTGTAATTTCATTATCTTCTTTGCTAATATGAGATACTGGAATCTCACCTTTAAAGAAAGTTGTTTGTGAAGTACATTGGAGAATTAACTTATCCCCATCTAATTTAAGTAATGCTTGACTTGCTTCATCTTTCATGTCAAGACCTTTAATAACGACTTTTGCTACATTAGCAAATTGAATAGTATCTACTGTAAATTCCACTTATTTAATTCTCCTTTAATAAATCTTCTGCTTCTTCTAAGTCTCTTTGTGAATCAATAGCTTTCCAAAAACCATTATGAATATGAGCTCGGATATGACCAATTAGTGATTGTTTTTCTAGAACATCATGTGAGAAATCAAATTCTTCTTCTGAAAAGTAATTGAAAATCTCTGGTTTCATACAAATATAACCACCATTAACAAATTCTTTAGTGTCATTGCTTTTTTCTTTAAATGCAGTTACTTCAGAATCGTTTTCAATGGTTAATAGTCCAAATCGCTCTTTTTTAGGAACAGCACATAGAGAAATGATAGTATCATCATTTTCTAAAAGTAATTTTTCAATAGCTGCGGTATCAACATTGCTAATTCCATCTCCATAAGTCATTAAGAACGGTTCTTTCAACTCATCTTTCAATTGATACAAACGTTGCGCAGTACCTGAATTAAGACCTGTATCTACGATTTGAACTTCAATATCTTTTAGGAAAGCAAGCTTGTTTGTCATTTCTAGCCCCGCTAAAGCACTAGAGAAAATCAATTTATTGTTTGAAATGTTAATATTGCTCAAAAAGTAGTTATAAATTTCTTCAATTTTATAGCCACCTAAAATATAAAACTTTTCAATTCCATCATTTACAAGTTTTTCCATAATATGCAATAGAATTGGTTTTCCATCTAATTCAACAAGTGGTTTAGGAATTTTATGAGTTTGTTCACTCAATCTAGTACCACGACCACCAGCAAGAATTACAGCTGTTTTAATAGTATTCATTATACTACCTCATTTCTTTTAAAAAGTTATTGTTATAGTTATATTATTCTTATTTTGCTTTTAATTTTAATCTTTTTCCTAGTTTTTTCTGAGTAGTTGTTTGTTGAACTTTACTATCTTTGTAAATTTCAATATTAGTATGTTCCAATACACTCCAATTAGGATTAGTTTTCTTACTTGCAAAATTGATTGAGTCAACACTTTCGCCAACAAAGATAATACCCAAATTATCTCTTGTTAATAATGCAGAACTTAATTCGCTCATGAAAGAATTGACATTATCTTGTACATCAGTAGGTCTATTTGGTCTAACTTGTTCTATAATTAAAAGCTTTGTTTCTTCATTGAAGATTTTATTTTTAATTTTCGCTTGGTCACCAAAACCTCTAATTGTTGAATAACATTCATTCAAGTTAGTGATACATACAGACGAGGGCTTCAATCCTAAAGCAATACAAGATTTAGCAATAGTATAAGCATAAGTTAAATTTTCTTTTGGATTAGAATATAATAAAGCAGCTCTAATTGGATAAGCACTTTGTATTTCTTTAACGAAGTCCTTGTCTAATTTAATATTTTTTACTTTAGTATAATCTCGTTCCCATGTTTCTAAATTTTCTTTTATTCTAGCAATTTTGACTTCTGTTTTTGATTGAGCATTTAAGGATTGTTTATTCTTTAAATATTCTTTATAAGAGTCAGAATTGGTTTTATTGTGTATATATTCTGGCATTTAATCCCCCCAATCTAAATCATTCTCAAAATCTTCTTCATCTTCTTCTAGTAAGTCATTGTACTCACCTTGTTGGTATTTATTCCAAATTTCCAAAAATGATTTTTCAGTTAAATTCAAATTAAAATAAGCATGCAATATGATAACTTGTAAAAAATCTTCTTCATCATAATTGAGTAATGTAACATATTTCTCATGTAAAGTCTTTACTTTATGATTAAAAAATTCAAATGGATTAAGTTTTAATTTAAGTGCTTGGTCTGTATAGATTTCTTTTATATAATCTTCAGCATCACTAATTAAACCGCTTTTCATTAAATAACCAATAAATTCTTTTGATTTTTCTTTCTTCTCTACTTTGATTTCATCAAATAATTTTTTTGCCATATTATAACTCCTCAAATAAAGAATCAAATTCATCATCATTCTCAGTTACATTGTCAATGAATGAATTATCAAGAATATTAGTATCTTCTTCATCTAAATTAGTTAAATCATTTCTTGTAACTTCAACTTCATCTTCTTCCGGCTCCACATCAACAAACATAGATTTTTCAAGTACACATCTAACTTGGAATTTCTTATCAGCTTGACCACCACGGTTCTTATCAATGATAAACAAAGCTTTAGGGTCAGGTGATTCATCTCTATATTTTCTATGGATAATCAGTACAACGTTAGAGTCAGCCGCAATACCAGCAGATTCACGAATATCTGCTTTAGATGGCAATCTATTTTCATCTTCATCTTTTGATTCACGGTTTAATTGTACTAAAATCATAATAGGAACTTGCAAATCTTTAGCAAGAACTTTTAATCCACGGGACATAGCTGCTACTTGTTGCTCACGATTAGAATGTCCACGATTAGAGCCTGGGTTAATCAATTGTAAATAATCAACAATAATCAAATCCAACCCCTCAGGTGAAGCGGCTTGTGCTTTTGCTTTTGACCTAATATAATCAATTGTAATATCCGAATCATCTTCAACCACTAATGAAAAACCTGCCATAGTTTCTGTTGCTTGAGCAATTCTTTCATTTTCAGATGGTGTTCTATGAGCGCCGGGTTTGAGTTTGTATGTCGCCACACCAGATACAGAAGATAGCATACGTTCTGCTAATTCTTGACGAGTCATTTCTAAAGAAAAGAATAAAACAGTTTTTCCAGCTGCACAAGCGGCTTCAGCAGAGTTAATAGCAAAAACAGTTTTACCAACACCTGTACGAGCTCCTATTGTATTCAAGCTTCCTTTTTGCCAACCACCATTTAAAACTTTGTTCATTTGTGGATTGAATAATGGAACTACATCTAAATCAACTTCATTTTCTGATGAAGCTTTTGCTACAACTTCATTTACAGTTTCAGCAAAATCAATTTTAGATTTAGGAATAATGTCTGAAGCAAGATTTGCTAATTTTTCTTCACTTTCAGAAATTACTGATAAAACATCTGGGTTTTCGTCTAATTCCTTTAATTGTTTAGTTAGTAATTCTTTTGTTTCTGATTGTACATATTTTTTCTTAAGCAATTCAGCCAACGCAAGTGGAGATTGAGAAGTATCTGTACTATTTAGCGATACGATAAATTGAGTATCAGGTTTAAGTCCTTTATCAATTAAATTAGAGTACAATTCAACTTCAGTTATTTCCTCTGCTTCTGATTTGCCATATAAATCTTGAAGAGCTATATAAATTTCTCTATAATTTTCATTTTTAAAGAATTTAGGGTCAATTATTGTTCCAGCTTCTGTTATTTTGTGTTGTTGATTGAATAAACTAGAAATCAGTAATTTTTGTATTTCTTCATAGTTAAATTTGTTACTCACTATTTAAACCCCTTTTATTTTTAGTTATATTTATTATTCCTTTTTCTTTTGGTAATAACTCGAAAAATAAGCGATTGTGAGCTGTTTTTATGAAAAGTCGATACATTTATCGAAAATCAGTTTTGACTGTCTTAGCGTTGCTTATATGACGATATAACGACAATCAAAATCAGTTTGACAAAACAAAAAGATAAGCAAAAATGCTTATCTTTTCTTTATTTTAATTTTGAATCAATTTGTTGTTTTAAATAACCTAAAATATCATCAGCTTTTTCAAAGTCAACAGCTTTATCAGAATCGCCTACTACAATAAATGGAGTAAATAATTTACCTGTTGGAGATTTCTTAGCTAATTCATTATCATTGAAAATATTGATTGTATTAGTTTTTACTTGTTCAATTAAATCTTTTTGTTTGCTTTCAATAGCTTTCCATTCTTCTTCTTTTCCACCTAATGTGATAAATAAATCTTTAAAAGCACTATCCTCTTTTGTTTTGCCATTTGGGTGGAAATCTACTGACAATACACTAGAGAAATAATCAAATGCCATATCTGGTCGTTCATTGATTACACCTAAAATCCAAGCTGCAGCTCTATTAGAATAATCATCAACTGTTCTAGCAGATAAGAAGCTTAAAATGTGGTATCTAATTACAACATTCTTATTATTTATATAATCTTTAATTGTGTCCTTTGTTAAAGTTTCTAATTGTACACAAGCTGGACAATAAGGGTCAACATACCAATCTACAATCGTAGCATTTTTATCAATGTCTTTTTCTAATATTGCTTTACCGTCTTTTCCTAAATAGAATGAAGCATTAGCAACATATTGATTATCTTTTGTAGTTTGTTCAGTGTTTGAAGTTTTACTATTTTCTGTTTTTGAATTGTTTGTGCAAGCAGTAGCAAATAATAATGCTACTGCAGCCAAAACAATAAGTTTAATCATCTTTGTTTTTTTCATTTTATTCAGCGTTCTTTCCATTGATAATATTTGATTTAATCACTTCTTCAATTTGTTTGTTAATTGCAGAAAGCAATCTTTCGTTTTGTTCTAACTCTTCTAATAGGCCTGCTTTTGAAGTTGCAATCTTAATAATTGTTGGAACTCCATTTTCGTGGTCACCTTCTTGCTCTACTGTAGAATTATAACCTGAAACATCAATATCTTCAAGAGTTTCAAATGTATAAGTACGACCGTTCTTAATTAGAACTCCCAAATCTTCACCAACAACCATACATTCAGCTGCACGATTGATTCCTTTTGCGAAAGTAAGTACAGTTAAACCTTCTCCATAAGGAGCTGCAACTTTATTCTTGATACATTTCAATCTAACTTCTGTACCAATCGTGTTATCGCCCTCTGTTACTAATCTAACTTTCTTAACTTCGATACGTTGTGAAGCCGTGAATTTAAGTGCTTTACCACCAGGTGTAGAAGTTTTAGGCCCCCACATATCTCCAACGTTATCACGAATTTGGTTAATAAAGATTACAGTACAATTAAATTCATTCGCTTTTTGAGCAATACGTTTCATAGCTTTACTCATTACACGAGCAAGAGTTGCCATAGAAGCTTTTTCTAAATCTGCTTCCAATTCTGCTTTTGGAGTCATAGCTGCAACTGAGTCTAATACAATAATGTCAACTGTTCCAGTTTCAATTAGTTTTAAAATCATTGTTAATACTTCTTCAGCAACAGATGGTTGTGAGAATCCTAGTTCATCAATTTTAACTCCCAATGCTTTTGCATAATTAGGGTCAAATGCTTGTTCAACATCAAGGAATACACCTGTACCACCTTCTTTTTGAACATTTCCTAATGCAGTTAGAGCGATTGAAGTTTTACCAGAACCTTCTGGTCCGTAAATTTCAATAATACGGCCTTTTGGAATACCTCCACCTAAGATACTATCTAATACAATACTACCTGAAGATGTTTTAGCAACATTTTCTTCTCTCATATCTGTTAATAGAGCAATTTGGCCAACGTTTTTCATTGATGAAACATCAGCAAGTGCTTTTAAGAAAGCTTCTTTCTTTGGATTGCTTAATGCTTGAGTTCCTACAATTTCATTAGTTTCGATTTTTTCTTTTTTAGCTACCATTTTTACCTTCCTAAAAATAATTTCCTAAAATCAATTTTGATTTTGTTTTATAGTTATATTATTCCAAAATTTCAACTTAAAAAGCAAAAAAGAAAGCAAATTTTGCTTTCTTTTTATTGCTCTAAATCAAGTTCGTCTGAAGTATCTCCTTTATCAAAGTTATATTTAACTCCGGATATATCAATGTTATCATAATCAAACATTGTTAAATCTTCTTTCTTGATTTTATTTGTCTTGAGTCTTGAATTGTTTGTATCAACATACCATTCTTTCCAAGCATCCTCAACTAAGTTATAGAAGTCTCTATTACGCCCTTGAGCTATCATTTGAGAGGCATTGGAACCTAAAATCTTAGCTCTTATTGGGTCTGGTAATGGAATATCCTTAAATATTACTTGTTTTGGTTTTTCTCCTTTCTTATTACTTAACATATAATCAGACGGAGAATTTGTATCTTGGAATAATTGTGCTTTATAAGAAGCAAGAGAGTCCTTAATTACTTGTTCAGTAGCTTGTCTATCCCAATCATTTGTTGTAATTTTCATAGTATCTCTCATGTCTTTATAAGTTGGTTGCTTAAATTGGTGAACATAGTCCATTTTTTGACCATCTTTTGTGGTTTCAGTTCTTACGATTGTTACTTCATCTTGATAAGTACGATTTGAATTATTTTCTTCTTCTAAGATAATTTCAGAGAAGTTTTCGTAACCTTCAACTGAAGCACATTCAGAACAGTAATAATTACCAATCTCATTTCTATAAGCAACTTCGCCAAATCCGATTTCTCTACCACAATTTACACAAATATGTTTAGTATGTTTTTCTGTTATACCAGCATAACCTTGTGTAACATTTCTACCGAATTGAGTTGTATATGCTTTGTTCTTAATGAATGTAGCAACACCAGACGACATTCCGCCAGAGAATTGTCCACCGATACGTTTAGATTCCATACCACCTGCAACAGCAGCTCCACCTAAACCTAATGCTAATTTGCCAGCAGATTTAAATACATTAACTCCTTTAGTAAAGCCTGATAGATTCATTTGGCCTAAACTTGTTTGACTAAATCTTTCAATGATACTTGCTCTATTCTTGAATAAAATATATGATACAATCATTGTAAATACTAATGCTTGTATCAGTCCTACTGAGTTAATCATAGCTACAAGGTTTGTATTTATAATAACACTCAACACTAATAAGAAGCTTGCTATAACTTTCTTCAACATAGTTGAGAATATAGTTCCAAAATACTGTTTAAGTATTTGTTGTCCTTTACCTCCCCAACAACCAAGAAGTAAGAATATAGGTGCCATTATTGTTAGGATAGTTATTCCTAATCCATAAATAGTACATAACAGAGCGAATAGTAGAGGAAGAATACTTCCAATAATAGTCAAGAACATAGAAATAAATGTTTGATTAAATCTTTCTCCACTCTTATTTCCAGTCCAATAACTCCATTCATCTAACGGTTTTGAGTTGATTTGTTCATAGATTTTACCACTGCCACTTGAGCTTCCGCCACTTAGAGAACCCGCAATGTCTGAATCTGAAATCTGACCTGTACCTGGTTCTGTATTTGATGCTTTGTCAGCAGCTCCACCGTGTGCATCTATATAAGCATCAACTTCTGCCATTGTTTTAGCTCTATGTTTACCATGGCCTGATGTGTCAGTAAAGTAAACACCACCATCTTCTGGTCTAAGTGTTCCATTTGCATTAGCAAGGGCTTTATCATCTTGGCGTTTGAAGTTTCTGTTTTTGTTGTTGATAAGAGTTTGATTTGCCATTTTAACAATAGCAACGCTATCATTAAATGCTAACGAAGCTTCTGGGTTTGAGTCGAAGGCTGCGAAATTCCACATATTACCACTTACCGCAACACCAGCAGTACCATAACTACTTTCCCACAATGCAATTGCAATAAGAGCTCGCACGTCAACACCGGATGCTTTTTGCCAAGCAAGGAAGTTTTTACCATTTACACGGCTCTTATCAAATTGAATACCACTTTGTGCTAAGTAACCGTCAATTTGTTCAGCAGTAATACCGTCACGTTTTGTAAATAAATCGTGAGTATATGGGTCACCAGTTGACCAATGGTCTGGGTTGACTTTAACATCAATTCCACCAGAACTTCCACCTAAATCACCATCTGCACCAGCTCCACCAATAGAGCCAGTTCCTGAGCCAAATGTTTTTACAATTTCATCATAATTAGAGAAAGCATCTACAATTCGGTACCAGTCTTTATCAACGCCACCTACAAGTGGTGAGTCAATGCCATCAATTGGCACATGATAACCTGATTGTAAATCTACTTGGAACAATGCCCAGTTAGCAATCTTCTTACCACCTAATTCAACATTAGGTTCACCAACCCAGCTCTTATTTATATTCTGTAATTGAACAGCATCTAGTTTATCATAATCAGTTCCAAACTGACCTCTAGTCCATGGTTTGAAAACAAATTCAACATACATATTACAAGCAACTATGCTTTTCATTCTGTCATTAGCTTCATCTAGGAATTTGCTTGATGTAATGTCTAAATCTGCCCCAGTAGAAGTATCACATAAATCACTAGTAGATGATTTTACATTACTTACTAATGCAGAAGTAATTAAACTTGTACCTAATGTTGCTAATTTATTTGGAATTGTAATCCAAGTAATATTAGCCGCAATGATAATAGCAGTTGCAAATGCAAGCATTGGTTTAAGCAAACCACCGACTAAAGATGTTCTGTATTCTCTCTTAATTATTCCATAATAAAGAATATACAATGCAGTAAGGACAAACATTAGAGTAACAAGAGGCATAAATAAATTAGAGTATAATTTTTGGAACATTCCCTCTTGAAATTTTTGAGTAAGTCCTAACAAGTCACTTACATCAGCAAAAGCTAATCCTAATAAAGTAATAGTTATAGCTGATACAAATTTAGAAATTCCTAAGAAGAAATTATTAACAGATAATTTAATAGCATTCCACCAAGCACCGAAAAATCCTTGAGTAAATTGTTTTGTTCTAGGGTCTCTTGAAGTACTTATCTCACCATAAGTTGATTGTGGGTCTTTTCTATCTTTGTAATATTCTCCATAGTCAGAGGCTTTAGATTTTGAATTTTCTTCACATGGGTCAATGTCATAATATTTCCATTCTCCCAAGTAAGAACTGTATTCAATACCAGACAAACCTACTTTTTGGAATATATTAGGTGAATCTGTTTGTTTTCCACCAAATTTAAACCCTGCCATACTCATTATAATGTTGTTAGAATCTTCACCATTTATTCTTGTACTTGCTAATGAGGTTTTAGACCTAACCATATAAGGAATCCAGTCAGTTGTGGCAGCTTTATATAACATTTTAGTCGAGTCAAAACGGCAGATAATCCATGAAACTGGATTAAAATCTGCATTTGTGTTTTGAACTACATTTTGAGTTGAAGCAAAGAGCATAAGAGTGCTCAATGCTGTCAATATAATATATTTTATTTTTTGCATTTAAGACCTTCCCTTTTGCTCTTTTTATTCTTCAAAAGGATTTTCAAATTCTTTTCCACTCATATCGTCAAATTCTGAATCCTTTTTAACTTTACTTCTTCCCTTATCAAAAGTCCCTTTTACAACATCTTTAAGATTTGAGTTAGGATTTTCTTCTTTTGTTTTCTTAAATCTTTCTTTTATTGTTTGTCGTTTAGATTTCTTATAACTACTTTTATCTTTTTTCTTATCTTTAATTAAACCATTTGATGATTGTTTTGCTAATACAGCCAATTCTCTTAATGCTGTTGCCAATTCTGGCGCTGATTCATCAAATTCTGAAATGTATTTATCTGCTTCACTTTGTCCATAAGTTCTCTTGCCGTCTTCAGTTTCGGTATAAGGTTTAGTCCAAAATGCTTCTTCATAAATAATTTCATCATTAAAATTCAATCCAGTCTTGTCTTTGAACTCATCTAGGTTATTTGAGAATTTATCTTTAACACTATTAACTGTTTCAACAGCTTTATCTTTGACTTCTTTTGCTAATGATTTTTGAAGTGCTTTCTTTTCATCATCTTCAATAAGTCTCATGTTAGTAGTAGCTGTATCAATAAATCTTTCTACCGCTTCTTCAGTAGTTAGAATTTCAGAGTGTTTGCGACCATTTTCGTCAATTCTGATTTCTCTTTGACCCGGTTGCATAGCCAAGAAGTTACCATTAACTTTATTATTGTCAAATTTGTAATTGCTTTCTTTAGCTTTATCTAATAATTTAGAAGCATTTTCAATATTTGTATCTCTAAATTCTAAATCTTCTCTATTTAGCTTATGTTGTTCTATTTCGCTTTCCAATTGATACATTCTTGCTTCTTCATTATAATTTAATTCTTTTCTGTTTTTAAGACTTTCTAATTGTTTTGTTTTTATAGCGATTTGATGTTCTTCATTTTTCTTCTTAGCTTCATGTTCAACAATTTCATTTCTTAAAACAGCTTCCATGTTTTTCCAGTTATTTGAAACTACTGTTTTCTCATTATTAAATGAATCTTTTTGTTTCTGAGCAACTGCTTCACGAATTTGCCCTAATGTATCATAAGCACCATAACCCATCTTTCTTTGACGAGTTTCATTCATCATATTAAATCTACGATTTCCATATGCTGAACCTTTCTTAGTACCTTCTGTCATGTAAGACAATAGATTACCTTTAGAAATTCCTTTAGATTCATCAGCAATTTTAGCACTAATTCCAGCAATAGCACCACCTACACCACCTGCAATAGTGTCTTTCACTCCAGTTGTGTATTTTGGTATTCTACGTTGTAGGAATTTAGGCATATTTCTCATATTTAGATGTTCTCTAATTCCACCGCTCATGAATGAACCAGCATTATTAGTTGTAGAAGCGAATAGATTTACTAATTCTTTCCAATACATCTTAATAGCTACAGCTATAATTACAATTCCAAAGAATACAGAATTATAATTATCTGAAGCAGAATCTATTTTTGACAACATTAGTAAAGCTAATGACATGACAAGAACAATTAAGAAACGTTTAAAGAACAAACTTAATAGATTTTCAAAGTAATTCTTTATTCTTACATTTCCGCCAGGGAATAATCCTAAAGCCAATTGAATAGGTAAAATAAATACTTGAATAGCAATCATTAAAGTATATTCAATTTTTACAATTGCTAAGCCGCCAATTAAGAAAGCGATACATACAGAAACTATTGCTCCTCTAAGTTGATAGCTGTCCCTATTCAACCCGGCACCAGACCATGCAGTTAAATAAGTAGAATCTGATTTAGCTCCATCATTAGGGCCTGCTTGTAAATCTACAATTCGATAAATATTTCTATTTATAGTATTGTCAGTTTCTTTAGGGTTTGTATCTGTAATGCTACCTGATTTAGTAATATCTAATTGATACAATGCCCAATTATGGTCAGTGCTTCCACCGCCCATATTAACTGGAGCATCTCCAACCAATTTTTGGTTGGTATTGCTAAATTTTGAAGCATCTAAGTTTTCATAAGAAGTTCCCCATTGTCCGTAAACCCATGGGTCAAAAATACTCATTTTCCAAACTTGACATTGCATTTTTCTTACACCAGTTGTATCTCCACCTGTTGCACTACATAATACAGAAGCCTTCTTATCTTCTTCGGTAGTAATAACATTGATTAAGAAATTATCAATCTTACTTGGTATTTCTTCAACAAGTTGTGTTGTTTGTTCTGGTTTATAGAGTAATGCAACCCCTACACCAAACGTGATAACAAGTAGGAATAATAAAGAGAATGTTTGTCTACCAAATCCCATTTTGAAACATGAAATCAGAATCCAAAAAGCACTGATTGCTATTCCAATTGTAGATAATGGATAGAAAATACTATCTCTAAAGATTTCTATTGTCTTAGCAATAATACTACTTATTCCTAATTCTTTCAAAATATTAGAGAAAGATAGAGTTAACATTGAGTTTGTGATTTTAGCAGCTAGAACAGCAATAAAATTAGATACACTTCCTACAAAACCAATTGAACCATTAGATTTTGCAGTTTTACCTTTTGTGATAAAGTGTTTATATCTTGTATCAGAGAAGTCACCCTCCCCATTTCCATACAAAGCACCCTTAATAGACGGTCTTAGTTCTCCACATTTACCAAGATTTTCGCTATTTTTAGAATTTTCGTCAGTAAAAGCATATTCCCATTCAGCCATACTTTGTCCTACTGGGTCACCATTTTCATCAGCACAAACGTAGTGAGCAATTGAACGTGATGGGTCGAAATGTGGATTTTTCTTAACATAATTTTCTGTTATAGCAGAAAATGCTTTATCTACATCATCTTTATTTTCTTGTACAACTTTACTAGCATATTTGTTCCATGCTTCGTCATAACAAGTAATAAAATCTGTATAGAGTTCTCTATCTAAACAATCAATGCCCGCTGATTTAGCAGAATCTAAGAATGCTGAATTTTCAGATTTCCACCTCTTGAATTGGTCAGCTTCAGTTTCATAAATTCTGTCTGGTACAAGTGTTTTTGTTTTATCTGCATTTTTTCTAGCATTTTTACTTTCTTCTGTTTCTACATTTCTCTTATATTGGTATTTAGGGAATTTAGAAGAACGAATACTTAAATCAAGCATTTTTTGTACATCTGGGTTTGGAGAAGAAAGTTTGGAAAATTCTTCCTCAAATTTAGCTAACAGCCATGCTTGTCCTTTTTGGTGAACTTCCTTACTACTCATGTAATAAGCATTATAAACCGTTGCACTATAATCAGGTCTGCTCCATGCGTGAGTAGAAACAATATTCAAATCAGAAGTATCAATAATAGTCCATAAAATACTACTTGAACCACCATCTATAATATTAGCAACATATTTAATTGGGTTCCAATCAAATTTAGTAACAGCCGCATTGATAGCACCCTTTACTCCATTAAATACAGATGTAGCACCTAATTTAGCTTTTGACCAAAAACCAAAGTTTGACATAAGTCTAGCTTGTGTTTGTGGAACAATATTATCCCATTCACCTACATAAGTAGTGTAATGCAAATTATACCCGAATAATTCTAAAGCAGTATATTTATAAATTCTCTCATTTCCAAAAACGGGTACAGAACCGCCTGGTATACCTGCAGGCATTCCTAATTCTGTTTTAGCAGAAGTGACCTCTGCCCCTAATACACCTTGAGAGTTTAATAGAGCATAAGTAACTTGTCCTAATTGGGAAGAAAAAGTTGGTATATCGCAATTGTGATTAAGTGCGTTTTGTGGTTGTTCATTAAAATAACAAACAGTTTTTGTGTCGCCTCTTTTCTGAACTACACTATCGTCAACTCCCTCATCTTTGCTTCCTAATACACCATTTGTAACTTCTTGTATATAATTACCTTTCATAAACATATACTTATATATATTACTTATGGTATCTTCTCTAGTAAACTTACCTTTTAATCCATTAGTTTTTTCAAAAAAGCCGTTTTCATTTCCACCATCAAAGCTATTTGCTTCATCAACGATTTTTTGTTTATCTTTTGAAGAGTCAGCAAAATTAACTTGAGTTATAGAGGAAATTGAGCCTAAGAAGCATAAAAGAGAAAAGAATACAAGTAAAAACTTGTTAATTTGAGCTATTTTGCTCTTCATTTGATTACTCTCCTTTATAACTGTTATAATAATAGTTATATCAATAGAAAAAGCAGCTTTTAGAGCTGCTCTTTAGTCATCTTCTACGATTCTATTTTTGTACCAATCTTCTTTAGTAACACCATTCAGTTGATTATTGATTTCTCTATAAGCGTTTTTGTGAAGATTTCTAATTTGGGGTGGAATACCTGCTTTTAAGTAACAAGTTTCTGGATATTCAACAACTGTATCAGAATCTGGTAACTTTCTTTTCATGCTTTTCTTAACGTGTCTTTCAACATAAGGCATACCTGGGTAATTCCATGCTCCAGTTAAGATTAGTTCTCTTTGTTGAATAGCAACAAAAGCTCCTAAAATATCTTTTACTTCAACTTGTGTATAACCTGTTACTTCTGAAATTTCTTTAATGATTTCAGGTTTCTTTTTAGCTTTATCTTTTTTAACTTGTTTAATTTCTAAAACCATTTTTTCTCCTTTAATTGTTCCTAGTATTCATTTGAATATATCCAATTGTTGCATATTTTACAGAAGTTGCATAATCATCAAATAACATATCCTTAACATTAGTTGCTAAATTAGAATTATGGTCAAACACTTCTTTAGCATGTAATGAATTGTATTTGATTTTAACTTTATTTTTACCTTCTTCTTTAAGTATAACTTCAAAAACTTTATCATCTTGTACAGATGGTTTAGAGTTAGTTGTAATTTCTGACAAATAAAAATTAAAAGCATCAATTGAATTTTGGAATATCTCTTGTTCTACTTGTTCATCAATAGTTGTTTCTGCTCTAACAAGATAATATTCTGATACTTGTTTAAAAATATTTAGCAATTTTGCTTTATCTCCACTACTAAAAGAAATACGAACATTATTACGATGTTTCTTTTTAGTTGGTGTTTCAGTTTTAAATAAACTTCTCATAGTTACTCCTTTTATATCGAAAATTTTACAAATGTACTACTTTATCAGCAAATGAGTTAATACCGTCATTATGTGCTATTAAAATAATTTGTGCATTTGTTAATGAAGTTATTGTTTCTAAAATCAATTGAGAGCGGTCACTACTCATTGCTGTTAAAACTTCATCTAAGATAAGTAAGTGCTGTTGACCATTATTTAAGAATAAAGCAATTGCTAATCTTAAAGCGATTGCAGCTGCAGACAATTCACCACCAGATAATTGTGAAACAGGTCTTTTAACATTATTTTCTGTAACAACAAATGTTTCAAATTTATCAGTAAGTATCAATTGAGTAAATTTATTATCAGTAAATCTAGCAAGAATTTCTGAAGCAATATCTGTTAATTCGGGAATTGAATTTTTAATACGTTGCTCTTTAAATTTAATCAAACTTTGATTAGTAAGATTCATGATTGTTATTTGATTATGAAGTCTTTCGTAGTTTTCACTTGCTTCTTTACATCTTTTATAGTCTTGAACAGCTTGTTTAGCTTGTTCTACAATCAATTTAAGTTCCCCATCAAGAGAAGCTTTTTGAATATTTGTTTTAACTAATAAATCTTCTTTTTCCTTTAGATTATTAAGAAGTACCTTATAAGTTGATTTAGGTAAAACATTCAAAGTAGAGATTTCTTTTTCTAAGCGAGCTCTTTCTTTTTTATTGTCTTTAAGTCTTTGCTCACTTATTGTAACTTGTTCTTTTGCAGTATTGATTAAATCTCTATGTTTTTCATTAGCGTTAATATCTGCTAATTGTTCTCTATTTTTATTGATAACTAATTGAATAGAATTTAATTCTGCTTCTTTTGTCTGTTTATTTTCTTTGGCTTTTTTGAAATCATCAACAGAATTAACTTGTTCAGTAGCTTTTTCTAATAATGCTTCATATTGAGTTTTATCATTACCAATTTTAGAAATAGCTTCTTCTAATTCTGTTAATTCTTCTTTAATCTGTTTAAATTCTTTTTTATTTTCGTTTTGCTCTTCGGTATGCTTCTTAAATTCTTCTTCGGGATTTAAGATTGGATGGCCACATACTGGACATTCAGCCGCACCACTTTTTAGCAATTCTAAATGCTGTTTAACAGATTTAACTTTTACTTTCAATCCCATTAAAGCTTCATCTAAAACAGATTTCTTGTTCATCAAGTCATTGTAATTATCTGTTATTTCATCATAAGATGCTTTAATTTCATCATAATTCAAAGTTTCTTCAAATAAAGAAGTGTATCTTGTAATTTGAATGTTAATATTATTAAGTTCATTCTGAATAGCTTTTTCTTTTTCTAATGACTCGGATAATTCTTCTTCTATAATTTCTTTCAATTTATAATCAATAGAAATTTCTGAATTATCTTTTAAAATCTTTGTGTAATTCTTTAAATTCTCTTTCAAGTAAGAATCATCTTTTTTGACATTATCTAAGCTTGTGTTTAAACTATCTAAATGATTTTGCAATTCTGTTTCAGCTTGTTCTGTTGCTCTCAAAACAACTAATTCTTGTTCAAGAGTTTTTAATGCTTCATCAACATCTTTAAGATTGTCTTTCGCTGTAGTCACTTTAATTTTAAATTCATCTACTTTAGCTTTTTCATCATCTAAAGAACCTGGCTGAATAATATCTGCAGCTCTTTGCAAAGCACGTGATTCTTCACGAGCTAATTTTGTACTTTCTGTAATTGCAGAAACACCAATCAATTTTTCAATTACTTGACCACGTTCAGTTGGTGATGCTGATACAATTTGGTCTACTTGTTTTTGTTGAATAAATACAGAAGATAAAAAGCCTTTTTCATCAATGTTTAAAATTGAGCGAATGAATGACTCAGCATGTGTTACTGCTGGGCCAGATTCAAATTCCCAATCTCCAATTTCTTCGTTATAAGAGAATACTTTACATTCACAAGCACCTTCGTTTGAAGTAATCTTACGTTTAATCATAAAGTCGGTATTTCCAACTCTAATATACGAAATTACTTGTACTGTTTTTTCTTTTGCATCTACGCCTTCTCTAATATAATTTTTATTTCTTAATCCGTGTAATCTCGTTCCGAATAATGACCATGAGAAAGCATCTACAATAGTTGACTTACCTGCTCCATTCTCACCAGAGATTGCAGTCACTCCAATTGATGCAGGCTCAAATTCTAAATATTCATGAGACCTAATATTTTCAATAATAACTTTCTTAAGTATCAAAAGAGTAATTCTCCTTATTTTTGATTAGTTATATATATTATTCCTTTTTTGCTAACTATCGCTCAAAGCTGTTTTAAGCTGTTTTTTCATGATATCGATACATTTATCGAAAAACAGTTTTGACTGTTTTAGCGTTCACTATATGACGATATAACACATATCAGAATAATTCTAAGCAAAAAGAAAAACAAGCCTTTTTGGGGCTTGTTTTTTATTGTGATTTTTGAGTTGTTTTAGCATTTGCTAATTGAATAGCTTGTATAAGAGAATATGGTGATAGTTTCCATTGCCCATCAACATAGACCATTTCTAAAGATATAGCTCCACCGGAACCTGTATAATATTCAAGTGGAACTTGAGCAATTCGAGTTGTTTCGTCCAAATAAATATATTGTACATCTGAAGTTACTGGGTCAAGATTTTTGTTTCCAATTTCATTCAAACTACTTACAATTGCTAACATAGTCATTGATGTTGTTGTATAGCCTTCTTCTTTATCCATAAAATCTTTTAAGTATAAATAAGATTTGGCAGTGTCAGAAACATAACCATCAATTTTTTTATCTTTATCTATGCCCTTTATTCTATCTTCAATAGAAGTATTACCTGATGGGTCGTTTGCAAATGATTTAAGCATATTAGTTGCAGCTTCAAGAGCACCCTCTTTTGAGAAGTTCTCTTTTGTTTCATCTGTTCTATTAGGTAATACTTTCTCAACTTTAGTGTCAGTTGTATTTCCTTTATTAGTAACAGATTTATCTAACATAAAATTAAACACTGTTAAATATAAAGAGAATAAAGTTATTAAAGCAATAAGAACATAGGATAAAATAGCTTTTTTGCCGTTTAATTTTGATTTAATCAAAATTGAACTTGTAACACTTGCCAATAGAATAACAAATGTATAAATCAATATAGAAATTAAAGTCATTATTCACCTTTTCCTTTTTTAAATGTAGTCATGTTCAAAATGAATGCTAATATAATCATTACTACCAATACAATCAAAGAGAACAACATAATTGTATTAGAATGTTTTGCAAAAAATTGTATAAATAGGTAGTCAGGTGTGAAATTAACTACTCCATTAGCTTTCTCTGATAATTTTTGTAATTCATCTAATTTATTTAAGTAATCTTTGTCAGCAATCATATTAAAACCATTGACAGCGAATATCGAAAAAGAACATGCTAGGATTATAACTAACATAAATATATTAGTTACAATCTTTAGCCAAACTCTTTTCTTTTTATTTTTTTTCTCTTTATTTTTCTTTTTGAATGGATTAGAAAAGTTAATCTTTTGTTTTTCTTTTGTATTCTTGTTTAACTTTTCTTGTTTAAAATCCTTTAAAAAATCTTCTTTATTCATTTTTTGATTTTTCACCACTAAGTAATTCTTCTACTAATGAAGTTTTAAATTCTGCTGGTAGATTTTTCATTTTTTCTAAATCGAAATCCATATTACCTAAATCTTCAATCAAGTTAATTGCAACTTGTGGGCATTCAGCTTTTATTGCAGCTCTTAATATTGCTCTTGTAATATTGTGAGCTCTTTTTGTATCTTCAAAGTTCGTATCTTTAAATACATTTACACCAGCTTTATCTTCATTAGTATCTTGCCATACTAATGTATCAGTATTTCTTGTGCTTAACCAACGTTGGTGTTGTTCTTCTAACAATCTGAATTGTTCTTCAGTGTATGTATCACTTAAGTATTGTTGGATTTCATTTACTGGTACTATACGTTTTTCATTTGTTTCTTTATCTACGCCAAGTTCTTCCTCAGCTTTTGCTCTAATACGTTGGAATTTAGATAAAGGTTTTCCTAATTCATTATCTGGTAAGTCATAAGGCCACAAACGAAGTACATTAGATAAATATCCCGAGAATGGTATAGGTTGAGTTTCATCAAACTTTTGCATAGCTGTCAAAATCCATTCATAAATTTGAGCTCTTTTTTCATCATGTTCAGGTAGATAAATATTGATTGTTTTGTCATGCGGTTTTAGAGTTAAAACAGCAAATGAGTAATAGAATAATAATGTTTCTGCAACAAACTCATCTGTTAAATCTAATAAATCTCTACGATAGAAACTACTTCTCAATCTTAATTTTAATCTATCAAATTCAGCTGCACTTAATTGTCGTTTTAAAAGCTCTCTGAAATAATTAGCATTTAATCCATAAGCATATAGTTTGTTATTATGATAAACAATTCTTGCATACTTATTTAAAATGTTAATACATTTCTTTTCCAATTGACTATCTTCTGCTTCAATAAGCAATGCTGAAATTAAGCGTCTTGGTGCATTTAGATAAGCTTCTGCTTCTGTTTGCTCACTCCATAATCTTGGAGCAAAGTTATTTGGAATAAGTGGTTCATCTAATGGTAAATCATGTTCTTTATACCATCTAATTACTTCATCATATGAAACACGATAAGATTCATCTTTTTTAATGAGTATGTCGTTGTGTTCATAAATCCAATCAAGCAAGTCATTTTCATCTTTAACTAATGCTACACGTTTCCATTTATCAAATGTATACCATTGCCCATCATGAATAACTGCCTCAATTCTAAAGTTTAATGGTCTGTTTTTCCATTCTGATTTTAGTATTGTTTTATCTTTTTTCATTTCCCTCTCCCACTACTTCAATTCTAGGATATAGATAAGAAAACTCAGTAAAGATTTTATCAAGTTCTGAAATATAATTAAAAGCATCATTAGAAGTCATTATATATGTTGGCTTTATTAGAAATAATAAAGCATCTTCTTTTTCTTCAGCAATTTGTTCAAAAACTAGAGAGCATTTATTCTTCATATAATCTATGAATTTATCTTTATCTTTTAAGTCAGTAAATTTTAAAAATAAATGTAATTGTTTAGGTTGCATTTATACTAACTCCTTCTTTTTTAACTAAATCTCTCAACTTCTTAACGATAAGATTTGCTTGTCTTGTAAATTTCCTTGGTGTCAAATCTCTTTCTTGTAAAAACTCATCAAATGGTTTAGTTAATGTTTGGTCACCGTATTGGTATCGTAAATAAAGTTGTTCCTCATGTGGCAGCATTTCTAATAAGCCTTCTGTTTCGACAGTAAAGCCTGACGAGAATCTTGCCCCCGAAGTCCTTTCATCTGCAAGAACATCTTGTAATTTTACTTTATGACTGCCACCGCCATCATCGTCAATCTCATGTTGTAAGGAACTAGGTACTAGAGAAAGATTTTCTAAATCAATAATCAAATCTAATTTAAATCCCGTTTTTTCTTGTACATACTCCCTTTGAGTCATTGTTGGATTTTCTAGTTTGTTATACTCATCAATAACTTCTTTCATTTGCAAGTATTTTCCAGCAACACCATCGTTAATCTGAATATGTCGTTGCAGATTGCCCTCATGAGTCAAAGCTTTAAAAATGTAAAAATTTGAAAATGTTGTAACTCTCGCTCCCTTTGTCGGGTCATATCTCCAAATTGCTTTAGTCAAAGCTAACAAAGCATCTTGACAAGCATCTTCTATATTGTAATGAAATGAGTTTGTTTTCTTTACAAATCTATGTGCCCAGTTATAGGCAAAATTTTGATTGTGTTCAAACAATTCAAGAAATGCTTCATAAGCCCTTGGGAACTTTTCTTTCTGTTCTTCTTCACTCGATTCTCTATAATCCTTAATAATTAGACCTAATTCAAATTCACGTTCTTTTTTTAACGCCATTCGCACCTCTTCTTTCACTGTTGTAAACAAAAACAGCCTTTTAGGGCTGTTATTTGTTGTAATACTCTATGTTATATTATATAGCGTATTTATTATGCAATTTTCACTGCTTTAAATTTATCACGAATTTCAGCGTGGAAGTATGTGCCTTTTGATTCGGCACGGTCAAGGCCTAATACTACATTTGCTGGAACATCAGCGTAAAGATATTTGTGGCCTGATTGGAATGTTACTTCCAAACCTTTTTCAGTTTTCTTGTAATCCTTGATTACTGAACTTACTTTTGTCATGATAAAATCACCATACTCACATTTTTGTTTGTGAGCCTTTCTTTTATTTTTTTTTATTTTATGAGTTCATTATAACACATATAAGTATAATGTCAATAGGTTTGATGAAATTTTTTTAAATTTTTGTTCCAATCAGCAAAACAAAGACTACTAACATAATAAACAGCAATCCTATAATGCTTTTTATTGGGTGTTTTTTAATATAATTGAAAATATTTTTTACTCTTTCTTTTAAAGTAACCTTATTTATATCTTTATCTGAAACATATTTATAGCCATGATAGCCTCTATTTACTTCTGATAAAGTTTTCATTAGATTAAGAGTAAATTCTTTTGTTAAATTGAAAGTAACTTCATTTCCATTTGAATCTTTAATATTCAATTGTGGTGGATTTTGTTTAAGTTTTCTAGGTGAAATATATTTTTCATTATTTTCATTAGTATAGATTCCAGTAACAGAATATGCTAAAATATTTTCATCATTTTGCTCTACAATAGCATAATCAAGTGCTTTTTCTAAAATGCTATCATTTTGTTCTTCTAATACTAATTCATCATCTGTTTTCATTTTTATAACTTTTTCTGACATATTAACCTTGCTCCACCACACTTGATACTTTACCATCATCAACAGTAATTACTAATCCTTTAACAAGGTTTTCTACTTTCATTTCATCACCGTTGAGTTTTGTAATTGGATTTGTTGTATGATAAGTAACTGTAAGATAATATTTGTTACCATCATTTTTTACTACGATTTTATCTATATCTCTATTTGAGCGGTCAACAGATGTCATAGTGTTAATAGTTTTGCTCTTTTCCCAAAGTTCTGCTTCTGCTTTATAATCATCTAATGTATTCAAGATTTGACTTGATTCCAAAGCAGATTGGGTCATCATAGATTTAAGTTCTTCTTTTTGGTCGTTAGTATATTTAACCTCAAATTCTCTTTCTAAATATGCTTTGGCAAATTGTTTAACAAATTGAATATTTGCACTATTATTATCTTCTGCTACAATTGTTTTATCTTTCTTTTGAGCTTCTGCTGTATTAGTTCCATTTAAAACTTTCTTTGCTTCTTCTTGTTTGATTTGATGATAAATACCAGCACCAACAAGAGCAAATACAACAACAAGCACACCTAAAATAATTTTAATATTTTTACTCATTTTAAGCACCTTTCTTTCTAATTACACTACTAACGCTTCCTTTAACATATTGTCTTGTATAACGCCCCACAATTTGTCCTTTTTCAGCGTTTTGTTCATAGGTTTCGATAACTCCACCTTCTTTTACTTCTGCAATAATTCCAACGTGACCGTATGTTGAGTCAATGTTAAATGGCCCAACAGAACCACCTGGGTACCAACAAATAATGTCACCAGGCTTCAAATCACCAGGGCCTGGGTCTTTTATTACATCAAAGCCCCAACTTTCCCACGGAAACTCATGACCGATATATCCAGCTCTACCAGATGCACCAACAATCCCTGGTCCACCTAATTTTTTTGAATACCAGTTAGCTAAATCCCAACATTGAGCTCCATAAGCGCCATCTTCATCAATTGGTTGATTAAGAACTTGTTCTAAAGCTTCAATCTTTCCACCGCCGGGGACTGTACTACCATCGCCACTTCCTCCGGCACCTCCACCGCCTCCTAGGCGACCTTCCTTAGAACCGTCTCCCAATTTCTCACATTTAGCATCTTTTTCGCCTTCTTTTGCTTCAGCAACACCATCTCTATAACGGTAAGAATAGCAATCCGAACCAAATGTTTGAGAACCTGTTACTGAAAAAGCTAGAAATAAAAGCCATACTGCTAATAATACACCTATTGCAATTAAGCCATGTGGTGATAATATAAAACTTACAACTTTAGTAATGAATTGGATAGTGCTTCTTACAGCATTCATTACTGTTTGTGAAAGTTGTCTAAATCTATTTATTTTATCTTTTGTTTCTTTTACTTTTTCTTGAGCTTCTAATGCTTTATCAATCATGCCTTTAGATTGTGGCTCAACTTCGGGAGTTTCTGAAACCGATGAATTAGATTTCATTTGTTGATAATCTTTATTATCTAAATTCATTATACAATAATCTCCTTGTTTTTTCAATAATATTATTAAATACTATATCATTAAACAAGAATAAAAAAAGAAGCTTGATTAAAGCTTCTTTTTAAGATTTTACAAATCGCCGAATAAAGCGTCAAAATCTTCATCTACAGTTGTATCTTCGTCACCGAACAATGATGAAGAGTCAGTTGTTGAAGCAGGTGCAGGTGTTGTTGATTTAGGAGCACTTGATTTAGCAGCTTGTTTTGTTGCAGTAGAAGTAGTTCCACCATTTTCAGATTTTGCACGACTAGCTACAACAGTTTGATTAAAGGCAAGAGCCACACCAATTGAATCTACTCGAACTTCTTCTTCATAATGTTCTGGGATAACTTCTCCACTTTTTGCAGTGTATTCTGGTTTTAAACTTGATGTTAAAACACCAGAAATGATAAGACGGAATCCAGTTGGAATATCTGAGTTAGCGATTGATTCTGCAATTTTACCCCATGCAGTACAGTTAACGTAATATGTACCATCATCTACCCAATCATTACCATCTCTCTTTTGGTAGTTACGTGCTACTGTAAGATTGATAACACTTGTGCTACCGTTTGCTGTATTTACTTGGCGTAGTTCACCTTTACGAACTAATCCACCTTCAAAAGTTACGAATGCTTGCATAATTTCTTTACCTCTCTATATAGTTATTTTAGACTGTGCAAATTGCATTTCTTTTATAGTTATATTATTCCAAAATAAAACCTAAACCAGCACAAAATTTAAAAATTTTTCAAAAAAATAAAAGAGAGTTTAAAAACTCTCTTTTATTCATCTTTTTTGTTAATTTCTTTAGATATATCCTCTTTTCTAATTTGCTTAGAAATATCATCTTTATTGATTTGGTTAGAAATATCTTCTGTTGGATTTTGAGTTACTTTATTGATAATAACTTCTTCCTTATGAATCTCTTTATTAGTTACAATCTCTTTTTGGATAATCTCATTAGGTTTTATCTCTTTATGTGAGTTTACAATAGATTCAAATTCTTGTTGCATAGAATTATAATCTTTTGTGAATTGATTATCTAAGTCTTTTACTGTAGCAGTAACTTTCTCAATATCTATACCTTTGTTATCTCTCACAAGTACTCTCATATCTTCAGTAAAGCTTTCCGCTTTAGAGGTTATATCATTCAATCTTTCATTAACTAATTGATTAACTTCTGCTTCATAAGATTTACCTTTAGAAATTTCTAGTAATCTTTGTGTTTCAGCTAATGCTTTATCTTCATAGTTTCTAACTTTAGAATCAGCAAATCTATCAGCACCTGCAATTATATCTCCACCATTATTCTTAATGTTAGACACTAATTCAGTAGAAATTTCTTTATGCTCTTTAATGTCTGCTTCAATTCTAATTACATCTTCTTTAGACTCAGCATTATTAAGTGAATCATTCTTAGTTCTCATTTGTTCTGCGGCTTTCATTAGGCCAACACTGTTTAATTCTTGTGCTAGTTTGTTTACATTCAAGTTGTTTGCAACAGTTTCTTTAGAATCATTTAAGTCTCGGGTTTGAGTTGCTTCTCTTTGTACTTGAGCAATTTCTTCATAACCTTTTCTCATGTTTTCATTCATTTGTTCTCTTGCTTCATTTTCTCGAATTTCTCTAGCAGCTTCTTTACGTTCTTGTGCTAATTCATTACCAACTTGACCTGCTTGTCTAGCAACGTTCGCAACAAATCCACGACCACGTTTAAGTTCCATTGATGTACCAGCACGTAAACCTTGTACTGCACCTTTTGAACCTTCTGACATAGCTTTACCAGCATTTCTGAATGTGTCAGCGTAGTTTCCAGGGTTAAGCCAACGTTTGTATTTACCGTATTTAGCAATCTTATCATCTTTAGACATAAGTTTACCAGATTCTCTAGCGTCATTGATGCCAGCAAGAGTACCACCGATTGCACCACCAGCAGCTGCCATACCCATGTATTTCGCTTTTTGACCAGCTTTGCTAAGTTTTTCTCCAGCAATATTAGATACTTTAGCACCGCCCATATTAACAGCACCAATTAAGTTTACTAATTCTTTTCTATAAGAAATGAAAGTAACACCTAAAATAACTGAAGCGACAAACACTTGTGCTTGATTCATTTTAGAGAAAGCAGCTCCATAAATGAAAATCATAACGATAACCATAAAACAGCTTGCCATATATTTCAAAATGTTTGAAACAATTGATTCTAACCAGCCAAGGAAAATTTTTCTACCTCTACCAGGGTGAATACCAATCAATAAGAAGATTGGGGCAAAGACTGTTAATATTGTAGCAGTTATGTTATATACAAGAGCATATACTACAACTGGCACAAATGTTGCAACAATAATAAATGAAGCAACAAGTAACAATATAGGTACTGTTGTTCTTCCATTACCTGAATATGCGTTCCACATTTGACTATCCATAGCTGCAGTACCAGTTATAGTAGGGAATCCTATTTTTTCTCCAAATTTGGCATCAGTTCTTGAAGCCAAAAATGCTAAAGCAATGTTACATTTTGAATTTGAAGTAAATACAGTAGAACTAGACATTTGGTTAGGCGAATCTGCAGTGTAGAAGTTTACACAGTAATCACTTGGTGCACCTGATAATTTTTCTTGTGGCCATACTTTGTACCCATCTGGTGGATTAACAGTCCATAATTCATCTAATGAATACCCGAATTGTTGTTCTGCCCATCTGTCATAAACAATAGCTTTGTTTATAATACAAGCAAATCTACCAGCATTGATTGAAGCAGATTCAGAAGCAGATACAGATTGAGAAGTATCAGCATCACACATACTGTTTGTACTTTCTTTAGGGTTAGTGCCATTTGCATTTAAACATGATTTACCAGAAGCTGCTGATAAAACACAATTAGCAATTGTAGCATTGATTTCAGTAGGAGCTTTTGCAACGAGTTGACCGTTAACAATAGTAAATACTCCTAATGCGAAAGCAAGTAATGACCAACCCAATGCTCCGAAACTAGCTCTGAATTTTCTCTTAATCAAACCTTCCCAAATCAAATATACTGCTACTGTCAAGAAAGCAAGTGTTGATAATGGATAGAAAACATTTTTTCCTAGATTTGAGATTAAACCAGCTTTTGCATCAGTTCCACCAATTAGGTCTACAAGAGCTTTAACAAGTGGTGGGTCAAATAACATTTTTACTAACCATGAAATTATATTAGCACAAAGGAAAGCAACACTTGTTGCAATATTTGCCCCCATAATAGATAGTGATGATGGAATACCCCATAATCTAATAGAACCATCAAAAAAGCCCCCACCTTGTTTTTTGAGCCTTTCTTTAGCTTCTTCTGAAAGATTACTATTCTTTTCTTCAACTATTTTATTCGCTGGGTGACCAATAATCCAAGTATTATCTTCCTCTAATGTACCATAAGGAATGGCAAAACCTGCCGACCTTGAGAACAATTCATCAATTGTATAAGTTCTAGACCCTACATTAGAGTTAATCATATCTTTTGCAGGTAATGAAATAGAATTAGCTTCCATAGAGAACCCTACACCATTATCAAAGCCGGCAAAAGATACGTTTAACATACCTAAAAATGAAAGAACAAAGAATATACTAGCAAAAGAAGTTAACAATGTAACTTTAAAATGTTTAATCATTATAGCTCCTATGTTCTTTAGTTTAGTTTCAATAATTTATATATCATTAAAGCTTGTTGCTTCGTAATAACATTTCATATCTTGAAACTTTATCTCTTAAAACTTCAATTTCATGTTTATATCTTGCACAATTAGGACACTCATTAACTTCGGGAATTTCACCCCAACCATTTTTATAAACATCAATAATTGATACATAGAATCTCTTTCTTGCTTCTAAAGATAAGTTGTAATCTGCATCAGTAAATGGTAAATATCCAAAAATAACATATCTCATATAATCTGGTACAGTAATACTTAATCTAGCTGCACGCCATCTAATAGTATTGGCTTCTTCATAAGTCACACGAGTTGAAACTCTATATCCTCTTTTTCGATTTTGTTTTTTAAGTGAATTTAGTTTTTGTTCACATTCATCTAATTGTGTTTTATAGTAAAGCATATCTTCATCTCTACTATCATCTTCTGAATCTTCTAAATCATCAAGTAATTTAATAAATCTCTTTCTTTCATTTTGTAAGTTTTTAGGATTCCAACTTTCTGAGCTTAACTCTTCTAATCCCTCTATTGCTTGTTGATACCATTCTGCAATGTCAAATGTTGCTAAAGAACGACTTCTAATAAAAGAAGATAAAGAAGTTTTATTTGCAACTTTTCTAATTTCATTCAATTCTAAAGCAATCATGTTTTTTTCGTCAGTGTCAATAGCAATACTTATTTGTTGGTCTAATATTGTTTTCTTACTTTCAACTCTTTTATATTGAGGTTTGAATCCTTTTTTAAATAAATCAATTAAATCTTTTTGATGAATTTCTTCAAGTATTTTTTCTTTCTCTTTAATTGAGAGAATATTATCTACATCTCTAGTTATAGCTTTCATAAATTATACTGACCTATTAAAATGCACATGAATTAAGTGTTTTTTCTAAAGTATCTTTATCTGCTTTGTTAAGATTTAATTTATATTTCTTAACAATATGAGTATAAACTTTAGCATATTCACACTTAGATGATTCTGGCATCCATTCAGATGGTCCTTTATCTCCTTTTGTTCTATTTTCTTTTGCTGTTGTAGCAACTAAATGGTCAAAATCATTAGCATAATCTTGTTTCTTTTGTTTATCCCATTCTTGTCCACCAGCTTTCGCTGTCCAGCTAAGTGCACCTGTATGGTCAATGTCTAATTTAGTAGGGTCTTCGACCTTTTCTTTGCTGTATGGGTCAATCCATACACCAGATTTGATTGAACAAGCTTTTGATTTATCTTTCGTTTCTTTATCATCTTTATCTAAATAAGTGACACTACCTTTTTCTGCTTGTCTGTCTAATACTTCCTCACGAGTAGTCCAACATGGAGTTTCATAACTAATCCAATGTTTCCATTCTGTACGTTTATATTTTGCTTTGTTATATGAAGCAACAATAGGAATAGAATTTAATTCATTTAAAGCGTCAGCTTTACTCATTTTTGCAGAGGCAAGATTGTTAATACCACTTTCTGAATTAGAATTTTTATTATTGTCTGTTGCTGATTGATTATTACTTGATTCTGAATTTGATTTATTTTCAGAATTAGTGTTACCTTGGTCTGAATTATTAGAACTTGATGAATTTGAACTTTGACTTTCAAATCCATTAGGAGTTACATTGTAATTATTTGTAAGTTTGCAATTGCTAGGTGAAGTAACACATTCTACAAGTCTTGGCCCTAAATCACTTGCACGATAGCGTACAGTATTGAAAACATTACCCAAATTGATACCACTTGAATAAAAGAATATTGCTAATACTGCAGCTATTACAATCAAAGCTAAAAGAAGTGACCCAGGGTTTTCACCTTTTGAAGATTTCTTTTTTTCTGCCATTTAATCATCTCCTATATAGAGTTTGTTGTCTAACTGGGTCCCCTACTTTTGTACCAAAATTGATTCCGGCCACTCCAATTAGTGCTAAATTAGTAGTTTGTTGAAATGAATTGATTTCTAAGCGTCCACCTGGGAACTCTTCTCTAAACATTTGGAGTTGGTCACCTGAAGTCCAAGTTAAAACTATATCTTCTTCATTGAAAAGTTGTTTTAAGTTTGTTGCTTCATCTTTCAGAAGTTCTTCAGTTGGAGCTTCGATAGTAATTCTGTATGAACCTTCAATCCATGGTTCTTTGTTGTTTTCAAGCTCTGTTTCAATTGTATTCAAATCTCTAAAAGTATTTTTAACAGAAGCATTTACACCTTGTCCACTTCCAGCCAAGTTTTCAATTTCATCATCTGCTTCTAATTTCTTTTTATTAACTTCTTTTTTCATACTTTCTGCTGGAATTAAAGTAAATCTAGCATTCATTGTGAATGGTAACACTTCTTTTCTGTACATGAAAGGTTGGAAGTTATATGGGTATTGAATACCCATAGGGAATTTAGAGAAAGTTAATGTAGCTCTATATCCCTCTTTAATTTCACCATTTTGGAATTGAGTAATATGTAACCATCTTGATTTAACATCAACTGTTCCACCTGTTTCAATTACAATGTCTGCTGGCCCTATTCTATTATCATAATCTGTTTCTAAATAAGGTGTTGCCATTGCTGGGTAGAATCTACGTTTAATATTGATTAGCATATCTTCTTTATTAGGACGAATTACCATCAAGCTAGAATTATGTAAAACTCTATACAAATCTTCTTCCATAGAATTAGCACGTGTTTCTTCTTCCTCAGTGATTTCTTCTTGGTCAAATTTTAACACATCATCAATAGATTTTTTAAATGCTTTCCATGTATCTTTTAATGAATATTCTAAAATATTTAAATTGTTTACATCAAATGAACCCCTATTAAACAATTTAATACCTAGATAACTCACTCGTTTCATGTAATTACCCATATAGAGTTCTTCTCTTTGAGCATTGATGAAATTTTCAAAAGCTTGTGATTTATAATCAGTCCATTTTGCATACTCTCTCCTTACTTGTTCTTCCCATGAATCTGGGTTAAAAGGAGTATTTGAAATTTGAATATGGCAATCTAATGGTTTATTGGCACTTGCACTCAAACTTGCCAAGGCTGATTGAGTTGCATTTGCTAGGATAATTTTAGAGTTATCTGACAAAAAGTCATAAGGTTTTTCTGCTAAAATATAATAAGCCCAAACCTCTTTTTCAGATACAATAATATTTCCATAATTACCCATTACGGCCATGGGCGGTATTTTTATTGTTTTATCCGCTTTTTTCTTTTTCTTTTTAATTTTTTTACTCACTACACCGTTAACCTCGTTTTATTTTTCAAAAAAAAGTAATACTAAGGTTTAGTATTACTTTTGCAGGTTAAAATATTAAATTCATAAAGTGAACCTGCTACACTTTCCTACTTTTATATATATAAGAGTTTAAGTTTTATAACTTGTATTTTCTATTTTAAAATAATAGCTATTTATATAATCTTAGTCTGAAAAGTAGGTAGGTGAAATAACTTGTACTTGTTTAGCACCTTCTTCAACTGCTTTCTTAAATGTTCCGTTTTGTCCGAAGAAAATATCTGTACCATAAATCAATACAGCTACAATTGCCCCAATAACAATGAATGAAGCAAGCATACGGAAGTTTCTATCAATCAAGAATTTAATTGACAATGCAGCAATTACAATAAGTGCAGCTGGTCCAATCCAATTTTGTACTAATGTACTTCTTACACCGTCAAGACCCGCTAAAATTAAGTAATTAAACAATTTTGTTAGCCTCCATGTATTATAGATTATTGGATTGTATTCCACCTAAGATAACATATAAATTTATCATCTTAAGCTAAGCAAATATTTGCTTAGAAATGACCAATCCTATCATTTTCTAAAGTTATATCAATATTATGATAAAAACTTTATATTATTCAATTTTTAATATCAAAAAGTTGAATTTATAATATATTTAAACATATAGATAAGGAGCAGCCCTTGTTACTACATATTTATCTGTACCTATTTTCTTGATAGTCATAATATATCTACCTGTATAGATAGCAGCTTTCTTAGAATCAGATGAAGTATTATCTGCCCATTTCACGGTAACATCAACTTTCCATTCATCTTCAACTGTTGAAGTGAATACTTTATATGTAATGTCTGTTGATGGGTCGTCAGTTGCAAGTTTCATAGTTTTATTGAAACCTGAATACAAGTCCTTATCTTCTTTATCAGCAATATATTGATTGATTTCATCATGAGAATTTACTGATGAAGTAGCAAAAGCTTTCCAATACCCTTGGATAGTAGATTTTAATGCTTGCTTCATATTTGTATCTTCATCACCAGTTCCAATCTTACCTTCATCTTTTGCAGAATCTGAGCCTGTGATTGGATAAGTAGGCATGATAACTGGGTCACCTTTATGAATACTCATTGCTCCAGTCTTAGCATCATAATAAACGTTAACTGAAAAACTCAACCAATGACTTGTTGGATTTAAGTTAGCAGCTTGTGCTTGACCATTTTCATCTGTAACTAAAACAGAAATCTTATAGTTTGCTGAATAATCAGTCAAAGCACGCTTTTCATAAGTAACTGGAACACCAATAATACGTTGTTTATTTTCTCTAGCTTCTACTGTTGGAGCAGAAGTTGAATGACCATTTGCAACGTTAGTTTCAGGCATTTTCCCAGTATAGAAATAAGATAACATATTTCGTGATACAGAGTCATTATTATCTAAATTAACATAATAAGTAATAAATTGTTCAGCAAATGCTTGGCCTTTGTCAACTGGGAAATTAGTTTGTCCTACTGATGTTTTAGCGATTTGTGCTATATCATCAGAAGTAAATACATGAGATGGGAAAAATGTATTTTTAACACCTAATCCAACTACAAGTAATATTCCACCAATAACTAAGCCTCTTTGAACTTTTTTAGCTACAGCAATATCCTTTCTGTCGTCATATTTTGAAACTTTATTACCAAAAGGTTTTAATTTCTTTTTCTTTTTATCTATGAACTTTTTCTTTTTCTTTTTATCAACAGAATCTTCATAGATTGGTTCTTCATGAGTAGCATAAAGATGGCTATCATCTTCCATACTTTCTTGAACCGGTAACGAGTTTGAATATGACGGTTCTTCATTTGCTACTGTTTCAACTGGTACAGATTGAAAATCTTCATCTAAACTTGGTAATGAAGTATTTTTATTCGTACTCTTCTTTGGTAAAGGCATGAAGTACCCCCTCGTATTTTTTATTTTTCTTTTAATATATCAAAAAGGGCAGAAAATCTACCCTTTTAAACAAAATCATCAAAAGATACTTTTTTCTTTTTAGTTTCTAAAGATTCTTTTCTATTTTCTTTAATTAAATCATTATGTGGTGTTCTAGCTTGAATATTAAGTTCTTCTAATCCGTCCATTAAAGAATTTGTATCATTACTAGCAAAATCTTCTTCTTTTACATCTTCAAAATCATAGATTGGTGTGAAGTCTAAATCTTCCATTGCTTCAAAGTCATTTTCATCTTGAATTTGAATGCTACTTAGATACTCACGTTCATTCTTGTCAGCGTCAAAAGAATTATTGAATCTTGTAATGAAATCTTCTGGTATTGGTTGAAGTAATTCATCATCTACAATAATTTGTACCTTTCTAGCAACAGCTCTTTCTAGGGCTGCAAATTCTTTTTCAGCACAAGCTTTTGTAATGTAATAAGCAGTTGAAGTATAATTATTTTCCTTTACTGGAGCAGATAATTTTTGGAAATCACTTGGAGATACAATCCAGTCGTATTCTACTTGAGTATTTACTCTTGCATTATGTGAATTTCGCCAGTTTAAACGGAAGATACTAGAATTACGTTGACCCGATTCTATATGTTTCTTCATTCTTGTTTGGCCTATAATCTTGGCTAATTCTTCTGCTGTATTTTGTCCAGCACCCTTATGAATAATAAAATTTTGAATTGTATCTACAATACTATCCCTTACGGCTGTACCATTTGCAGAACTTGATTTTACGATTTGTTCAAGTGATTGTAAAGATAATAGAATGTACATTTTAGATGAGCGAGCTTTTTCTAACAAATCAGCAACTGTTGCTGGGTCTAAGATTTGGAACTCATCAAGATATACGCCTACTAAATCTTTGTTTCCTTGAGCATTCTTATAAGCAGAAGTTCTACTCAAGTCAGATAAGATAATTGAACCCATATATTTAGCGAAGTCACTTTCTTCTTGTGGGTTGAATGAGAATAAAACAACAGGTGCTTCATCAGAGGTTGCAAATTCAAATAAGTTAATGTGGTAAGGTGTTTCTCCTTTTGCTAACCAATCACCGTAGCTTGACATAATCAAAGTACGACAATTTGAAACGAGTCCATTGATTTGCTCTAATAATCCTTTACCTTGAGGACTGCTTAATTCTTGGTACAATCCAAGTAAAGCACTTAATCTACGTTTATCCCCACCTGATACATATTGACCAGTGTGTTCTTTGTTCGCTATATCAAGTTTAAATTGTTCAATCAAAGCAAATAGATTCTTAATTTGTAATGCTGATACAAATTGAGATAATCCACCTTCATGCCAGTTAATATATTGTTTAGTCTTTTCTTTATCTACATTCTCTAACAGATAGAAAATAGATTCCAAAATATCTTTTGTTCTTTTCTTGTAGACTTCAGAAGCTCCATCCCATTGTCTTAAGTTCAGCATCATATCTGCTTTAGAAGTTGCTGTACCAGTTGCGAGCGGGTCATAAGAAGCTTGATTATCACAAAATGGATTATTATAAGTACCAGGTTTACCGGCAGTAAAATGATAGAATTGTCTACCATGTTCCTTTGCCCATTTGGCTAAATAGTAAGGATATTCAGTTCCTTTTTTAAAGTCAATTGCGAATACTGGAAAACCTGCTTCAATGTCATTTCGCATTAACTGAAGCATTGTATAAGTTTTACCAGCACCGGTTTGACCTGTAGCTGCTGTATGCCCACATCTTTCTGTATAATAACTTCTTACAATTCTTTCTTTATCAAAATATTTAACATCACCAGCTTCATTACTTTCCATAAATACTTTATCAGCCAATATTCCTAAAGGAGCAGAGTCATAAGAGTATTCTTCCCCAGCTTTTAATGATTTTATATTTTGTTTTCTTTGGTATAGTTCGTAAGGAGTCTTTTTATAATTAAAATTATAAGCCCAACCTTTCATAACTTTTAACTCAGGATAAATTTTTAATTGTCTAGCATGATGAAAGACAATTAAAAAAGTTAAAATCACATAAGCAATAGAACATAAAAACATATATGCTGTCATAAAGCTCGTGTGATTTGAAAGATTTATACTTGTTAATGGGTGAGCAATAATGTTCCAAATAAAAATGAAAAATGATACAACAGCAAGGAATGTATATGTTACAATAGGCTTTTGTTTAAGCTTCAAAAATAAAATGTAATATGTTATAAGAGAAGCTATAAAACCAGGTAAAACAGCCATACCAAAAAGAATAAATAATGGTAATAAACTGTTTGTCTTTTTGGGAATGTCATATAATTCTTCTTGCATTTTATCGTTCCTTTTGTTTTTATTAACTATATCATTTATTAGATAATTCAGAAAGTAATGATTTAATTACTTCTGGGTCAGAGGCACCTTCTAGCGCAGTTAATATTCTACGTTTCTTTTCAGCTTCTCTTTCCTTATTCTTGATTTCAATAGCTTTATCTAATAAATAATAATATTGAGTTTTTATATCTCTTTCATCTAAATTATCAAAAGGGTGAGCCAAAATAGCTCTAACCATTTTTTGCTCTGGCGAATTATCTTCATAATTCTCTGGTACTAATTTTTTATTTAATTGAAAGACATCTCTTGCCAAAATTCTCATAATCTTATTAAATTTATCTTTTGAAATGGCTTTCGTTAATTCTCCTTTAAAATATTCGGGATAAGAAAATAGAATATTTAAAGCTAATAAAATATAAGTATTGCTATCGTTACTTTTAGAAGAGTTAGTTGCTTCTTGAATTTGTTGAGCGATTGTATCTTTATCACTTTTATTATCAATGATAACTTGAATCTGGTCATAAGCAAATCCTACATAAGAGCAAGCTCTTCTTAGGTATTGTTCTCTTAAAATAGAATCTTTAATATATTGAGTTAATTCTGTTTGTAGAGTTGTAATAAATTCTGTTTTGTCAGAAATAGATGAGTAATTAAAACTATTTCTAATTTTTAAATATGCTTTTTCTACAAAAGTTTCCATTTTAGGAAGTTTATCATGAGTTTGTAAATAATCACAAGGGTCTTGACCCTCAATCAAGTTAATTTGATAAAGTCTTGTTTGAATAGAGCTATGTTCTCTAAATATTTTATTGGCAGCTTTCTGCCCAGCTTCATCATCATCAAGTAATAATACTATATTACCATTTTCTCCAACTGCTTTCAGAATATCTCTTAATTGTTCATTTGTGAATGCTGTACCAGAGATTGCTACAGTATTTGTATATCCATGTGATGTCATAGCAGCCACATCAAATTGCCCCTCTACCAAATAGATAAGTTTATCTTTATTTGCTTGTTTCTTGGCATTGTTAATGTTATAAACAACATTTTTCTTATGGAATACTATTGAATCTGTTGAATTTATATATTTTCGGCTTTCAATATCCTTTTGAGTCAAAGCTCTTCCAGTAAATCCAATTACCTTACCCATATAATTTCTAATAATAAAGATAAGTCTATTTACTTGTTGAAGATAACCCTTATCATACATAAGTCCTAAAGATTTTAATTCATCATGAGTATAACCTTTTTGTGTCATGTAATCTAATTGGTCTTTTTGTGATTCTGGCGCATATCCATATTCAGCAGAATTATAATCAAGATTTCTATCAGTAATCATCTTCTTAGCAGGGTGAGAATCTGCTAATTCATTAAATTTCATTTTATAATAATTAGCTAAATCTTCTAATAAGTCATATGCTCTAGCATATTGAGAGTATTTCTTTGAATCATCTTTATTTAATTCATATTGGATATGGTATTCTCTTGCTAGATAGATTACAGATTCCTTCCATGACACTGACTCTGTTTCTTGAATATAACTGAAAATATCTCCATGTTTTCCACAACCAAAGCAATGATAACTTTGGCTCGTATCACTTACTGTAAAAGAAGGTGTTTTTTCGTTATGAAACGGGCAAAGAGCTTGCCAATTAGAGCCGCTCTTCTTTCTAAATATAATACCTTCTTTTTCTAAATAAGCTTTTAAATCAACAGTATTTTTGATTTGTGTTTTTAAATCATTTAAGTTTGTAATAGTAGTCATTTAATCTCTTTCCAATTCTATTTCATTTATTAAGAAATTTTCTATATCTTTGCGTTTGTAAATGAATGAGGCGTTAATTACAAATTCTGCTATTACTAAGTAATGAAAATTTCTATTATATATTTCCGTATCTCTTAATCTAATAGTTTCTTCATCAGCTTCAGCTTTTAATATTTTCTTAACTGATTGAGCAAAGATACTTTTTAGTGATGGTATTACATCATCTTTATTTATTAGCAAATTCTCATATGCCAACATTTCATTAAATCGTTTAATATTTAATTTTAACTTTTCTTGATTTAATGTTGGTTGAATAGCAGGCAAGAAATAATAATCATCATCAAATGAAGGCATTTGATTAGTAAAGTTTGCTATAAATAAATCAAATAATGAATGATTTAATTTTTCAATCTTTAATTTCTTTTCTAATTCTTTCGGATAAATATTCTCAAAAACTAATTTTGAAATATAAGGGTATAAAGCTAAACCTCTACATTTATTCCTTTTTAAAATTTCATATAAAGCAAGATAATCCTTTTTAGAATATACTAAACAATAATCATCAGTAATAATATTGTTTTTTAATTCTACAAAAGAATCATCTGTCAATGAATTTAAATATTTTAAATTCTTCTTTTCTAAAATTACATAAAACATTTTTGCTCCTTAGCATGCTTTTACAATTTTTCTATAAGCTTTCAATTCTTTGAAAGTTTCTAATATATCGTCCTCAGCTCTATGATTATAATTTTTCTTTTTAGTTTCTTGTTTAGTATAGTTTGGATTGACAATTTTAATCAGTTCTCTTACTGCTGAAACATCAAATGTTCTATAATGAAGCAATGAATAAGTTTTAGGTAAGCATCTTCTAATGATTTCATAATCATATTGAATAGTATTACCAGTTAAAATCAAACGACATTTCTTAGGCAGTATTTCTTTTAATTCTTCATACATTTTATTATCAATTTCTGTAAGAGTTAATTTTGATTTTTTAGAATCGGCAATCAAGTTATTTTTTGTGTGCATTTTTTTAACTCTTTCAACCATACTATCATAATCATAATTTTCAAAAGAGTTAATATATGTATTACTTTTCATTTGGAATAAGTTTTCATCTGACAAGATATAAGAAATTTCAATTAAATCATTCTTTAGCACATTTCCATCTTTGTCAAAATTTAATCCAATCCCCTCAACATCTGTAAATAAATAATATGTTGGGTAATCCTTTTGTTTACTTTTCATTTCAATTCAACTTTCTAATCTTAGTATATTTATATTATTCCTTTTTTAGACTTTTATTTTGAGCGATTTTCAGCGTTTCTAAGCTGTTTTACTGCAAAGTCGATACATTTATCGAAAATCAGTTTTAACTGTTTTAGGGTTGAGAATATGACGATATAACGACATTCAAAACGAGTTTAAGCAAAAGAAAAAAGAACATACTTTATAGTATGTTCTTTAATCTTTTAATGCCTAATCTCTTTTACGTTTGAGACCGATTGCTCCAAGAGCAGAAGTGATACCTGCCATCACAATTCCTAACACACTTGCATCAGCACCAGTATTTGGTAATACTTTCTTAGCTGGTGTTTGTGGTTTTGGAGTAGGAGTTTCAGGTGTTTTAGGAGTTGGTTTTTCAGGTGTTGGAGGTGTTGGAGTAGTTGTCTTAACTGTATTAGACTCAACTTCAACTCCGTTAACTACATGAGTTTGTTTGTTTTCTACTTCACCTGACATGATACGAGTCATTTCAACAAATACTTCAGCTTGGAATTCTGAATCATTTGTAATTGAACGTAAGAACTCTTCTTTAAGTCCAACTTCAAGTTGACCTTTATTCTTATCTTCTTTCAAGAATGAATATGAAGTTAAGTCATCACCTTTCTTGAACTCTTTTCCGTCAGCAGTTTTGAAATCTTTCTTAGCGATTACTTTGTAAACACCATCGAATCTATCGTGAGTTTCTTGGTAATCATCAACGAATTTGTATTCAAACAAGTCTTCAGCTCTGTTAGCAGTGATTACAGAACCATCGAATGAGTAATAGAATTTTTGCCCTAGAGCAATTTCTTTACCGTCTTTAGATTCAGTGTCACCAACTTTAATGATAACATCTTTCTTAGTTTCCAATTTAGGAACAGTATTTACAACTGTTTCTGTTACTTTAGCAGAACCAAAGTCTAATTGGTAAGCAGTGTTTTCATATTTTCCACCAGTTTTAGCCATTTCAGCTTTAACTTTCATTGGAACAATGTAAGTCAATGTTTCTCCAGTTACAACATATTTCTTGAAGTAATCTTCCATGTTGTTTGGAGTAAATACTTGGAATGCTCCTTTAGGTGCATAACCTTGTTCTTTCAAAGCGTCTTGAACAAGTTTTGGTGCTTCAGCAAGTGATTTGTACACTTTTGAAGTTACTCCTTCAACAGCTTTGCCTTTAGAATCAACAATCTTGATGTTATTTGTTTCAATGTCTACCGCTTCTTCTGGGTAATCATCTACAACGAATAATCCTTTAGCAAGACGGTCTTTTTCAACAACAATACCTTTGTATTTACTGTAATCAGCAGTTACATGGTAGTGGTTTACTGTTCCAGCTAAAACAGATTTACCGTTGATGTCAACACCTTTACTGTTCAAGTTTTTCTTGTGTGGTTCAGGTGTTACAACGTTGTTTTTAACTAAATCAGCTTCATAACCATTTCCGAAGTCAATTTGGTAAGCTTTGTTTTCGTAATTTCCACTAAATGCAGATTTAACTCTCATTGGGTCAATTACTGTTACAGAGATACCTTTAGAAACATAATTATCATAATATGATTGAGCATCATCAGCTACAAATACTTGGAAAGCACCTTTTGGCTTGATTTTGCTTGACTCTAAGATAGCTTTAACTTTAGCATCTTTCACTTCATCAATAGATTTGAATTGGTAAGCAGTAATTCCTTTTACTTCTTTACCGCTTTCTGTTTCTACATATTTGATTTCGTTTGGAAGCAAGTCTAATGCTTGTTCTGGGTAATCATCAACTGCACCAAATCCTTTTTGAATTGCATCTGGGCCACTCTTGATACCTTTATATTGGTCGTAATCTAAGTTAATGTGGTAGTAGTTTACTGAACCAGCAAGAACTTGTTTACCATCAATTTTCACTTTGTCTTTGTTATAGTTAACTTTAACAGGTTTGATTTTGCTGTCTTTAGGACGGTCTGGGTCACCTGGTGTTGTTACAGTAACAGTATTTGAATAAACATCAAATTTGTTATTAACATTTAAGTGATAGTTGTTTGTATATGTTGCAGCGTCATTCATAACTGTACCATACAATTTCAATGTAGGAATTGTATATGGTTTGTTAAGGTCTTTATTGGCTTTTTCTAAGCCTGCTTCTTTTACAGAAGCTGTAAGAGAATGAGTTGCTGAATTGTAAGTAATGTCAAATTCTGAATTTTGAGCTTTTACTTTTTCAAGATTTAATTGATAACCTTTTGGTAAATCATCAACATATCCAAGTTTAGTTGTTTTTTCACGTCCAGCTGCAAGAGGTTTTGCTTCCAATTCCCATACAACTTCAGCAAGTTTTGGTACAGAATGATTGTTTACATCTTCACCTTTGCTGTTTTTAACGTGTTTTTCAATTTTTACATTTGTTTTAAGATTTGTATATTGAACATTAACAGTAGGTGGTTCCACTCTTGATGGAATTGCTTCTGTTTCTGGTTTTGGCGGTTTTACAATAGTGTTAATTACTGATTTCCCACCCCATAATTGGAAAGCATAGTCTGCTCTGTATAATTCTTCATCACTATAACGTGGTAATCCTTTAGAGTCTCTTTCTCTGTCATAATAAGCACGATAAGCTGCCATTTGAGAATCAGAGTAGCTTCTCACATATTCACTAGCATTATAATTGATACCATGTTTTGCTCCCGAACCAATACTTACAATAGTACCTTCTGGTGTAGCTGCAACATCTTTTACGTTTCCATATGCAGAGTCACCTGCTCTATATTGGTCTAAACCTGTTGGGTCATCATAATCCCAAACACCATTTCTTTTATCACCTTTCCAATAAGTTTTTCCATTCTTTTGGATTTCTACAACTTGAGAACCTGGTGGATTGATAACAGTACCAACATTGTTTTCGTTGTTGTATGTGTGTCTAAGAGTTTGTCCCCAGTCAACATCGGCATAGATAGATACAGTACCAAGGTTTAAAGGTTTTTTAGTTGCTTCGTCAAAATATTCAATATCCCATTCAACATTTAAATAGTTATATGGATTAAATCCAACTTCACTCTTACCTTCTTTTTGGATTTTATCTTTATCCCACCAAACCCAAAGGCTTGTATTACTTCCTCTATTTACATTTCCTAATGGGAATTGAGGAGTTGGAGTGCTTCTTGAAGTTAATTTTGCAGAGATAGTTTTTCCACTATTAGTTTTTCCTACATTATGTAAGATGAAAGTAGAACCTTTCTCAATTCCAGTTAGAATATGACCACCAGTAGAATTACCAGTAGTAGATTGCAACGTTCCTAATAAAAGATTTTCTCGGGCAGTATCAACTTTAATCTTATCTACTAATTCTAAAGTTGTTTCTGCTGTTGCTCCAAGACCATCTTTTACAGTTTCAAGGTTGTTTTCTTTATTCTTGAATACAACAGACAAGTCAGAGTAATAATCTAATGAACCTCTTTTAGTTTCATCAAGTTTACCATAAACAGTAACTTGGTCATTATCAACAAAGACACCTTTTGCTTTAAGAGCTTCTTCTTTCTTCTTAACTTCTGCTAAGTCAGCTTGATATTTAGCTTGTTTTTCTTTATTGATTTTTTCAACTATTTTTACTTTGCCATCACGTTTAGCAACTTCTTCTTTATATTTATCTGTTGCTTCTTTAACTTTTGTTTCTTGTGCTTTGTAATCAGCTTCAACTTCTTTTTTTGCTTCTTCAACTTTGTCAGAAGCAACTGTTTTCTCTTTAGCTGGAGCTTCTACAACAGTTACACCTGCAGTTTTTGCTTCTTCAACTGCTTTGTCTAATTTGTCATGATTAACTGTTACATCTAATGAACCTTTTTCAGTACCAGTTTTCTTTTGACTTTCTGTTGCGTTAGCAGTTGGATTATCTTGTAATGGAATAGCATTTGTAGCTGGGTTAGGGTTAACCTTTTCATCAGCGTGTGCTACATTAGGATTCATAGACAAACTTAATGCAGCCATACCAAGGATTACTCCACATGCTCCAAAACGTTTATATTTACGGATTGAGCCATAGGCTCTAGTTTCGTTATTGTTAGGCATTTTTTGCTCCTTTTTAAATAAATTCTATAATAATATTATTCTGAAAATAGCTCTTATTTTTCACAAAATTTCATAATTTTTTACTATTTTCAAAATTCATATTTATTTATATCAAAATTACCCAAAAATAAGATTTTCAAGTGGCTTTTATGATTTACTTTGTGAAAATGAGCGAAATGTTAAATCAAGATAAAATAAAAAAGATAGCAAAATGCTATCTTTTCTTTTTTAATCTTCTACATAATCAATTGGATTATCTTCAATCCATTTCTTACGTGGAGCAACATCTTTGCCCATTGCAACATCAAGCCAATGTTTAGCAGATTCTTCATCTCCAATAGTAATTTGAGTTAATACACGAGTTTCTGGGTCTAAACCTGTTGCTCTAAGAGCATCAGAACCAGCTTCACCCAAACCTTTGACACGAATCAATTGGTAAGTTTTATTTCTACTCTTCAAATCATTAGCAATTTCAGTAGCGTCAGTATCGTTAAACGCATAATGGTCAATTGCTTTTTTACCTTTACCCTCTCTATAAATATATAAAGGAGTATTCATCTTATATAAACGCCCTTGACGAATAAGGTCTGGGAATAGATTATAGAATAACAACACAAGTAATGAAGCAATTTGCCCACCATCCGGGTCAGCATCGGCTGCGATAATTACTCTTTGATAACGAGCGCTATCTAAGTCGAAATCTTCACCAATACCAGCGTTCAAGCATTTTGCAATATCTTGCACTTCTTGATTTGCTAAAACTTTCTTAATATTTTCTTTAGAAGTATTAACAATCTTACCTCTAATTGGTAGCAATGCTTGGAAACGAGAATCACGAGCTTCTTTAACACCAGATAAGGCAGAGTCACCCTCAACAATAATTAGCTCTGAATCTGCTTCATATACATATTCACAGTCAACTAATTTATTTGGTAATGAAGTATTACTTGTAAGTTTTTGTTTTTCACGTTTTAATTCTAATTGTTCTTTTCTTGATTGACGAGCTTTAGCAGCTGCAATAACTTTTTCACCGATACGTTTAACTACATCAACATTCTTTTTATCTTCAACAAAATCTTTGATTGCTTCATATAAAGCTTGTTTGATTGCACGTTTAACAACACGACCACCTAATTCTTCTTTAATTTGAGAAGTATATTGTGGTTCTGAAATATATAAGGAAAGAACAGCAGTCAAGCCTTCTTTGTAATCATCAATTGTTGGAACTGGGTCTTTAGCAGTTAACATACCTTTCATAGAAGAAAGTTTTTCATTAAAAGCAGTTGTAATTGCTTCTTCAAATGCTTCAACATGAACCCCACCTAAACGAGTTCTAATTGTATTTACATAAGAATCAATAGAGTACTCATAATCATTATCATAACCAAATGCTAGTTCAATGTCAGCAGTTCTCTCTACATCTTTTGAAACCATTTTTTTAGTTTTAGGGTCTTGAGTTGCTACGTTCTTTTCAACATAGCTTCCTTTAGTTTCAAATTTATAAATAGGAGTAATAGGAGTTCCTTTTTGATTATATTCAACTAATTGAGGAATACCTTCTTCAAAATGGAATACTTCATGTTGATAAGAGCCATCTTTCATTACTCTATGTTCGTTTATGATTTCGATAGTAACACCAGGTAATAGGAATGCTACACCTTTCATACGAAGAATTAAATCATCAACATCAACTGGATATGGTGAAGAAAAGACTTCATTATTTAGCCAAGATTTTACAGTTGTTCCTTGAGCAAATAATTTCTTTTCATCAGCAGGTCTATCGTCTTTTTCTTCTTTAATATAAGTTAAATCTTTTAACTCTGTAAAGTTCGCATCTACACCATCGCCATCAAAATAACCAGGGTCACCATCTTTAAATGATAAAGAATATTTCTTTTTATTTTTATAAACAGTAATGTCAACACGTTTACTTAACATTGTAGAAGCAGCCGCTCCTAACCCGTTAGTAGAAGTTGTTTTACTATCATCATCTGACTTACCTAATTGTTCACCAGATTGCAACGTTCCTAATGTAATGATAAATCCACTAACTTCTTCGCCATGTGCATTTTTAGTAGTATCTGTTGGAAGTCCACGACCATTATCTTGTACAGAAATAGCACCGTCTTTATAGAAGTGGATTCTCATACGGTCACCGAATTTACGGATTAACTCACCAACAGAGTTATCTAAATATTCACGAATAGCTACGGATTTTTGACTTGAGAATGGGTAGCTTTCATCACCTAGTTCTTGTGAGAATGTCAAGTTAATTCTCTTAATCAAGTGGTTACGTGGAGATAAAGCTGTAATATGTTTAGCTGAGTAAGTTTCTTTATTAGCCATTTTTACCTCTTTCTATATTTATTACTTTTCTAAAGTTGATTAAATCAGCAGAAGATTTCAATTTATATTTTTTCAATAAAACTGACAAATAATCTTCTAAAAAATATTTAATCTTTTCTGAATAGTTGTTATATCGTAATATTCTATCTAAAGCTTTAATTACAGTTGTATAGTTAATAGAAATGTATTCATCATCAGAAGCTTTTTCGTCATTCATAGTAAGGTAAATAAATACTAATTTATAACCAGCACCTTTATCCTTAAAATGTTCTTTATATTTCTTTAATTGATTTTCTCTTTCTTTAGATTGGATTTTATTTTCTATAATGATAATAGTTCTTTGTTTATATGACATAAGAACTAAATCAACATAGCCATTTGGTATGGCATATTCTCTTTTTACTGTATAACTATCATCTAAAGTTAAGTCTAAATCAATATTAGTAGCAGCTTCAACTTCATAAATAAATTCCTTTAAGAAAGTATCTTTCAAGTTGTGACTTTCCTTATTATTGAATAAATAAGCTAATACATCTGAATGTTTAATCTCTAAATGAGAAATATTCAATACCTCAAAAATATTAAAATTCTTCATAGTTATATTATTCCAAAAACTAAAAAAGACCCTTATAAAGGGTCAGTTTTTAGTGATTAAGGGTTATAACGAGATAACACTTTCATCATATATTCAGCCGCTGAAGTTGTTTCATTATTCATGACATCTTCTAGTACAGCTTTAGAGAAACCTGAAACAAGTTTAACGTTGTCATACTTAGAAGTAGGGAATGTAATTTTTGATTGGTTAACATTCCAATAAACAATTTCAGGCCATTTTAGTCCAGCTTCAACAAATTTATTCTTCCATGAATCCATTACTGATTCAGAGCAATTGCTTACTCCATAATCGAATTGCATATCTGAAATGATTAAGATTGTGTCAAGTTGTTCTTCTACTGGCAAGCCTAATGATGAATTATAGATTAGTTCCATAGTAGCATTCATATTAGTATTTTGCATTTCATTATGACGATACAACACATTTAATTTATCTTTTAACGTTGAAACTTTTGATAAATCAACTAATTTAGGACGAGCACTGAATGTAATAAAGCGGTCTTTGAATTTACCAGTCAAACGTTCAGAAGTATAAATTGCCATAGAATCAGCGATTTCAATAGGTTGCACTTCTAAACGGCCCCAGCCACCATACATACTTCCACTACCGTCACGAACAACAATAATGTTACCGTCAAATTGGTTTTGTGGATATGCTTTCCAAAGTGCTTCTGCCATTTTTGTATCAGCTTTCAACTTACGAATAATTTCGTATGGATAAAGTTGAGCAACTTTCTTAGCAACAACTGATGGGTCAGCAGTGATTTGATTTTTGAACTCATTATAACGAGCTTCATCATTACGAATGAATGCTTGTGTATATTTCATCATAGCACGGCTAGGAATCTTAGAGTAATCAAAACTATAATCACGTTTAGTTAATTTAGTTTCAATAATGTTGATTTGAGCTCGTAATTGTGATAGAGCTTTACGGTATTCACGTTCAGATAAACCTAAACGATAAGCCCAGAAAAGACCTAATTTACGAGTATTTTTAACTTTTGTATTTGCAGATGGCATCCATTTACCAAGCAATGTAACATTACCTGATTTCAAATTAGCCATATCTTCTTTAAATACAGTAGAGATAAATTCAACAACGAAAGCTTGTGCTTGATTTGGTAAATCCCAAGCAATCATAGTTAAATCATCATAACGTCCGTACATAGCAGTAAGAACTACCAAGCGTTTGAAATCTTCAAGATTTTGACTAGCAAGGTATGTCAAGATTTGACGGAACCCTTCACGGCGGCCTAAACCACCACGAATATCACGATAGTAAAGAGCGTTTTTAAGTGCAGTTTCTGAATCTTCTTCATATGCAAATTTAAACAAGTTCATAAATTCAGTTGAATCATATTTCTTGTTTACTGGAATTGAACCAGCACTTCCAAAGAAATCCAAGTTTGCATTTAAAGTAGTACTATAGGCTACATCACCATTTGTAGTACGTGTTGTGCGATTGTTTTCAATAAGATTATCCATAAAAGTCATAGTTAGTCACCTTTTTCCTTTATTTTTATTATTATTGATTTTATACTATCACAATATCACTTAAATGTCAACATTTATTTTAAATTTTTTTTCAATTGTGCTATTGTTTGGATTTTTTTAATTACATTTGGATTATAAACGCCTTCAAGTTGTCCGCATTTATCCATATTTTCTTGGCATGTAGCTATCAATGTTTCAATAAAGAATAAAATAGACTTTTTCTTATTAGAAACTTTTTTAGCTAAATGTCCATAAGCGCTCCATTCGCAAATAATTCTATAATAATCTTCATTTTCCATAGCATTAGGTAAAATCTCATTATAGAAATTAGGAAAATCTTTAGCAATTTGTTCTCTTTGATTTAGTAATCTATCATGTTCTGCTTTATATTCTTTTTCTGTTTCAAGCCACATTTTATCTAATTTATGTTTAATGTCAATACGTTCAGAGTTAGGAATAAATTGATTAAACATTTTCAAGACTGAGAATTTGTATTCTTCTTCAAATTTCTTAATTACTTCTAGAGCGGTTTCTTTTGTAGAGGTTGACCACTCACTATAATTATCAATAATTTTGTTTTGTGTAAAATATTTCAAATTATCAATGCTTCGTTTCTCTAATTGTGGAATTAGCACTTTACTACTTTCAATAGTTTCATCTTCAAAGCCAAATCTTAAATCTTTATAATTATGTTTATATTGGTCTAATTCCAATTTATCAACATTTAATATTTCATCAGAATTTAAAGCTGGTTGTTTTAGAAATTCATAATCCTTTTCTATTTCATTAGTTATCTCATTTGAGATTGATTTCTGTTCATCTTTACTTAATACACTCATTAACTTTTCACCTTTGTTTTGGCTTTTTTCTTCTTTTTCTAAATCAATTTCATCTAATTTATCAGCTTTATTTGTAGTAACTTTATCTAGGCTAAATAAATCTTTTTCATAACCGCTTGTATTAGAAATTTCTTCATCAATAGTTTCTGTTTCCAGTTTAAATTCTTCATATAATGCTAAAGCATAGTTCATATTCTTAACAATATTGATAATTCTTGATAAAGCTTTCTTATGTTCAAAACCTAATTCAATACTATAAATGTCAAAAAGAGCTTCAAATAGATTAAAGTCATAACTTTCTAATTTTTCTTCTAATTTAACGTAAAGATTTTCTAAAACATCAAATAAAGTTAAATCATTTTCGTTAGCATATTCATAATATTTAGTTAATTCCTTTTCATTAAAGGCTACTTCTTTCAATAATCCTATTAACGCAAAAGCTTTGAATAATTTATAATATTTATTCTCTCCGTCAATAGTTTTGATTTCATCTAATGTGAAATCTTTACTATCCCCGTATTTAGCATTTAATTTTGTAGCATCTTCTTCTAATACATCAATGTCATTTACTATCTTAGGATTAACTGAAATTACACCTGTTGAAAATTCATAAGTGTCCTTATTAGGATAATTTCTAATTTCGTTTAAAAAATTATCTATAACGGAGGCAAAGTTATCATTTAAATCATATTGAGTAAGCTCAGATTTTAAAGCTAAGTTTTCTTCTAACTCTTCATTTAATGAATTTATAATAAAGTTATCATCTTCTTTTTGATTGAGCAATTCTTCTGATTTTAAAATGCTTTCTTCATTAACAAATTCTGCTTTATTAGCTCTAAATTCTTCTAATTCTTCAATAGCTTCTTCTGTTACTTCTGTTTCATATTCTACTTCTTTAGTATTATAAAAATCATCTTCTGAAATTTCAGTAAAAGTATCTTTAGTTGTTTCTTGGAAAGCTAATGCTGATTCAGCAATAATCTCTTCTGGTGTCATATTATAGAATTTCTTTTCATTGAGTTCATCTTCAAAGTTATAAGAACCCTCTAAAAATTCTAAATCTCTATTTTTCATTAACTCTAATCTTTTATGTAGAGCATATTTATCAAAAAACTCTTTATCTCTAGCTCTAACTTTGAATTTAATAACATTTTTATATAAAATATTATCTTTATTATCTAATCTAAATTCAACATTTGGGAAGCATAAGCCTAAAGATTGAATCATTTTGTCTAAATAATGAGTTTTGTATTTTTTATAAGTTAAACCACTTAATTTTTTATCCCCATAAATAGATTCGATAAAATTAGCATTATTTACAAAGAAATATTTTTCTGAGCCTGAATAGTCAGTCCATTGGCTGAATAACACAAAAGCTCTTTTATGAGTAACTGATTTTAAATCTCTTAGTGGTGCTAATCTAACTTTAATATATTGAGAATCTTCAAAATGCAAATATTCTCTTGCTGTAGTTTCATTTACTTTTACTTTAATGTAACTTTCTTTTAATGGTCTATTCCATATTACTTCGAGCTCATCAAAAAGAATGATTTTTTCTCCAGTCAATGAATTGTAAAGATTGTTGTTAAGTTTGTTAATCATATTATCAACATTTACTCTATTCTCTTTTAACATTTTAATGTCTTTACAATAAGCTCTATCCAAAAGACTTTGAACCAAAATATCTCTACCGTCATTACAATCAACTTCGTCAACATCATTAAAGAACGAAATTAAAGCATAGTAAAGCATAGCTTCTTCATTTGTAAAATAAGAATTTAATAGTGTTGAAAATTTAACTCCAACTAATAATGTATCATTTAAAGCAATTTCTTCTAATTTTTTAGTAATATTCATTTTAACTCTTACTTTCCATTTCATCAAATAATGGAAAACAGCTCCTTTAACCGGTTTTATTTTTATTATTCCACTTATTTTTTATAAAAAAGTGCATTTTTTGTTGACTTTTTAAAAGTTTTGTTATAAAATACATATAACACATGCCTTATATTGGTTTTTATTTTTTCCATAATCGCAGACTCCGGCATGTGTGACCGGAATTTCCCTAGATGAAAATCTAGGGTTTTTTATTTTTCAAAAAATAACCAAAAATACTCAAAAAAGCCGGTAAAATACTGAAAATAACCGGTAAAATACTCTAAAAATACCTAAAAATACTAATACTAAGGGGTAAAATACTGTTTTTTATCATTACGCCATTTTGCAGATGCTCTAAACAATTGAGTAACAACAGTTACAGCAGTTGCTGAAACAGCGCTTTTTCAGCTAATAACTATAAATAACTTTAAAACAACAAAATAAATAACTTAATA